GAAGAATATATCTTAAGAGCATAAGGTAACAAATCAAATATTTTAGATAATAATATAATATAGATTAAAAGGAGAAAATAAAAATGAAGAATAAAGTAAGTTTTGAAACTAGAGCAGATGAGATTTTAACTGCATTTAATAATGCTATGAAGGAAAATAATTCAATAGTTCGTTTTCAATTTTTGAGGAGTGTAAAAGAAATGAAAGCTATGTATAGTGTAGATGTAATAGCAGTAGTTGAAGATGAAATGCTAAAAGAAATAAAAAATACAAATTTCATAATGTCGGACAGATTCTATAAAATTGTAAGAACAGTGATAAAAGAAATGGGATATGAAGACAGAACAAGACCAGCTAACAACACAGGTAACGTTTTCTCAATTAATTTATTTAAAGAATTTTGGGAATGTCACTAGTTTGGAGGGCGATTTTCGCTCTCTAATACCCTAAGTATATATAAGTAATACGATTTAATTAAAGGGAGTGTCGAAGGAGGTTATGGCGATGGAAATCAAAGAAATATTACAATTAATAACTAAACTAGAGGATGAGTTTGATTCTAAAGAGGGTAAACGTCTCAACCCCTATACCGAGGAGGGACTTGCTCTAATTACAGATAAATACCACTATGTCAACTATGGATTAAGAGATATTATAACCAATAAGGAGGAGTTAAGAAAAGCGTATTTTCAAGTGTACCTAAAGCTATATTCTATTTATCTAAAGCGCTTAATAAAAAGAAATGAAGGTGGATTACTATATGAGATAATTTCTCTTTGCTGGGCTATCGACTATAAGGATGATTTTTGTATAGATTACTGTTGCAGTAGAAACTCTATTTTATGGGTTCTTAAAGACAATAATGATGGTTACTTTAGTAAGTATCATTATGGATATGGATATGGTTACAATATTTTTGCACAACCTTCAGAATACTCTGATGAAGTTCTAAAGGAGGCAGTTAGAATAATTTATGGCATAGCTGGAGAACAGTTTGATAAACGAGTATACAAGGGTAAGGCATTATTAGAACAACCTGTAGAGGAGGGATGGCATAAACTTGTTATGTATTGTTTAGACTATTTCCAAGAGGGGCAAATAAAAGATGAACTGTATCTAGAGTGTGCGTTGGCTTAAGAGCATAAAGGTAACAAATCAAATATTTTAGATAATAATATAATATAAATTAAAAGGAGTGATTACATGGGTAATAAAACCGTAGATAAAAGAGATTTAGTTATAAATCAAGGTGAAGAAATATTGTTAAACAAGTTAAAAGACCATATAGAGAATGAATTTTGTAACTACGTATACCTTGAGCTTACGCTTGGAGAAGGTATCGAAGATTATTATATTAATTGTATAAAAAATGAAATGTTAACAGTTAATGGAGCGTTCAAAATTAAAAAGCTTAAAAAGGATGGAAAAAAAGTACATCACTCAATGGACGATTTATTAAATCTTTTGATATATTTTTTAAGTATAAGTCTTGGGAAGAGGGCACTTGCAAATAGAGCAAAAGAGATAGTAGAAAAATACGGGTCAACCGTTTACTTAGAGGGGATGGAATATTATTTAAAAGAGACTCTCTTGGGTATAAAATCAGATTATTTCGATAAACTTCGTAACGATTTCGAGAAAATGATAGAAGAGTATATCTTATCTTAAGAGTCTAGGGTAGCAAATCAAATACGTTAGATAATAATATAATATAAATAACCCAAAGGAGTGATAATATGGGACAGCTATATAGTTTTAAGGGATTGGTTAATATGTGGATAGATAACAATGAATTTGCATTGTATCTTACTCCAGAGCTGGGAATGGTATTATTCGAGGAGGAATGGGATAAAGAGGGTAGGTTGGTAGACGGTAAATATCATCATGAATGTAAAATATATGACCTGTTAACAGAGGAGCAACATTGTGAACTGTTCAACTTAGAGGATAATTTAGATAAAATTATCGAAGATAAATATATTCAATATATAAATTGTGCCATGGATTATCTAGTACAAGAAATTAGTTATAATAAAATAGTAAAACTGGTTTCTGATTTTAAAAATCATCCAAATGGGGCTGTTTATTCTACAATAGACAAGGCAGTTAGTAGTTACATTGTCAAAAGGAAAGAAGAATATCCAGAGTTGTATTTAGAAGTAATGTTATAAAATAAATTAAAAGGAGTGGCAATATGGAACAGTTATATAGTTTTAAGGAATTGGTTAATATGTGGATAGATAACAATGAATTTGATTTGCATTATGCTCCAGAGTTGGGAATGATACTGTTCGAGCTAGAATGGGGCAAAGATGGTAGGTTGATGGACGGTAAATATTATCCAGAGTGTAAATTATCTAAGTTGTTAAAAGAGGAACAATATCGTGAAATAGGTCGCCTTGAGCATAGCCTAAATAAATTTAAATTTATCAAAGGTAAATACGTTCAATGTATAAATTGTGCCATGGATTATCTAGCACAAGAAATTAATTGGGGTAAAGTGGCAAATCTGATTTCTGATTTTAAAAACAAACCAGATACGCTTGTTCATTCTACAATAGATGGAATAGTTAGAAGTTACATTGTCAAAAGGAAAGAAGAATACCCAGAGTTGTATTTAGAAGTAATGTTATAAAATAATTTAAAAGTAGGAGTGATGACAAATGAAAAGAAATAAGATTACAAAACTAATAATGATAGCACTATTATCATTAAATCTATTCACAATTTTTACTGTTAAAAAACAAATTAATAAAAATTTGAATGAAACACAGTATAGTGAACAAGCCACTTCCAGAGACGAAAAAGTGGAATATGATAAAGTTATCTTAGAGAGCTTGAGAAGTGTTAGTCGACTTGAAATAGGACAAATCTCTGGGCATGAAGAGGTTGAAGTTAGTAATTGCAAAAATAGTAAGTTGTTTCATAATTGCAATATTTTAGACTTTAAAGCCGTGTGCCATCTATATATTAATTTTGACAGTATTGGGGAAGATTCTATAATAATCAAGGATAATACAGTGTTTATATTTACCAATATTAAGAAAGAAGTAGAAATTGTAGATGTAGCGAGTAAAACGAATAAAGGACTTTTAAGTTTTTACGAGAGGAAATATTCCAGTGAAGAATTTAATGATATACAGCAAAACGTAAAGGGTAAAATATTGGATAAGATTGAAGAGGGAGATTACAACGATACAATTAAGAGAGTAGGGGAGGATAAAATAGAAAAGTTAATAAATAGGTTAACCAATGATAAATACGAAGTAAAAATAGTTGTAAGATAGGTAACAAATTAGGACAAGTTGATAATAATATAATATAGAGAGGACAACCTCTCTAGTACATACTTGCTTAATAAGTAAGTAAATAATAAATTAAAAAGGGGTTTAATAAAAATGGGGAAAAAGAGAAAAAAGAAAAGGACGTATTGGTATGTAAATATAATAGATGAAAAAAATAATAATAAGCCTTATATAACCTCCAAAGGGAAGAAAGCAGGTCAGTCTATTAAATTTAATAGTTTTGAAGAGGCTAAACAGTTTATACAAAAAGGAGTGTACCCAAAAAAGAAGTATGATGAAAAAGAAAAATTATATAATTATATATTTTTAGATGGCTCATGGTGTTGTAAATGCAATAAAATAAGTAAATCATTTGCTTCTGGATTTATCCATGTGATAAACGGAGAAGTGGTCAAGGAAAAAGTAAGTTTGGTAAATACTAAAAAACACAAGGAGACTAAACAATTTTTTGATAAAGACAAGACTGGTATTAGTGAATTATACGCTCTAAATATGGTATTAGAATATATAAAAACATTAAAGCCATCAAAATATAAAAAAGATAGTGTAGTTATAGTAACTGATAGTGTTCAATATATTTATTGTATAAATGAATTAAAAATTAAAAAACAATATAATGAAATATCTGAAAAAATAAAAAACAATTATAAATATTTGATTGATAATGGTTATAAAATAAAATTCAGACATGCAAAAAGCCATAATGGTTGCAAATATAATGATTATATAGATGAAAAAGTTAGATTGGGTAGTAGATTGACTTTACCTTTTACTCAAGAGGATTAATATTAATAAACAAAGGGGATATAAAAATGAAAAGGAACAAAATAGTAAAAATATTAATGAGCTTAGGATTAGTGTTATTCACACTATTTGGAGTATCAACTACAGCTAAAGCAGGTACTAAAAGTTATAGTTTAAATAATAATTGTATAGAGTACAATGTTGGAAATAATTTAAAAAGAACAAAAAAAGAAAAAGTAGAAAAACCTACTATAATAATTGATTATGCCCATAGAGCAGTAAAAAACGGACAAATAGACCATGGTGCAGAGGGAGAATTAAAGGGGAGAGTGTATTATGAAGATGATATAGCAAATGATATAAGTTTTAAGGTTGGAAAGAAGCTTGAGGCAGAAGGTTTTAATGTATTATACACCAGAAATATATCTGGGTTCTGTTCTCTTAGCGATAGGAAAGAGTTCTGTAGGAATAATAAACATGATTTATATTTAAGTATTCATTTGAATAGTTGCGAGAATAATAATACAGCACATGGAACAGAGGCTTTTAGCAATGATAGAAAAGAGTTAGCTAATAAAATAGTTGATAGGCTAGTTAAAGACCATGGGTTTACCAAGAGATATGTTAACGAAGATAAATTTTACTGCAAAGATGTAGGAGGAGATTTGCTTTTAGAGGTGTCCTATATTAACCATGAGAAGGATTTACTATATACTTTAAATAATAAAGATTCAATAGCAGAGTCAATAGCAGATGAAATTATAAAAAATTATAGGAACTAGAAATTACAATACTAGACGATAAGCCAGTTTGGGGGAGTCTATAAGTGTTTTGACGTTTAATTTTTAGACTAGATTGAGAGTTGATAGATAAGCGTAAAAAGTAACAAATTAAAATGGTTTGCTAATAATATAATATAAATATTAAGGAGTGACAATATGGAACGGTTATATAGCCTTAAAGAATTGGTTAATATGTGGATAGATAACAATACTTTTAATCTGTGTTATACTCCAGAGTTGGGAATGATATTACTCGAATTAGAACGGGATGAAGATGATAGGCTGATAGACGGTAAATATTATAGTGAATGTCATTTATATAAGTTGTTAAAAGAGGAACAACATGGTGAAATAGTATACCTTGAGAATAACTTAGTTAATTTTACTGAATATAAATATGCCCAATATATAAATTGTGCTATGGATTATCTAGTACAAGAATTTAATTATAATAAAGTAGCAAAACTGATTTCTGATTTTAAAAACAAACCAAATACGGCTGTTCACTCCACAATAGATAGGATAGTTAGTAGTTACATTATCAAAAAGAAAGAGGAATATCCAGAGCTGTATTTAGAGGTAATGTTGGAATAAGGTAACAAACCATACAAAAATGATAATAATATAATATAAAGCAGAGGAAGTCAACAAAGACTTCCAATACATAGTCTTAAGATATGTACCCACTCTTTGGAGGGGTTAATTTAAAAGGTGGTATGTAGATGAGTAAATTTAAGAGTTTTAATCAAAGATGTTATTTTAAGATTCCAAGTGACGTATTGGTTGAGAATGAATTAGATTTAGAATTAACAGATAAATTAATAAAAAGATATTCAATGAGAAATGCAGGAGGGAATTCACAACTATTTAGATTTATAGAAACAATTAAAAATGAAAACACCTTAAGCAAAGAAAAAAAGATAGAAAAAGCAAAAAAAGATTTGAAAGAATATATGCAAAAGGATAGACCTAACGGGAAGAAAATAATAGAATTGAGGGAAGAAATAAATAATTTAAAATTATTAGAGGATATAATAGCAATTAAATTTAATAATAAAAAGCATTTTAAAGACATAGAAGAAAATGGAGTTGATATAACTTACAATGGGGTAAAAAGACACTATGTCAGATTGGTTGGGACTACTGGTGGGGTAAAGGCAAGTACTGTATTATTTATTAATAGCGCAATTAGTCCGATATTAAGAGAAATAATAGAGTGTGGAGCAAGTGAAGAATTTAAGATTATACCAGCTAAATTAGAAGCTTATTATGCACTATGTGCGTCTGGTTCTACACCATTAAGAAAAATGCCTAGAATAGCAGTAGTTAAAGATTTAGAAATCGTAATCCATGAAAATGTTGAAGTACTAAAGGGGAATGTTTGGGATGACGAAGAACAAAAACATTATTATATGAACAATAAAGAAGTTAAAGAGATATTAAAGAAATCTAATAAAAGAGAGGATTATGGAACAGACGAAGAATACGAGCAAGTGATAGCACAACAAAAAGAGATAATATCTATGAGGCAACAAATAAAAGACTATGAAAATACTTATACAATAACTGAAGTTAAAGATTATGCATTAGAAAAGAGCCCATGTGATGGATTAGGGGTTATGACAGTAGAGTTTGCAGAGAGTCTTAAAAAAGAACTCAATATAAATTATATACCTAGTGGGGTTAATACAAGATGTGCTTACGGTAAAGGTATGTTATTTACAATGGACTGCATAAAGTTCGTAGAAGTTTTCAATGGGGCTAGTGAAGAGAATCCTCAAGGATATAAGTTTATAGATTTTTGGGGGAACAAACAAGATATAAGAGAGATTGATGTAATAATGACTCAGAACCAAGTTAAGTTAGCTGGAGCATATAAAAATATAGAAGATTACGTAGGAAATATGAAAAAGTACGGTTGGAGTTTTTCAATAACAAAAGTTTGTCCTAAACACTTAGAAAGAACAAGAAATTTAAACTATCAATTTTTACAATCTTATGAGTTCAGTGATGAAGATATAAAAGAACTTTGCAAAGATACTGTAGAGTATTTAAGAGATGTAACAGGAGGGGACTATTATAAGTCATTGCTATTCTTAAAAGGTAACTCACCTATAGAAGAAGATGATTTTGAGAATGAACAAGCTGGTTATGTAAAGGCTTTAATGGTAGATAAAGAATTATATAACTATAATTATATAAGAAATAGTTTTATAAACTTTAGTAGAAAAAAAATAAGAGAGGCAAAAAAAGGAAATATAATTGCTAGAGGTAATTATCAAATAGTTGGAGGAGACCCATTTGCATTGCTACAGCACATTTTTAAATTAGAAGTAACAGGTATTTTAGGAAAAGAAGATTATTATAGTGCAGAATGGATGAATGAGGGAGTGGATTGCGTGTCCAGCTTTAGAGCACCTATGACAGCTCACTCTAATATAGGTAAATGGAATATAATTAAAAAAGACAAGGTAAGCGATATGGTAAAAGCTAATGTAGATGACGAATACAAAAGAGCGAGTTACTGGTTTAAATATATAAATACAGCCATTATGGTAAATATATGGAACTGCGACCAAGAGAAAATGAACGGAATGGACTATGATTCAGACGCTGTTATGACATTTAGTAGTAGGGTTTTAGTGGATAATGTAAGACCAACCTTACCCCTAGTATGTTTACAAGATTCTACTCCTAAGGTTAGTGTGAAGGTGGCTAAAACTTTATTAGCTAAAGCAAATAAAAACGGGTTTGGAAACGCAGTTGGTAGAGTAACCAATGTAGCAACTGCAATGTACGATACAATGGCTAAATTTGAAAAAGGCACTCCAGAATATAATGAAATGCAATATAGATTAAACTCTTCACAAGCAATTCAACAGGAAGTCATTGATAGTATCAAAGGTATTAAACCAAGAAGCTTCCCTAAATTCTGGATAGACGAAGAGGCTCTAGATAATTGCTTATACATGACCGAAGAGGAAAAAGAATTTAATAGAAAATTAATCACAAGCAAAAAACCTTATTTCTTTAAATACAATTATCAAAGCTTAGCAACAGAGGATAACTCTAATAATGCAAAAGCAAAATGGGATTATATAATAAAAAATAGAGAGAATCCTGTGAGAGTGGCAGAAGAAGAAGGAGTAGATATCCAAGAGGTTATCCAAAGTAGTAATAATAGTAATTTAACAAGGCACCCTTCTACTATGAATAGAATATGTATGCATTTAGAAAAAGAGCTAAAAGGATTAAATAAAGCTACAAAAACAACTAGTGAATTTGATACTAAAGTGTTTGTTACAGATAAAACAAAAAAAGATTTAGATAGTGTAATAAAAACACTAAAACAAGTAAGAGATGATTATGTTATCTTTAGTAACCAATATAGATTGATGGATAAAGAGGAAAAGCTTAATTGTAGACAAGACGTTATGGAGGGGTTTAAAACCACACTATTACAATCCTGTGGAAATGAGGAAATTATAATAAATACAGCATTTGATAAAATGGGAAATGACACTATTGTAGTATCTATATTGTTTGACTTATTTAGAGATAGGTTAATAGATAATTTATTGAAACATTATAAACACCACACAGTGATAAGACGTGCTAAAGAGGGAGAGGCTTATCAAGTTAAGTATTTGGAAACTAACTATGTAGTTGGAATCAAGGAAGTGGAACTATAATAGAGGGGCGTTGCCCCTTTATAAAAGGAACAAATTGGACAGGGAAGATAATAATATAATATAAATATAAAAAGGGGTGTGTTATATGGATATAGATTATCCAACAGATAATATAAACAACATGATAAGAGTTATAAGGGGGATGGAGTGGGCAGGTAGAGATTTAGATACTATGGTTGAATTGGGATATATTATAACGCATGGTGATTTTTCAGACGATAATTTAATAGGGAAGTCTGCGCCATTTCTTTGTTATCAATTTTGTGCCATTCCATATAGATATATAAGTTATTCTTTGGGAGATATATTAAGTGATAAAGATAAAGATATTATACACTATTTTAGATTGGCGTTGGAATTTGTAATAAACCATATAAAAGAACTTTGGCACGATATTTTACAACAACTTAATGATGAATCTAAGATAGGTACTTGGGTGCGTAAGGAATTTATTGGGTTTATGGAAGAAAATAAAGATAAATATCCAGAACAGTATCTTGAAATGAAGCTATTATAAAGGTAATGAGTTTAAAAAAGGAGTGTATTATATGGACATAGGTTATCCAACAGATAATATAAACAACATGATAAGAGCTGTAAAAGGAATGACATGGGTGGGTAGGGATTTAGATGGTATGGTTGAATTAGGATATATTATATCACATGGTAATTTTTCAGAAGATAATTTAATAGGGAAGCCTACACCATATCGTCCTTCTCAATTTTGCTATGTTCCACACAGATATGCAAGATATTCTTTGGGGAAAGGGCTGAGTGATAATAGCGAAGATATTGTGCATTATTTTAGAATGGGACTAGAATTTATAATAAATTATATAAAAGAATTTTGGTGTGAGATTTTACAAAATCTTAATAATACATGTTATAGAGATAGTTGGATGTATAGGGAGGTTATTAGGTTTATAGTAGAAAATAGAGATAAATATCCAGAACAATATCTTGAAATAATGTTATTATAAAGGTAACAAATTGGACAAGGGTGATAATAATATAATATAGGGAGGACAACCTCCCTAGTACATACTAACTTAGGTTAGTGAATAATTTAAAAGGGGTTGGGTTTATGTTAAAAATAAAAGCAAAAACTTTAAGAGAATTTGGAAGAATGATAGGACAAGGAAGTACAAGGGAGATATATGTTTTAGACGGAAAAACTTACAAGGTTGAGACCAAACACTACGGGGACGTTGCAGAATGTAATAAAAACGAGTGGGATATTTATAATAAAAATAAAAGAAGTAAATTTTTAAGCAAGGTCATTGACCACAATGAAGATTTTACAGTTATAGAAGTGGAAAGATTAGACTGTGAAGTAATTGACAAACATTCTTGGGGTTATGAATCATGTTTTAATGACATACCAACTATTTTTGACTTAGTTAAAGGCAATGAAGATTTAAAAGGTAAATTACACGTTACTCCTAGAGGGTTAAAATCTTTTTGTACTAAATATGGATTAAGTTATGAAGAGTGTGCTTGTAGTTTTCAATTTGGACTAGCTAAAGATGGCTCAATAAAATTAAGTGACTATGCTATGTAATAATTTAAAAACGGGGGTATGAATTATGGGTATTACAAAAACTAAATTAAATAAAACTAGAAACGAAATAGAAAAAGGTGACGTTGTATATGTTGACTTAAGTAGTTTTGAAGACGGCTCGGTTCAAGGAAACGGGGTTAATAGTACTGGTAGACCTTGTGTGGTTGTGGGCAGAGGGTTTAATAGTGAACTAATAGTGTGCGCATTAACCAGTAAAAGTAAAAAAGACATGCCAACACATACAAGGGTAAAAATTAAAGGTAGAGAATCTATTGCCCTATTAGAACAACTATTTACAATAGAAAAAGAAAAGATAAACTCAAAAAGGTGGCATGTAACAAAAGAAGAAATGGACAATATTGAATCCTGTTTAAAAATAAGTTTAGGTCTTTAGGGGGCGAATATATGAGAAGAATTACAAGAACACAAATTTGTAAAGCTACAAAAAGATATTACGAAGAGAATATTTTAGACGAGGAAGATGGTATAACCATAAGTAGGGCAGACATAGATAGAATGCTGGAGGATTTAGGAGAAAAATTAGAAATATTAATAAAGGTGCTTGAAGAAGAGGAAGGGGATTTGTCGCTACGAATTGGAAATTTTGTTTTAGAAAAAAAGAAGTACAAGAGTTGCAAACGAAAAAATCCAAAAAATGGGATAGTGAACGAAGTGGAAGAAAGAGATAATTTTTTAATTAAATATAAAAAGACAGCTAGTAAAAAGTAACAAATTGGACAAGGTTGATAATAATATAATATAAAAAATAATTTAAAGTGGGGTAGATATTATGGGTAGAATAGGATTTATAAAAGAAAACAAAGAGGAAAAAGTAAAAATAGATACATTAAAAAGAAAAAGAATCGGGTTTATAGACGACGAAATTAATGAGTTAGAACCTCATAGAAAAATTGGGATAGGTTTCGTGAAGGAGAAAGAAAAAGAAGTTGTTACAAAAACAATAATAGAAGATATAAGGGAATATGATAAAGCGGTGGATAAATACTTAGAAAAAAATAAAAAAAGATTAGAGCAATTAGAAAAACTTGCCAGAATAAAAAATGAAAGGATTACTATAATAGAAAAGGTTCAAGTACCGGTTAAAAAAGACGATAAGAAAATAATAATAGCTACTAAATAACTTAGGAGGGGTTGCCCTCCTTTTTTTATTTTAAAAGGTAACAAATTAAAAATAGTAGATAATAATATAATATAAAAAGAAAAGGGGTGGGAATGTGATTAATAGAGAAGAGTTAAAAAACAAGTTTATTGAAAAGGTTATTTTATACAAAGGGAGTGAATTTAGAAACGCAGGTGCGGTTGGATTTTTAAAAAGGGAACCACTGTTAATAGGAGAGTTTAAAGTAAAAACAATATATGACGCATTAGAAAATAACAGGATTGTTGGGATAGCCGACCTACTGACCGAAGAACAAATTAAAAATTACAATAAAGATTTTACACTTAGAGAAATTATTGTTGATAAAAAAAAGGTTAGAATATGTAATTTAAATAATTACAGAGACGTTGTTGAAGGTGGGGTGAAAGCATGTATACCCTTAATATATAAAAACTATAAACAATATGGAGAGCCGTTTATGGAACGTTTTAAAAATTACGAAGCTATGACAAGAAGTATAACGTTCGGGAACCGTTTGAACGACCGTAAATTAAGTATAATAATGAGCATATACACCGATTATATAGTAGAAAACAAAGACAAATTTCCAGAATTATATCTAGACATAATACTATAGGATTAAAAATTTTAAAATAGCAATAATTCGCCTCACGTTTTAAAATATGTGAGGTGAATTAATTGGTAACAAATTGAAAACAGTAGATAATAATATAATATAACAAAATAATAATTTAAAAAGGAGACGATAACATGATAAACCAATCTTTATTAACAAAAGGTTCTGTAATATTTGCAGATTTAGGAGAAATAACAGGAGAGAACCATCTACAAAAAGGGAAAAGACCTTGTATAGTAGTAACAAACATAAAAGGAAGTAATAAATTAACAGTGATACCAGTAACATCACAAATTAAGAGAACTCAATATTTTAACCACGTGATTATAGAACAAGGAGAGGGAGGGTTAAATAAAGAATCTATGGCTTTACTAGAAGATATTACTACAATAGCCAATAATCAAATAATTAACTCAATAGGTATGATTTCAGAAAAAACTGTCAATAATATAAATGTTGCATTAAGACAGTTGATAGCTGTATAATATATTTAACTAGGAGGAGATAATATGAAAAGTTTAAAAGAATTAATGATACGACTTGAGGAGTATTTGTCAAAGCATGGGAAAGAAATAGAAGTGTCCAAAGCGATTAAAGAAGAATTCTTAGAAAAAGGATTGAGTCTAAGAACCACTAACTTATTAATAAACGGCATGGAACTATCGGAATTGACAAAAGTTGAGCTTATAGCTATATCAAAAGCTCTACATAATTTAGGGATTGTAATATTTAATCCTAAAACATATTTTACGGAAAGTGAATTAAACGGATATAAAGAGTATAAACATAAACAAGAGGAGATAGAGGATATAATAGCCTTTGAGAACTGTATTAGTAATAAATTCGGTTCTGAATATACAACTTGTTATGTTGATATTAATTTTATATATTGGTTAGTTAAAAATAGGATGATAGCGTATGATTTTGAAACTCAAAGGAATGCCAGATTAAAAAAACTAGGTGGGGGATATATTAGGAAGATTAATGTCAACAATAAAAGTGTCGAAGAAATTAAAAATTTATATCTTAATGGCAAAGCTTTTATAACCACTCTAACTTTAAATTTAGTAGGAGAAGGCGACATAAGATATGACGCAGATTCTAATTCTCTATTGATAGACACTAGAGAGGTTATATTAACTTGCATAGACGGGTGGCACAGGATAAGTGGTATAGTTAAGGCTGTAGAGGAGGCTAAGCTAAATAATAAAACTTTAGAAGGTTATGTTAACATAAACATTGAAACATATACTGTTGACGAAGCTAGGAATTTTATATTTGTTAATGAAAAGAAAAATGCAATAGATAAGAATTTCACCAAAACTTTATCTAATGATGAATATAATATATACGCTAAAGAAATAAATTTTTATGGAGATAAAAATTCCAATCCTCTTCATGGAGAGATAGCTATGGATTATAGTGAGCACAAGATACAAAAAACTAAAACAATCCAATATATAATAGCAGAGGCTCTTAGAATTGCTAAGTACGAGGCTAGTGTTCTAAAAAGAAAAAAAGAAATCTGTGGGTTGATTGATAGAATTAATTATATAGTTGAATCTATAAAAGAAGAGACCGAATGTTTTAATGAGAGTGTTTTTAATTCAATGTATGTCTACGGTCTTTATATTCTGGTGAGCACTGAGAATGACTTTGAAACGCTTGAAAAAGACATAAGATTGATAATTAATAGCGAGGAGAAATTAAAAGCCTTGAAAACAGATTCAAAGGACTGTAGCATGGCTAAAATCAACAAGTTCTGGAGGGAAGTAAAATGTTTATAGGATTAAAGAAAGAAAAAACAAGAAACAAGTTTCTAGAAAACAAACTGATATTTTTAAATGACGCAAAATATAGTGACCAGACCTGCGAGAACTATTATAGAATGTTTAAAAACTATTGTAACCAGTTGGAGGTTATATACGATAAAGATTTAATGTTTTTTAACCAAGACGAGATAGAGAACATATTAGACTTCGTCTCTACTTCTAGTAGCAAGACCAAAGAGAATTTAGCTAGTTTAATTAGAACATATTTAACTTATTGGAATAATAGAGAGGCAACTAAAACAAATATAAACTTTATAGACCTTATACCTAGAAGTAATATAGAAGTTATAAATAAACAAAGATTAAAAAATAAATATATTGGTTGGGATAGGCTAAGAGATATTATAAAAGAAGCAAAAACAAAAATAGATATAAACCCTTTAGAAGAGTTGTGTGTGGTTTTGGGGAGATATGGATTAACCACCGACGATATTCTAGAATTAAAGACATATAATATAGTAGATAATTTTTTAGTTATAAATGATAGGAAGTTTGATATTTCTTGTGATATTAAATTAATAGAGGATTGTATTAATATGAAAGAGATTCTTTACAGGGGTGAACCAACCCTTTTAGAAAACGACGAAAAAATATTAAAACATATAATAGGAAGAGAAAATAACTATAGAGTTGTGAGAAGATATATTTATAAAATAATGAATGCAACTAATAATGATATAACCCTAAAAGATTTAAATAAGAGTGCTGTTTTTGACGAGATATTTAATATATATAAAAGGAAAGGATTTTTAAAAACTGTAGATTTTAAAATAGCTTTAAAGAAAATAATGGGAAGAAAAGGGGAGTCATCTTATAGTTTATATAAGGGGGAGTTCTTGGTTTTATTCCCTAGTTTTAAAACTAAAATAACTTAAAAAATCAACGTAATTTCGTTAAATATTAAGCACCGTTTAAAAAGAATAACGAGTGGTAATATGAGATATATAACAATAAAAAATAAACAAAAAAACATTAAAAAATAGAGGTGGTTAGAAAAATGGGATTTAAGTATGGTGATTTAGAAATAATAACACCAGAGGACAGATACACTCAAGAGGAGTGTACTGTTTTTTGTTTGAAAGAAAATAATTTAAAAGGGGAATGTGTTATGGAAAATGAAATCAAAAATAAGAATTTTGAACTAAGAGTAGCTGAAGGAGAGGTAGTTTTAGAGGCAGAAATAAAAAAAAATAAAATTAGAGGATTTGAAGTAGTTAAAGAAGAGCACAGAAAATCTAAAGAGGCAGAAATAAAATTACCAATTAGAGGAGATAGAAGAAGTGCTGGATATGACTTTACTACACCAGTTGATATAGTTGTTCCAGCACAGGGGGATAGCGAATTAATTTTTTTAGACATTAAAGCTTATATGCAGGAAGACGAAGTTCTAGAACTATATGTTAGAAGTAGTATAGGTATTAAGAAACATTTAATATTAAAAAACACTGTGGGTATAATAGATAGTAGTTATTATTCTAATCCAAACAACGATGGAAATATTGGCGTTAAATTCCACAATACTTCAGACAAAGAAGTTGTTATACCAGCAGGGGAAAGAGTTGTGCAAGGTATATTTAAAAAATATTTAGTTATAGACGAAGATAATTTTATGCATGAAGAAAGAATCGGAGGATTCGGAAGCAGTGATAGAAAATAATTAAAAATATAGGAGGGGTTAACCCTCCATTACATAGCCAAAAAGGCATGTACCCACCTATTGGGGGTTAATTTAAAAAGGAGATTCTTATTCAAATGGGTAAATTTAATGATGTTTTAGAAAATGCGTTAGGAACTGTATTTAAAAACAAGTTAAAGGATTGTAAAATGAGTAGTGGCTTAATGGGAAAAAGTGTAATGTTATATGGCGATAATGGTACAGGTAAAAGTAAAATAGCCTCCGAACTTTGTGACAATGTAATTTTCTTGAGTTGCGAGAATGGATTAAATGCTATAGGAACTGCAAAATATATCAATATTAATTCGTGGATAGATTTTATAGATGCCTTAGACCGTCTAGAGAACAAAAACCTTATTAATTTAATTGAACAAGGGGAAGAATTAGCTGTTGTTATTGACGGTGTTGATACATTAAATCTACATTGCCAAAGATATATTGCATCAAAACATGGTTGTAAAACCATAGGTAGCATCCCACATGGAGTAGGTTGGGACGAATATAAGAAAGAGGCTCATACTCAGATGGCTAGGTTTGGACGATTACCATACCTAAAAGTCCAATTACTTCATGCAAAAGAAATTAATTTAGAACCAGACATGTCAAAACCTAAAAAACTGTATTACAATTTAGATTTAGACGATAGGTTTAAAGGGGCTTCATTAAAAGACACAGATATAGTATGCTATCTTAGTGGAGCTAGAGTTGGCGAAGCTGGTAATCAAATATTAAGTAGTGGTGTTTTTGTAAAAACCGAAGAGAATTTTGCAAGATGCAAATATATGTCATTCCCTCCTGTTATAGAAGAAGTTTCAGCAGAAAAAATAAAAGAGGCACTAAAAGAAGCCATAGAGGAGGAGATGCAAGTGCAAGGGGTTAAATCTCACAATGTTATTGATATAATGAATGACCAAGCCAAAGAAGATAACAGAGAACACGACGATTTAATTCAAGAGTTAAAACAAATATGGGTTGCACTTGAAGAAGATGATAAAAAATTTGCTAAATTTAGTGACTTAATTCATGAAGAAATAGGTAGTGAAATTTCTATTTCTGAAACTAATTCCAGCCACGATGAAGCATTAAAATCACTAATAAGAAGAGCGAATAAACTAATTTGATATAGGTAATAAATTAAATCAACCAGATAATAATATAATATAAGACAGTGGAAGTCGATAAAGACTTCCACTACATAGCCAAAAGGTCATGTACCTAAAATAAAAATATAATAATTTAAAGGGGTGATATCGTGAGGAAATTAACTATTGAGTTTATTAAAGAAAAATGTAGAGAACATGGAGTAGAATGTTTAGAGGAAGAATATATAAATAACAAAATTGGAATGAGATTTAGATGTAAATGTGGAAATGAATATAAGGCATGTTGGGGTGATGTTACTAATAAGGAACAATGGCAGTGTTCAGAGTGTAATGGTAAAACAAAATGGACTATAGAAGAAATTAAAAGAATATGTAAAGAACACGATATAGAATGTTTAGAAAAAGAATATGTAAATAATAATACTAAAATGAGATTCAAATGTAAATGTGGAAATGAATATGAGGCAAGATGGAGTGATGTTACTAGAAATAAACAACGGCAATGTCCAGAATGTAGTTTAAAAAATAAAGCAGAAAAACAAAAATTAGATTTTAATGAAATTAAAAGAATATGTAAAGAACATGGAGTAGAATGTTTAGAGGAAGAATATATAAATGCTAAGACTAAAATGAGATTTAAATGTAAATGTGGAAATGAATATAAAACACAATGGAAAGGTGTTACTAGGTTTAATCAATGGCAATGTCCAGAATGTAGTGGTAAAACCAGCAAAGGAGAAAAATACGCAATAGAATTTTTAAACAAAGAAGGAATACAATTTAAAACACAAGAATCTTTAGGATGTATAAACCCAAAAACAAAAAAACAATTATACTATGATTTTGTAATAGATAAAATAATTATAGAAATAGACGGAGAACAACACTATAGACTAGTGAATTTTGGGACTACAGAAGAAAAAGCTGAAGATGATTTTAATAAAGCTAAATATAGAGATAAAATTAAAGAGCAATATGCTAAAGATAATGGTTATAAATTATATAGAATAAAATGGTTTGGTAGTGCCACTAATGAAAATATAAAAAAATTGAACTTAGAGCTAGAAAAAATATTAAAAGAAAATAATTTGATATAGGTAACAAATTAAATCAACCAGATAATAATATAATATAAAGATTAGCGAGGTGAATGATATGTTATTAATAGCTTCACTAGGAATTATTAGTTGGGTGGCGATTATGTTTGCAGTTACATGCTCATTACATGAACATGAGAAATAGTTTATGGATTAAATATTTTTAAACAAAAGGAAGTCAACAAAGACTTCCAATACATAGCCAAAAAAGGTATGTACCCACTCTTAGGGGTTAATTAAAAAAAGGAAGGGTTTTGTATGAGAAAAGCACTATCAAAAGTTTTTTCAAAACGTTTTTTCAGTAATATTGACCTAGAACGTATTTTGGGATTAATGCTATCGTTTATTGATGCAATATGTTTAATACTTTTTTTCATAATGGTTGTATCTGGTTTATATTATGTCTTGTTTTAAGTGGGATAATGAGAAACACAAGGAGGATTAATTCCTCCGTTACATAGCCAAAAAAGGCATGTACCTACTCTTGGAGGGGTTAATTTAAAAGGATGGGTTTTGTATGAGAGAAGCACTATCAAAAGAATTTTCAAAACGTTTTTACAGCAATATTGGAGTAGATTGTATTTTGGGATTGGTACTATCACTTATTGGCGTAGACTGTTTAATAGTTTTTTTCATATTGGATTTAATAGCGTATTTAATTTATATTATACCTTGTTTAAGAAAACGCCCAAATTTTTTATTAAAGGATATAATATTTGAAATTATGTTTTCGGCTTTATTTGTTTTTATTAGTTGTTCATATCCAATTTTAGCAGTAAGATTAATATTGGCAATATTAGGATGTATATCTTTTATTATATTATTTAACTACAAGGAGGATTAATTCCTCCAATACATAGCCATAAGGCATGTACCCACTCTTAGAGGGGTTAATTTAAAAAAGGATGGATTTTTTATGGAAAATTTAAAAGTTGTTAATCAAGTTAGTATTAGTGGAAGAATAGTAGAGTTTAAAGACGGAAAATTTATCTCTTCTGATTCAAAAGAAAATAAAAAAGATTTTAAAGGTATTGTACCAGACTCTCATAGAATAGCAGTTGCTGGTAAACTAGTGGTTCGTACTGTTCATGGGGACGTAGAAGTAAAAGTTTACGTAGGAAGATATAAAAAAGATGGTTCAGAAAAGAAATCTTACACTTATCTTTCTAATATTTTAGAGAAAAAAGTTCCTGTTTTAAGTAACTGTGAAGATAAAGAAGATGTACCAGTTATAAAAATATTTGGAAATAATAACTATTGCCCACAAATAAAACCTAACAAATTTGTAAAAGATGGAGAGGTCAAAAAACCAACAAATATAGATTTTGGTAATTTCTCTGTTATAGTAGAATCTGATATTGATTTAGAAGATACAAAAGTTGAGTTCAATATTGTTGGAGTTGTAAAAAAAATAGAAGATGAAAAAGTTGACGATGTAGCAACTGGCAGAGCAATATTAAAATTAATAATGATTGATGATTACAAAGAAATGGCATATGATGTTAAAATAATAGTAGAGAAAGATATAGTAGATGATTTAAAAACCGAAGTGGAAATAGAAGATAGAGTTATAGTAGGTGGGATTGTTAAAACAACAACTGTGGAAAACAAAAGTAAATCCTCTGGAAGAGCAATAGGAGTAATCAGAAGGGTTAATGCTTCTAAAGAATTTAAAAGAACTGAGTATGTGTTACAAGGATTAGATTTCATTAGCAGAGACAGTGAAGAATATATATTAGATTCAGTATTAGATATAGCTTTAGAAAAAGCAAAAGAGGACGACGCTAAACTAATAGCAATTAAACAAGAAAGTGATAAGAAAGAAGATAAACCAGCTCCTGCTTCTGGAATTGGCAAGAAATCTAGATTAGCTGATAGATTCTAGGGGACTAAATGGGAAGAGAAAGTGTTGAACTAGTATTTAATAAAGAAAGCATGGATGAGTATAATAGAGAATATCTAGAAACTCATCCAAGAGCTAAAAAGAACCCGATAGATAGTGTATTCATAACTACACTAAATAAGATGTTGATTACGCCTAATAGAATGGTGGCTAATGGCAACAAACAACGCTATGAGGCATATATTAAATGGATGATTGAAAAGAATGAGTTGCAGGGTTTAAAAATAATGAAGTGTGATGTGGAGGTAGAATTAACGTTTGGTAACAAGCGACTTCATGACCTCGATAATAGTCAAGCAGTTTTAAAGTATATATTTGATGCAAGTGTTGACGCTGGGCTATTGGTAAAAGATGATTATTTTCATGTTGAATCAGTTTTTACTCACGCTAAATATGAAAAAGGAACGGAAGAATTACGGATAGTATTCAAAAATATTAAATTGGAGGAGTAATCCTCCAGTACATATATAATAATATGTCTCACCAAAGTGAGTAATAAAATAATTTAAAGAGGGTGTTGTTTGATGAAATATATGGGAAGTAAAGCTAGATTATCAAAAAAGTTTGCTACATTATTCAACAGGATAATATAGGAGAAAGATATAAAAACCTACGTAGAACCATTTGTTGGTGGTGCTAATATGATTGACAAAGTAGAGTGTGAGAATAGGATTGGTATAGACTATAATGAGTATCTTATATCCATGTGGAACGCATTACAAAAAGGTTGGGAATTCCCTAGAGAAATCACCAGAGAAGAATATCATAGAATAAAAAACAATATGGATTCTTATCCAAAAGAATTAGTGGCGACAGTTGGGTTTTGTGCGTCTTATAATGCTAAATGGTTCGAGGGATATGCTGGGATTGTTCATATAAAGGATGGGAGAATAAGGAATTATTATGACGAGGCTATTAGGAATATAGAAAAACAACTACCTAGCATAAAAGACGTAGATTTCAAATATGGAAGTTATGATGATTTTACATTTAAAAAAGCACTTATTTACTGCGACCCACCATACGAAGGAACCACAAAATATAAAGACGATTTTGACCATTGTAAATATTGGGCGTGGGTAAGAGAACAAAGTAAATACAATATTGTTATATGTAGTGAATATAATGCCCCAGAAGACTTTGTTTGCATATATTCAAAGGAATTAACAATCACATTGAATAAAAGCTCAAGGAAAAAAGGTATTGAAAAACTATTCGTTCATGAATCATTGTATTACGATATAAAAGATTTGGTAAATATTTAAAACTTGGAGGAAGTATGAGCAAAAAATATAAATGTAAAAAATGTAAAGAGGAATACGAGGAGTATGAAGTTGCTAAACAAGGGAAATCTTACGTGTGTAAATATTGTGATACTGAATATTATAACTGGTGTTTACTTTATGAAGAGGTTAAAGCAATTAATAGCCAAGACCAACTAAATATAAAGCAAATAACTCAACTTAAAAGGTTAAATAAAGAAGAAGGATTAGACTTTCTAAAGATGTATTATACATTATTATACATGGAACTGATAGGTAAATTTACAACAGAAGAATACGATTTAATAGGCTTAATAAAATATTATTATAATGAGGCAGTGGATTATTATAAGAGCAAATGGGAATTAGAAGATAATAATATAATAAAAGAACGAGAAGTTGAAATTGTAAAAACTAAAATGGTTAAAGAAGAAAAAGAAAAGATTGAGAAGGGGTTTGATTTTTTAGAAGATTAAACCCCTTCTATTACATATATAAAATATGTCTACCCTAGGTAGTTAATAAATAATTAAGAGGTGTATATATGAAATATGAAGAATTGGCAAAAAAATACGTTAGTGAAAGAAGTAATTTATATGTGTTATCTGCTTTATTTAAAAAGCCCTCATTATTAAAAGATATAGAATATTTAATAACCGAGGACGATTTCACTTATAAATTTGAACATGTGTTATTTAATACAATATACAATCTATCGTTAAAAAATATAAACAAAATAGAACCTAAAGACGTAGAGAGTTATTTAGCAGAAACCAATAAAAAGGCATATGAAATAGTTTTTGATGGAGCAGATAACGAGGAAACTTTTTTCGACATGATTGGATTAGAAGAGGAAGTAGATTTTGATTTATATTATAATCGAATGAAGAAAATGAGTCTATTAAGAAACTACGTTAAAAACGGTATTTCTGTAAATGATATATTAGACCTAGAAGGATTCGATACAGAAAAAGAAACTCATCAGAGAGAATTGCTAGAAGATTTAACTCTTGAGGATATAATAAGAAAAGTGGACAATAGAATCCTTACAGTTAAAGAAACAATAGAAAACAATCTAGACACAGAATATAAGAACTCTAAGGACATATGCGAAGATATATTGAACAAATTATTAGAGCGTCCGAGTTATGGATTTAACTTCGAAAGCCTTTATTTAAATACAATAGGTTTTGGTTTAGTAAGGAGACAATTCATACTAGAATCTAGAAGGTCTGGTACAGGTAAATCAAGGAATGCAGTTAAAAGAATGGTTGGGGTATCAGCTAAAGAAGTATATAATATAGAAAAAAAAGAGTGGGAAGTAAATCCACACCCAGTGGGGTCGTTATTGATTCAGACAGAATTAGAAATAGACCTTGAAGTTGTGCCTATGTTTTTAAGTTTTATTTCTGGTATAAACCAAAAGAAAATAAAGACAAATAAATTAACCGAAGAGGAGAGAGAACGTTTAGTTCATGCCACACAAGTATTTAGAGAATCCGATATAACTATGGTTACTCAACCAGAGTATGACACGCTATTCATAGCAAATACTATTGAAAAGTGTAAATTAAAATCTGATGATTTAGGTCTGGTTATATTAGACTATATAGAATTAAATGGCGCATTATCGGCTGAATATAGTAAATCTATGGGAAGAGTTAATATAAGACCAGACTTGATACTATTAAATCTAAGCAAAAAATTAAAAGATTTTGCTAGAAAATTTAATATTTGTATGGTGGCTTATACACAAGTAAGTGATTCTAATCAGAATATACCCCCAGAATGTAGAGATTATCGCTGTATACAAAATGGTAAGGCTATCCAAAATAAGGCAGATTGTGGTATAGTAAGCACTATGCCAACAAGAAAAGAATTAGATAAGATGGAGAGTGTAATAAGTCAAATAGGTATTGAACCTAATTTAGTATATGGTATTTACAAAAATAGAAATAATGATTTAAAAGAGTGCTTGGTTTGGGTACGACAAGATTTAGGAACTGGAGAAGTTGTTGATTTATTTGTAACAGATAAAGAATATAATATAATAGATGTCGAGAAGATAAAAATTGAGTTTGAGGAATAGGAGGTGATAATATGTCTTGTGGTGGAAAGAAAAAAGGTGGCAAGAAAAAGAAATAATTAAACAAAGAGGAGGATTCAATCCTCCAGTACATATAATAATATGTCTCACCTAGGTGAGCAATAAATAATTTAAAGCGAGGGTGATTAAATGGTTATTATAAGTGGATTTCCAGCAGTGGGAAAGAGTTATATGTTTAATAATTTAAAAGGTAAAAAAGTTGCAGATAGTGATTCTTCGCTATTTAGTTGGAAATATGTTGATGGTGAAAAGGTTAGAAACGAGGATTTCCCTAAAAATTATATTGAGCATATTAAATCATTAAAAGATTATGATTATGTATTAGTCTCTACTCACAAGTCAGTTAGAGAAGCTTTAGAAAAAGAGTCCATACCTTATATATTAGTATATCCTTCAAAAGATTTAAAAGAAGAATATATTCAAAGATATAAAGAAAGAGGTAGTAATGAAGCCTTTATAAAACTCATGGACGAAAATTGGGACAAGTTTTTATCTGAATTAGAAGAGGAAACTTTTCCAACTAAACTAGAGTTAAAAAATGGCGAAACACTTATGAAATTATTCGAGCATAAAATAATTTAACAAACGGAGGAATTATCCTCCAGTACATATAATAACTAATCTAGCAAGGAGGTATAAATTTGTTTTGGATAGAAATGAACTACTTAATTATTTAACAGAAGATAAACTTATTAGTTTTATGGAAGAAGAATTGGATAGTATATTTTACAGAAGGGAAAATGGGGCTTTGGTTTTCGGGGCGATATGTCATGGAAACCCAGATTCCAATAAATTATACTTCTACACAAGCACGAAGACGTTTCATTGTTATTCACAGTGCAGTTGTAATTATTCTATATATGATTTAATATCTGAAGTTCTTCAAGTTGATTTCGCAGAGGCTTTTAAGTATTTAGCTAAATACCTTGGGGTGGAAGTAAAAAGACAAGAAATTAAGGGTATTGGTAAAAAGAAAAAAGAAAATAACTACAAGTTTCTAAAAAAAATTAAAAGAAATAATTTAAAAGAACAACAAGAGATACAGACTTATAGCAGTAATATATTGAATTGCTTTGAGTATAATTTAATATATGAGGAATGGCTTGAAGAAGGGATAGATATAAAAGCTATAGATAGATTTAGGGTAGGATATTATGACTATGGTAAACAAATAACAATCCCATATTTTTATATGGACGGTAGCCTTGCTGGTGTAAGGGTGAGAAACTTAGATAAAGAAATGTCTGAACTAATGGGTAAATATCACCCAATAACAGTCCAAGGAGTAACCTATAAATTTCCATCAAAAAATAGTTTTTATGGTGCTTATGAGAATAAAAAAGACATAATGAAAACTCATAGATGCATATTGTTTGAGGGAGAAAAATCAGTGTTAAAAACATGTAGCTGGTATGAGGATAGTATAGGGCTAGGGCTACTAGGAATGAACTTTTCCTTTAGACAAGCTAATATATTAAAAGAGCTTGGTGTAGAAGAGGTTGTTGTGGCTCTTGATAAACAATATAAACAGGAAGAGATTGAGGATAGAAAATCAGAAGGCTATAGAGAATATACTAACTACTTAAGGAAGATTTATAAAATAGTAAAAATGCTGGAAAAATTTATGAGTGTGAGTGTCATTTTAGATTTTGACGGATTGTTAGAATACAAAGACTCACCTGTGGATAAAGGAAAGGAAATATTTGAGGAATTATATAGTAAAAGAATATCGTATAAAAGCGAAGAATTAGAGAGGACTGTAGAAGAGAGATTAAAAGGAGAATAGGGGAGGATTATATGGAATTTAATAAGAATGAACTAGTAAAAAGTCCGTTAAATTATACAGGGGGAAAGTTTAAATTATTGCCACAACTATTCCCTTTATTTCCAGAGGATATAGGCACTTTTTATGATTTGTTCGCTGGAGGGTGTAATGTGGGGGTTAATGTTAGAGCTAATAGAATTATATGTAATGACATAGAAACTCATGTAATAGATTTAATGAAAGAGGTTCAAAAGAATGGAGTTACAAACTCTCTGAATATGTTGAAAAGCACTATAGAAAAATATAAACTTTCAAAAACCAACGAAGAGGGGTTTAAAAGATTAAGGGACGATTATAATAATGGAAATAAGTCTTGGGATATGTTTTATGCTTTAGTTACAAATGCGTTTAACTATCAAATAAGATTTTCAAAACAGGGTAATTATAATATGCCTTTTGGGAAAAATAGGAGCAGTTTCAACCCAAACTTGGAGAAGAATTTTATTAAATTTTTTAATAAGGTAAACGAAAAAAATATAGAGTTTATTTCTTCAAGTTTTTTAGATTTAGAAATAGAAAATTTAAATAGCGAAGATTTTGTATATTGCGACCCTCCTTATTTAATAACCTGTGCAAGTTATAATGAGCAAGGTGGGTGGAATATTAATTTAGAAAAATCACTATTAAATAAATTAGATAAGATTAATGACAAAGGGGTGAGATTCGCCTTAAGTAATGTGTTGGAAAACAAAGGCGAGTCGAATGATATTCTTAAAGAGTGGGCTAAGAAATATAAAATACACTATTTAAATAACTCATATGGAAATTGTAATTATCACGCCAAAGACAAGGCGAAAAATAACACCGTTGAAGTGTTAATAACCAATTATTAGGAGGCAACAGCCTCCTTTTTACATATTTAATATGTACCTACTCAATAGAGGGGTTAATTTAAAGGAGGATAAAATATGAAATACAAATTAATACAAGGGTTAACAAAAGATTTTAAATTATTATCACAGGAGGAAATTTTAAAAGAGATATTAGAAAAAAGAGGGGTGTTGGACGTTGAAGCTTTTTTAAAAGCCAACGAGAATGATGTATATGATGGTAGATTATTAAAGAATATGGATAAAGCTATAGAATGTTTTGTTGAACACATGGGCAAAGGTAGTAGAGTCCATGTAATTGTGGATTGTGACACCGATGGTTGTTCCAGTGCAGGTATATTGGTTCAGTATATAAGAAGAGTATTTCCGGACACAAAAGTTACCTACGGCATGAACGAAGGTAAAAAGCATGGAGTGTTTATAGATGAACTGCCTCCTGCTGAAGAATTTGACCTTTTAATATTACCCGATTGTGGGTCTAATGATAAAATTGCTTGTGATAAATTAAAAGAACTGGGGAAAGACATAATAGTCCTAGACCACCATCTAATAGAAATAGAAAATCCAAGTGCCATAGTGGTTAATTGTCATGATGGGCAATATCCCAATCCAACATTAACTGGTTCTGCTATGGTGTACAAGTTTTGTAAAGAGCTTGACAAAGAATATCATATAGAAGTAGCTGATGATTATATTGACTTATGCGCTCTTGGACTTGTGGGAGATATGGCAGATGTAATAGAAGAGGAAACTAGATTCTTAATAAAAAAGGGTAGTGAAAATATAAAAAATGACTTTATCCAAGAGATATTATTAAAAAGAAAAATTATAGAAAAGAAAGAGGATAAAGTAGGAATAATCCCTTCTATTTTTGGAATGAAAGTTGCTCCAGTTTGCAATGGGGTTGTTAGGTGTGGAAATTACGAGCAAAGATTAGATATGATGAGAGCACTATTTGGAGAACAAGAGGACAGAATATACCAACCACGAAGAAAAAGTAAAAACGACCCTAAACCAGAACCTGTGGTAGAGTCGTTACAAGTAAATGTTTTAAGAATGTGTGACAGTGTTAAAAGTAAACAAACCAAAGAAGTTGGAAAAATAGTTAAAGAAATTGTCAATGAAATAGAATTTCAAGAACTTTATAAAGACAAAGTTATAATATTAGATTTAAGCAAATTAGAGACGGAGGTAAATCCAGTATACACAGGATTATTAGCGTCTAAGGTGGCTAACCAATATAAAAAACCAGTGTTGATATGTAGCAGTGATGACGAAGAGAACTTTAGGGGTTCTGGTAGAGGGTATAGCTTGTCTGGTATAGAAAGCTTAAAACAAGAGGTTGAATCAACAGGTTTAGCTAAAGGGGCTGGACATGATAATGCTTTTGGTATCTCTTTTAAAAAAGAAAATATAGATGGCTTAAGAGAAAGTTTAAACAAAAGATTGGACTATGTAAGCAATGAGGATATCTGGTTGGTAGATTATGAAACTCCTTTTAACTATTTAAAACTAAAAGACGTAAAAAGAATTGGAGAATTGAATGATATATTCTGCACAAATTTAACTAAACCAAAGTTTGCGATAACAGGAATCCAACTCGAAATAGGCGACATATCGTTGGTTGGAAAAAATGAAAATGTCCTAAGAATAACTAAAGAAATAAATGGACAAGTGTTTAAAATGATAAAACTGAATAGTAGTATAGAAGAGTACTGTAATATAACAGGGAAAACAGTAAATGGGATAGGTAACAAATCTCCAAAGGGAAAAGTAATTTTAGAGATTATAGCCGAGTTTGATATTAATGTGTTTAATGGGGTTGCAACACCACAAATAAATATACTAGATTTCAATGTGGAAAAAGAAAGTAAAACTAGATTGAGATTCTAGGTAATAATTTAAAAGAATTTAATAATAATAAAATATAGGGGGAAATTGAAAATGATTAACGGAAAGAGATATAAAGTAATGGAAGTATATAATAGAGAAGGGGAAAAACACTATTTAATTAAAAATACTAGAACAAACAGTACAATGGTAATTGATGAAGAGAGAGCTAGAGAATTGTATAAAGAGGGGCAATTAGAGTATTAATCAAACAGGAGGTTGTGAAATCTCCTTATACATATTTAATATGTACCTACTCTTAGAGGGGTTAATTAATTTAAAAAGTGAGGTATTTTATGAGAACCAATAAAGATTTAGTCTATTTGCATAACCACACAGAGTGTTCAAATTTCAAATTGACTGACTCAATCGCCAAGGTTGAACAGTTGATAGACAGGGCAGTAGAACTTGGGCAAAAAGGAGTAGCAATAACTGACCACAATATATTATCAGCCCATGTTGAAGCAATTAATCATGTTATGGCACAAAAGAAAAAAGGAAGTTATCCAAAGGATTTTAATTTAATTTTAGGGAATGAAATATACCTAGTCAGTGAAAAAGACATGCATAGAAAAATAGAGAATAAAGAACCAGTTAAGTTTTATCATTTTATCCTTTTAGCAAAAGATGAAATAGGTCATAGACAGATAAGAGAATTAAGTTCAATGGCTTGGGAAAGAGCATTTAATTATAGAGGATTAACTAGAACACCAAACTACTATGGTGATTTTATCAAGGTTCTAGGGGAAGAAAAGGGGCATATAATCGCTTCTACAGCGTGTCTTGGAGGAATGTTAGGCACTTCAATTTTAAAGACAATAGAGGACGACTCTGTGTTTGAAGATATTGGAGAGTTTTTAGAGTGGTGTTTAGACACTTTTGGAGAAGATGATTTCTTTTTAGAAATGCAACCGTCTATAGTTAAACATGACGAAAATGGTGAAGAAATATTTAATGAACAAAAGTTTGTTAATCAAAAAATAATTAATTGTGCAAAAGTGTATAATTTAAATACAATAATAACAACTGATGCACATTATATATTAAAAGAAGATAGAGCTATTCATGAAGCTTATTTAAAGTCTGACAGCAAAGATAGTGGTAAGGAAAGAGAACTTGGAGACTTCTATGAAACAACCTATATGATGGATATTGAGGAGATATATAAATGTTTAGATTATTTAGGCGAGGAAGAAATAGATAAAGCCATAGATAATACTGTTAAGATATGCGAGAGGATTGGAAATAATAAAGATTATGGATTGTTCCATAAACCTGTTATCCCACTAACTCCAGTGCCTCATAAATGGGAATGGTTTAAATTTAATGTAAACGTGATAGAAGGATATCCAAACACTAAAAAGTTGTGGGAAAGTGACAATCCTTATGAAGGATATTTAATAAGTCAACTATTCAGAGGAATTGAAGAGAGACAAATTAAACCAGAGCATATGAAAGAGATTTTAGACAGAATAGAAGAAGAATGTACTACAATAGTAGGGTTTAATGAGTTAAATAAGGGAGCTAATGTTTCAGCATACTTCTTGACAATGCAGAAATTAATGGATATATTATGGGAAAATAATATATTAGTACCAGCAGGAAGAGGGTCTGGTATCGGTTGGTTACAAAACTATCTTTTAGGAATAACACAAGTAAATCCACTAACACAAGGAGTGGAAATGCCTTCATGGAGGTTTCTGACTCCAGACAGACCAGATATGCCTAAACAATATTGGGCAGTTTAAACCATGTGAACCTAGATACTAGGGTGTGAGGTAGGTCGTAAGATATTGAATAGTAAATGATTCATTAACCACCTTGCTAACAGGGAAACCTAAGTCGAAAGATATGGCAATCCTGTGCTAAGTCTATTAATAGAAAAGTCAAACGACTAGCGAAAGCATAACATGGGACGTACCCCATGTGAAGAAGCGAGTAGCGTACATTCAAGGTGAAATTCCTTGTTTGGAAGTGCATGGATATCATTAAGAGTTTAATGATATATGATATAGTCTATTCTCCGTGGAAACATGGAGTAGTAAAGGATATAGATTTTGATACTCCTTCCCATTTAAAAGAAAAAGTATTCAATGTAAGTAAGGCATATTTTGAATCAATAGGTGGCTCATTCATAAGAATAGCAACCTACTCAACTTTGAAAGCTAAATCAACAATTAAAACAGTATGTAAAGGTCTAGGAATAAATAATGATGAAGCTGGGTATATAGCCTCTTTAATAATAACAAAGAGAGGGCAAGACCAAACCATAACACAAAGCTATTATGGAGACGAAGAAAAAGGTATTGAGGTAAATAAAGAATTTAAAAACGTAATAGACGAATATTCTAATATTGGGTTATTAGATATGTTGTTAAAATTGGAAGGTCTTAAATGTGGATGCTCCAGTCACGCTAGTGGAGTTTTACCACTAAATGGTAAAGTGTATGAAACAAATAGTATAATGAGAACACCTAACGGAGAGTTGATAACAGCTTTTGATTTACACGAGAGTGAACAATTAGGCAATCTTAAGTATGATTATTTAATAACTCAAGGGGCTGGACTATTGCAAACAACTATGGAGGCATTAATAGAAGATGAGTATTTAGAGTGGCAAGGAAGTTTTAGAAAAACTTATAATAAATATTTACACCCAGATGTTTTAGACCTTAAAAACGATAAACTTTGGGAGAATTTTAACTCCGGTAAAATATTATCCCTATTTCAATACGAAACAGTTATAGGTGGAGAAGTGTTGAAAAAAATTAAACCAGATAATCTTCTAGATGTAGCCTCAGCGAACTCTTTAATGAGATTAATGGCAGATGGGGAGCAACCAACAGATAGATTTGTAAGATATAAAAACAACCCACAAGAATGGGAAACAGATATGGATAATTATGGGTTAACTAACGAAGAAAAATTATTATGCCACGAACTTGTTGGAAAAGAAGGGGGCGTAATGAATAGCCAAGAATGTATGATGACGACTTGTATTAAGTTTTGTGGTTTTACAGTACCAGAAGCTAATATTCTTAGAAAAGGTACTGCTAAGAAGAAGAAAGCGTTAATACAAGAGAGTTACCAAAGATTTTATGAAAAAGGCTTAGCGATAGGAAGAAGTAAAAATATGCTTGACTATATATGGAATGAGCAAATAGGTTTACAGTTGGGTTACGGGTTTAGCGTATTGCATTGTGTAGCCTATTCATATATTGCTATCCAAGAAGCATATCTATATACTAATTATCCCTCTTTATACTGGTCTAATAGCGTACTACAAGCAGAGTCTGGAGCTTTAGACGAGTCAAAAGATAAAGCCACTAACTATGGTAAAGTATCTACTGCAATAGATAAAATTAAAAAGAACGGAACAAATGTAAAACTTCCAGATATAAACGAATCTTCTTTAGAATTTAAGGTTGACGTTAAAAACAATGCAATTTTATACGGGTTAAAGGGGATAAATACTATCAATGGAGAAAATGTTAAATCTATTATGGATAATAGACCATATAAGAGTTTAAAAGACTTCCACGAAAGAATGGTGTTAACTAAAGTAGAGAAAACTTCCTCAACTGGCAAGACGCAAAAGAAATCTATAATAACAGATAAGCAAACAATACAACTAATAAAAGCTGGATGCTTCAACGAAATAGAAAACAAAAATAAAATAGATATATTATTGGATTATCTTCACATGATATTCCCAGATAAAACAAAACTAACTGCTACAGATATAAATAAAGCGCTTGACCTTGGTCTTGTATTTGGTTTTGATGAAGAGGTAAAAATGTATAACTTTAAAAACTTTGTAAGTGGCTTAACTAAAATTCAAGACGAAAATAGCAAATCTGTTAAATGGGTTAATTTTGGAGAACTTGGAGAAGATGAGGAGTATGTAACAGATAGATTCTTCGAGATGTTCCCAACAGTCACTAAATTAAAATATGATAATAATGGTAGCTTAATGATAACCGTTACTGGCAGTGGTAAAGGAAGTTTCCCTAGTGAATGCAAAAAGCAAATAGAACCATTAATTAAATATCTAAATGATAAAGAATTTTTAGAAATATATAATAATATAAAATTTAATGAAAATATTAAAGAGCATATGGTTAAAACAGAAGGGGACGCTGAGTATGAAGCAGTAAAATTTGCTGAATCCAAAACTAGTTTAGACTTTATAAATGACAGTTTTGGCGCTGTGGATTTTAACGAATTGAGTGAAACACCAGAGGTAGTAGGAGTTACTAGAATAAAACAAAAAGTTTTAGTAGATGGAGTGGAAGAGATAAAAGTAAGAGAGTTTGACAAATATAAACTTAACAATGTTATAGGATATGTTATTGATAAAAATAACGCAAAGCACATGGTTAGTTTATATACAAAATATGGAGTAGTTAATGTTAAGTTTAATCAAGGTGAGTACGCCTCTTATAATAGTAACATTTCTTTTATTGATGAGAACGGAGATAAAATAACACTAGAAAAATCAATGTTTGAAAAAGGTAATTGTGTATTAGTACAGGGGTTTAGAAGAGGAAGTCAATTTGTAGCCAAGAAATATAAAAATAGCACTTACAACCATTGTATGGTTAGAGTAACCAATATAGACGTGGAAACAGGGTTAATAACCGTAAGAGAAGATAGATTAAAGAAAGAAGATTTTATATAAAGAGAGTGAGGAGTAGTCAATGTTAAGTTTAATCAAGGTGAGTGCGCTTTTTATAACACTAATATTTCTTACGGTGATGAGTGCAGAATTAAAATAGCACTTACAATCATTAAGAGAAGAGGTTAAAGAAAGAAGATTTTATTTAGGAGGGGAGCTTTTAGCTCTCCTATTTGTTTTTAAATCAGAGATTGATAAGTGATAAACACTAAATATTAAAACAATCTACAAAGGAAAAACGGTCTAAAAATCAACGTAAATACGTTAGTTGGATTTTGATAAAGAGTAATAAAAGCAATAAAGTTGATAACAATATAATATAAAAAGGAGGGATAAAAATGGAAGAACTGGAAAGAATGATGGACGATATAATGGGAATTGCGTTTGAGTTAGAATTCTATTATGACTTAATATTTTATATAGGTGCCATGTATAACGTAGTAAGAGATAAAGACAATATAGGAGCACCGAGAAAAGAAATAACTCAAGCCACAGAATGCTTGGTTCAATTTGCTAAGGACTTGTATAATGATGGGACTACCACCCAAGAACTTGGAGAAGGGTTATTAGAAGCGTTTATAGAGAGAGGTATAGAATATACGATTGATTCCTGTAAGAATCAAAATTGTCATGTAATCAAAGAGTTATTTAGTATAGTTAAAGACCAGAACTTAAAAGGTGAATATTATATTTTAATTGATTATTTTAGAGAATATTTTATTGATTATATTAAGTATAACGAACCAGATTTATACCTAGAATTTATGTTATAGGAGGGATAAAATGGAAAAATTAGTGGTTTTTTTAGTTTCGTTCTTTGCTTCTGCTTTAATAGGGGGAGTGGTCGCAAAAATATTAATGGGAATTTGGCTTTTCTTTGATAATAAAAGAGTGTAATTTCATTAAAAATTAACGAAATTACGATAAAAATTAATTGAGTAAAAATTAACCACTGGTGTGGTAATATGATATAAATTAATAATAAGGAGTCAGATATGGAATTTGATATGCAAGGGCTAAGACATCAATGGGTCGAGGAACTTAAAGGTAGAGTAGAAAAAATAAAAATGGAGTTAGGTATAACACCAACACTCGTAATATTATCTGCTAAAGACTATGATGAAGCGTCTAAATTATACGTAAATAATAAAATAAAAATTTGTGAAGAAGTTGGAGCTAAGGGCGTTCAGTTAAAAATAGCGTGGAGGGATAAATCCAAAGAAGAGTTAGAACGAGAACTTGCTGGTCTTATAGATTGTTTAAACTCCGATGAGAACTGTCACGGTATAATATTACAACTACCTTTCCCTATTATATCCAAAGGATTCGCTGATAATTTGATAAAAGCAGAGAAGGATGTTGACGTTTTTAGTGACCTAAATAAAGGAAAGATAATGAGTGGTAATTATTCTTTACTCCCAGCAACAGTTCTAGGGATTAAGAAGATTATAGATAGTCAGTTTAAAACATTAAGGGGACAGAATATTTGCGTAATTAACAGGTCGCAACTAATAGGGGTACCATTGGCTAACTTGTTGGTTAATGAAGGGGCGACAGTCAGCGTTTTGAACTCTTCAACCTATTGGTACAACAGAGATTTGTTAATGAAGACCTCAGACATAATTATTACAGCCACTGGAAATAGAGGAATATATAATAGCAATGATATAGGTGATAATTGTAAATTAATAATAGATTGCAGTATGAAAAAGGTCGATAATATAAAGGGAGTCGGAGACTTCGTTAAGGAAGATATATTAGTTAATAGAGAAGAGGTAGTAATTAGCTCTGGGTACGGTCAAACCGGAGTGGCTACGACTCTCGCTGTTGTAGATAATTTATTATCTTGCTGTGAAAATAATTTAAAAAAGGAGTGTTAATATGAAGAAGATAGTTAATAAAATAAAAGAGATAGTTAAAACAATAGGTGAGATATACAAAAATAAAAGAAATAATATTTAGGAGGTTAATACCTCCAGTACATAGTGGCAACAAGTTAGATAATTATGATAATAATATAATATAAGGAGGAGCAATCCCCCTAGTACATATTGAACCATATGTCTACCCAAAGGTAGTTAAATAATAATTAGGAGTGTTATTAAATGGAATTAGAAGAGATAAACAAGATAAAATTGGTAAAAAAAATAATAAAATCTTCAAGGATAATAGAAGAAGAATTTGGTGGGGGTTATCTTTATAAAAATGATTTAATCAAACTAGGTGCTTTTGTGTCATATTTAATGGCAGACACCTATAGTGGACTACTAAACTTATATATCAAAAATGATATAAAACAAATAAAAAGAATATATTTTGACGCAAGGACAATGTCGGATTTACTTGATTATACTGACAGAACGACGAGGATATTTCTTAGGTCAAATTTAATAACCGGTATGGAATTTATATTCTTCTCAAAATGGGATGACATTATAACAAAGATGATAGAGTTTACGAAGAAGAAAATTGAAGATAAAAATATAGGAGAAAAGGACATTTACTTTATAGAACTATTAAAACGTGAATGTGCACTGCATGGTTATGAAATAGATTTTTAACTAATTTAAAAGGGGCGATATTACGGGTAAAAGAATAAAATGGACTATAGAAAAGATTAAAGAAAAATGTGAAGAGCAAGGAGCAGAATGTTTAGAGGAGGAATATGTAAATAATGCCACTAAAATGAAATTTAAATGTGGGTGTGGGAATGAATATGTGGCAAGATGGAATGATGTTGTTGGTAAAAATCAATGGCAGTGTTCAGAATGTAGTGGCAATGCAAAATGGACTATAGAAAAGATTAAAGAAAAATGTAGAGAACATGACGTTGAGTGTTTGGAAGATAAATATGTAGATAATAAAACCAAAATGAGATTTAAATGTAAATGTGGGAATGAGTATGAAGCAAAATGGAATAGTGTTATTGGTAGAAACCAATGGCAATGTCCAAAATGTAGTGGTAGAGCAAAATGGACTATAGGAGAGATTAAAAGAATATGTAAAGAACATGGAGTAGAATGTTTAGAAAAAGAATATGCAAATGCTAGAACTAAAATGAGATTTAAATGTAAATGTGGAAACGAATATGTGACAAGTTGGGATAAAGTTACTAGACAAAATCAATGGCAGTGTTCAGAGTGTAATGGCAAAACCAGTAAAGGTGAAACAATAACCCGTGAATTTTTATCAAAGTTACTAAAAGATGAAAACCTATTTGAAGAACAAAAGACATTTGAAGATTTAGTCGATGAAAAATTATTATCTTATGATTTCTTTATTCCAGAATTCAATATCTTAATTGAGATACAGGGTGTCCAACATTATAAACCAATAGAAATGTTTGGGGGAGAAAAACAATTTAAAAAACAACAACACCATGATAAATTAAAAAGAGAATACGCAGAGCAAAATGAACTTATACTAATTGAGATACCTTGGAATTGTAATGGGATAGATACCGAGGAAAAATTAATTGAAGAATTAAAAAATAAATTAAGTGGGCTTATTAAATAAGGAGGTTTATGCCTCCAGTACATATTGAACTATATGTCTACCATTAGGTAGTTAATAAATAATAATTAGGAGTGTGTTATTAATGGGATATGAAGACAGAAAGTATACAGGGAAGAGTGCCACTTTGAAGGTGAATTTTTGTAGAAAACTTTATAATAATGGCAACTATTATGTAGCAAGTTTTTTTATTTTGGAGCTCCAACATGGGGAACTCTCTCTGCCATATGGCGAAGAAAATCTAGTAGCTAATGGGAAAATTACCTGCGATTTAGACAAGGATTATGAGTACATTCTAACAGTAAAAGAATATGAAGACCCAAAATATTCAACAAGTCACGAGATTTGTAGTATAGTTCCAATAATTAAAGTAGATTCACTAGATGAACAGATTATCTTTTTAAGAAAAATACTAACCCAGACACAATTTAGTAATTACTATGATGTATTTGGAGGTAGCGAGGATTTACTTAAACCCCTAAAAAAAGGCGATACGAAATCATTATTAAAGATAAAAGGAATAGGTCTGAATACAGTAGATAAACTATTAAATAAATATGAGAATAATATAGCAAATGCTAATATTATTATTAAAATTGCTAAATATGGGCTAAGTGACTCAGAAATTTGTCTGATGATTAAAAGTGGATTCAATGAGACCGAAATAGTAAAAACAATGGAGCGTAATCCATATGAATTCATCTCAAAAGTTAAAGGGTTGGGGTTCAAAAAGATAGATGCTATAGCCTTAAAAAATGGAATAAAAGAAGAAGATTTAAGGAGAATCAAAGGATTCATAACCTATGCGATAAATAAAAGAGTAGAGAATGGTAGTACTAAAATTGGTTTAGACGAACTCGAGCAAGAGTTGGATAATGAATTTGGTGTGGATTTTAATATTGATTTAGCTATTGAAGCTTTAAAAGATATGGAACAAAATGAGGACTTATGGGTTAGTGCTGATAGAAGCGACATCACTACAACAGCTATTAGAGAAAGTGAAAGATATGTTGCTAAAAGATTAATTGATATTATGAGAGACGAAACTAAATTAGATTATGATTTGGGAAAGATAAAAGTAGCAGAGAAGAGTCAAGGCTTTGAATATTCAGAAGAACAAAGAGGGGCTATTAAACAGCTACTAGAGAACAAAATAAGCGTATTAACAGCCCTAGGGGGTTCTGGTAAAACAGCCGTAGTAAGAGGAGCGTTAGCTTGTCTTAAAGAAGGCTATGATATAAGGCTTATGGCTTTATCGGGAAAAGCTTCGTCAGTATTAGCAAATGCTTCTGGATTAGAAGCTAGTACAATTCACAAGTTTTTAATTGATAAAGTAAGAGAAAATATTGTACCAGACGTTGTAGTTATAGATGAATGCTCGATGCCAGATATAGGTCTTACTTACAAGTTGTTACAACTCCTACCTAACACTGTGAAAATAATATTTATTGGTGACCCAAACCAACTACCAGCAATAGGTGCCGGAAATCTATTGTTTGATATGTTAGAGAGTGGTGTTATTCCAACGATTAGATTAACAAGAATTTATAGACAAGGATTAAGGTCTGGCATAGTGACAGAATCTAGAAAGATAACAGAAGATAAAAATATATTGGAAGACGGGTATGGCGTAACTGTAAAAGGTGAAGATAAGGATTTTATAATGGATATTTATAAAGAAAAAGAAGATAGTTTGGATAAGGTTATGGACTACTATAAGAAATTATTAAAAAAATATAAACCTAAAGATATAGTAGTGTTATCTTGTGTAAAAACAAGAGGCGAGGCTTGTACCTATAATATAAATAATAAAATCCAAGAGATATTGTTTAAACCAAATGAGAGACATATAGTTGTGGGCAAGAAGGATAGAGAGTTTAAAATTCATGTAAAAGATATAGTTATCAATGGGAAAAATAATCCTAAATGTGTTTGTGACGAAGGAACAGTTGGTATTTATAATGGAGAGGTTGGGACGGTAATTTCCATAGACGAAACAGAAAAGACTATTTGTGTTAATTTTGGTAAGGGAAGAGAATGTGTTTATATAAATCAAGAACAAATGGCTCATATAGAACTAGGGTATTCTTACACAATACATCGTAGCCAAGGAATAACAATCCCTGCTACCATAATGGTTTTAGATAATACTATGATAATGATGGCGAATAAAAATTTAATATATACTGGTATAACTAGAGCAAAAGATATTTGTTATTTAGTAGGACAAAAAACAACATTGCAAAAAGGGTTAAGAACAAGTGGAATTGCAAAAAGAAAAACTTTCTTGAAAGAGTTTTTAGAGGAATACGGAACTAAATTAGAGGGTTAATATCCCTCTTCTACATAAACGGTAACGTTTTTGAGTATAATGACCATAATATAATATAAATAAAATAATTAATTGGGAGTGTAGGTATGAATAATAATTTTGATAAAAAAGTAGTTGAAGTATTAGAAAAAGATATGGAAGGGTTTAAAAAACTAAACAGTCGTAGTGGGGTTCTTAATTATCCATTGTTTAATATATATAATTTATTTGAATTGGGGACTTTATTATCATATGGGTTTAGCGCTATTTATCTTGAAGAATGTGAAACTGGTGGTTTTGAAACTTTAAAAGGTATTGACACTACGACTATAACAGGAGAAGGCGATGGTAGAGGTTCTGTGTATACTCTTTTTGGTCAGCATAACATAGGGATGGGTCAAGGTTTGAGTTTAAAAAATTTTGAAGAGGCGTATAGAATGATGACTATAGGGGTTGATTTTTTATTAAATTATGACTGTTTAACCGAGCCCTTGGTTGAACAAGTGCTTGAGACATCTTTGAACAAGTGGTATGCAGATATGGTCAAGAATGAGTTAATTAAGAGATTCAAAAAAGATGTGAATAAATACGGAGATTATTTGCTAGAATTTATGCTATAGCTGGGGTTAGACCCCAAGTACATATTTAATATGTACCCACTCTTAGAGGGGTTAATTTAAAAGGAGAGATTATAGATATGGGACTTAAAGTTGTAAAGAGAGACGGAATACTAGTAGATTTTGACGCAAACAAGATTGTTGAGGCAATATCAAAAGCTTGTAGAGAGGTTGGAGAAGAGGAGGAATTACTTAAACAGATTTCAAGACATATAAGTAGGGAAATTGAAAAAATAGCTGAACAAAAAAGAAAAGCAATAAAAATAGAAGAGATACAAGATTTAGTAGTAAAAATGTTAAAAGACACTGGATTTAATAAAGTTAGTAAAGTCTATCAAGAGTACAGAGAAAGAAGGACGGCGATTAGAGAGGCAAATAGCAATTTACTAAAGAGTGTTAGGGGTGTAATAGATGGTAGTAACGATGACGTATTAAAAGAAAATGCTAATAAAAATGGTTACGTGTCTAGTATACAAAGAGATTTGGTAGCCGGTGAAATATCAAGAGCTATAGCTAAAACAATGATACCCGAGGATATAATACAAGCCCATTATGAAGGGCTTATAAAAATCCATGATTTAGATTACTATATGTCACCAATTCATAATTGTGGATTAATAAATTTACAAAGTATGTATACTAACGGAACTGTTATAAATGGCGTAAAAATAGAAACGCCAAAAAGTTTAAGGACAGCAATGAATCTTGCTACCCAAATAGTGTGTCAAGTCGCTAGTCAACAATATGGTGGTAACACTATAAGCTTGGGACATATGGCGCCTTTTGTAAGAGTAAGTAAGAATAAACTAATAAAAAAATATAACAAATACCACTTAGACCAAGACACAAGAGATAGATTAGTCAACGAAGAATTAAAAGGGGAAATTAAAGATAGCGTACAACTGTTTAATTACCAACTTTTAACTCTTAATAGCACCAATGGTCAAAGCCCATTTACAACTCTTGTAATAGATATAAACGAGGACGTTGAGTACACAGAAGAGATAGTAATGTTAGCAGAGGAATTCTTAAAACAAAGAATACAAGGAATGCCTAATGACAAGGGCGTATTTATAACTCAAACATTCCCTAAGATAATATATATGTTGGATGAGAATAATATATATGAAAATTCTAAATATTATTGGCTAACCAGACTATGTGCAGAGTGTACTGTTAAAAGAATGGTTCCAGACTATATGTCTGTTAAAATGTTGATGAAGCACGTTGGGGCTAAAATTCCTACGATGGGATGCAGAAGTGAACTAACACCTTTATGGGACGAGGAAGGAAACCTTTTAAGTTGGGGAAGAGGGAACGTAGGAGTAACCACTATTAATTTACCATACGTGGCTTTATTGAGTAAAGAAGAAAACAGAGATTTCTTTGAAGTGTTAGATGAGAAATTGGAGCTATGCAAAAAAATGGGTTGCTTAAGATTTGACAAACTAAAAGGGGTAAAAGCAAGTATAAGCCCTATATTGTGGCAACATGGTGCATATTTAAGACTTCAACCAGACGAAGAGATTTTACCACATTTAAAGAAATTATTTACAGTATCTTTGGGCTATAGTGGACTATATGACTGCGTAAAAGTTTTAACAGGTGAGAGTCATACCGACGGTATTGGTAAAGCCCTAGGATTAACAATAATGGAACACCTAGATGATAAATGTAAACAATGGAAAGAAGAAACAGGGTATTTATTCGGAGTCTATGGCACTCCTATGGAGTCTAGTACGGACTGGTTCTGTAAAGCTATCAAAAGGAGATTTGGAGAGGTCAAGGACGTAACAGATAAAGGATATATAGTTAATAGCTACCATATAGACCCTAGAGAGGAGATAGACGCTTTCACTAAGTTAAGTGTCGAGGCTGAGTTCCAAAAACACAGTTTAGGTGGTTCAATATCTTACGTAGAAACACCAGATATGACTAAAAATATTGAAGCTGTTTTAGATATAATGAGGCACATTTACGAAAACAACATCTATGGAGAGTTAAATATAGAATGTGATTATTGTGCAGAATGTGGAAGTTTTATGGTGGCAAACCTAGACGAAAACCAACATTGGAGCTGTGGGAATTGTGGATGTGATGACTATGACAAACTAAATATAATAAGAAGATGTTGTGGTTATATTGCAGATATGAAACACGCCAACGAGGGTAGACTAAACGACGTAAAGGCTAGAGTAAAGCATATTTAAATATAAGGAGGATTAAATCCTCCACTACATAGTTACCTTTTAGGTAACAAATTAAAACAGCTTGTCTATAATATAAAGAAAATAATTTAAAAGGAGATTTATTATGGAAGTAAAACAAATAATCTGTTCTAAGGACTCTCATATAGCTAAACAAAAACAAAACAACCCAGACCACAAGTTTTCAAAAGAAATAAAAATAAAAAATAATTAAACAATCTAAAAGGAGTGTTGTTAATGAGAGTATCAAATATCCAATGGGTGGAGGCTACTAACTATTTAAATGTGGGTTGCACTATATTCTTTCAAGGTTGCTCATTATCCCCAAAATGTGAGAATTGTCACAATTATGAAATATGGAATCATAATGGTGGTCATGTGTTTACAGAAGAAGAACAGGATAAAGTTATAGGGCATTGCAAAAAGCCTTTTATAAAAAGGCTTGTACTTTGTGGGGGTAATCCAAGTGACCAACTACATTCAGAATTAATAGCGTTTATAAAAAGATTTAAAAAAGAGGTTAACAAACCAGTAATAATCTTTGACGGATATACCTATGAGGAACTTCAAACAATGCCAGAGAGATTCGCAATAATAAGCGAGTGCGATATATTAATAGACGGTAGATTTGTTCAAGCATTATACGACCCTCGTGCTAGGTTCTTTGGTAGTCGAAACCAGAGAATAATAAACGTGCAAAAATCTCTACGAGAAGAGAGAGTTGTTCTAGAAGATAATTTCCCTTGGTATATTTAGGAGGATTAATTCCTCCAATACATATTTAATATGTACCCACTCTTTCGAGGGGTTAATTTAAGGAGTGTTTTTATGGTAAATTATTTTAAAATTGTAGAAATTGTAGAGGGCTTAAGAAATACTACAAAGTCAACGGAGAAATTAGCTATACTAAAAGCCAATAAAGATAATGGGATATTACAAAAAGTATTAGAATATACTTACAACCCTTATAAAAAATATAAAATAACAGAAGATACTTTTAGTAAATATAACAGCTTCAACTGTGATTTTGAAGATATATTTGATTTATTAAATCTACTTGCTAAAAGTAATATAACCGACTATTTAAAAAATGAGGCAGTTGGGTTTGTAAATCTAGCAGACCCACGATTAAGAGATTTATTTAAGTCTATGTTGGTCAAGGACTTAAGGATTGGTTGTAATGCTAAAACAATAAACAAGGTGTGGGAAGGACTTATACCAGAGTTTGGTTGTATGTTAGCAGAGAGTATATTTAAGAATGACAATATCAAAAAAATAGAAGGAAAAGAATTTAGTATCACCACCAAACTGGACGGCTTTAGAATCCTATGCTTTAAAGAAAATGGTGAAACAGTTTTTTACACAAGACAGGGGCAAGAGTATATAGGGCTAGTTGAAATAAAAGAAGATTTAAAAGATATACCAGATAATATAGTTATAGATGGAGAACTATTGTTAAAGGATATACCAGAGGATATGGAGAGTGGAGATGTATATAAAGCCACTTCTAAAATAGCTCGTAAAAAAGGTGAGAAGAGAGGGCTTTGTTTAAATGCCTTCGATATTATAGATAAAGAGGGCTTTTTCAAAGGTAAAGATTGTACTCCACACAAAGTGAGAAGAGAGAAATTACACGAGTTCATAGAAAATAACAATTTCAAATTCTTAAAGGAAGTTAAAGAGTTGTACAGAGGCAAGGATATTGATAAAATTTATGAACTATTAGATGAAGCCAGAGAGAACGGAGAAGAAGGGATAATGGTATCTTTATCTAGTGGTGTATATGAAACCAAGAGAAGTAAACAACTATTGAAAGTTAAGATTATGCAGACTATGGACGTAAGAGTGCTTGAAGTTTATGAGGGAGAAGGAAACTTTAAGGGTATGCTTGGTGGCGTGATATTTGAATTTGAACATGAAGGCGCTATCCATGATTGTAATTGTGGGAGTGGATTTTCCCAAGAAGATAGAATTAGATTCTGGAACAATAGGGACGAAATATTAGATAGAATAATAGAGCTACAATATTTTGAAGTAACTCAAAACAAAGACGGTGGATATGGATTAAGATTCCCCGTATTTAAAGGTATAAGAGATGATAAGACAGAACCAAGTTATCACTAAAAAAAGTAACAAATTAAAATAACTTGTCTATAATATAATATAAAATAAATTACAAAGTGGGTGAATAAATGGACATAGTGGTTAAAGAAATAGAGAAAAAGTTAACTTATGATTTTATATTAAATAAGCACTATGCAAAGAGGAAACCTAGTATAAGTTGGGCGTATGGATTATATATAGATAATAATTTAGAAGGTGTATTAACCATAGGTAAACCAGCATCTAATTCACTATGTAAAGGTATATGTGGAGAAAAATATAGTAAACAGGTGTTTGAATTAAACAGGTTATGTGTTAACGAAGGATTGGAAAAAAATATATTAAGTCGATTTGTATCAAAAGTATTGAAGGATTTAAAGAAGCACAATCTAATAATAGTATCATATGCAGATGAGGGTATGCACCATCATGGTTATATATATCAAGCTACAAATTTTATTTACACAGGAGCGACTCTTGGGAGGACAGACAAATATGTACCACGAGGTAAACACAGTAGGCACTATGATAAAGGAGACGAGTTTAGTCATCTAAGGGTTGTAAGAAGCGTGAAGCACAGATATGTATATATATGTGGAGACAAGAAATTCAAAAAAGAAATAATGCAGTGCATGAATTATAAGGAAAAACCTTATCCAAAAGGAAATAATGAAAGATATGTTTTAGGGGAAGAGCAAAAAAGATTAATATATAATAAAAAGACCCACGAGTATTATTATGATTAAAAAATAAATTAAAAGGAGAATGAGTATGATAGAAAAATATTTATTACAAAATTTACCAATAAAAATGATATTAGATGACGAGATAATAGAGGCTAATTATTCTGGCTGTGATTATGAAGGAGTGTTGTTTGCAAGTGTTACCACTTATACTAGAGCAGGAATAATAAAATGTCATGAAATCAGTGAGCTTGACTTAGTTGTACAAGAGTTGAATCAAAAACTAATAAAGAGCAACGACTTTAAATTCTTTGTAGATGGGGAGGAGATTTAGTATGCTTAAGTTTTCAATTTGTGTTTTAATCTGGGTGTGGATATATAAAGAGTTGACAGAAAAGGAGGATTAAATCCTCCAATACATATTTAATATGTACCCACTCTTTAGAGGGGTTAATTTAAAGGAGATAATATATGAAAATTGAAACTTTAGAAGTAAGTGGAATTAAAACAGCAATAAAGGGAATGCGTAATCCGTTGAATAGTTGGCATTTATCAGATTCAGATTTAGATAATGGGATAATAGGCGAAAAGGATTTAGGGTTAGCACAAAGACTTGTCTTAGCAGGAACCGAACATGGTAAATTTATGAGACAAATTTATGTATCTTTTGATATTACAGCGCCTTTATATTTCTGGTCAGAGTTTGATACGTATCATTATAATACAAAAAACTCTTGCAGTACAATGCATAAATTAATGAGTAAACCAATAACACTTGATGATTTTGAGGACTGCAAAGGTAAATATTCTTTACTTAGTGATACAATACAAGCAATAAATGTATTAATTAGAAGATATAAAGAGTCCACAGACCCAGAGATTAAAAGACAATTAAAAATAACAGCCAAATCAATTTTACCTAGTAGTTTTCTTCAAAAAAGAACAGTAAGTTCTAACTATCAAGAAATAAGAAATATTTATTTTCAAAGAAAAAATCATCAGCTTAAAGAGCTTTGGCAAGACTGTTTCTGTGAATGGGTAAAAACATTACCATATGCAGAGGAGTTAATAATAATTAGTAAATAGGGGGTGGTTAAATGAGCGCAACGCCACTACAGAAAGAAGCTTTAGAATCTATTTTATGGAATGAAGAGCATATATTGCCTCTTCATTGTTTCTATATTGGTTTCTTTCTAAACAATACCAATGACGAAACAATTAAAAACACCCTTATTCAGAATAACTTAAAAGATAAAGAATACCCACAGTATTATCACTATTATTTTGACTTTAGAAAATACGGTGAATTTATATGGGATTTAAAAGATTATTTTTATTCAGCCAAATCTGAAAAGGTAGAAATGGTGGAACAGTGTGGAATAATTGGAATGGACTATATAATAAAAGAGCTTGGGTATACAAACCACTTATCTTCTTTTGTAGACCATATGGCAAAGTTGGGATATGTATATAGTGGGAAACACATTTTCAATGTTAAGTCCACCCTAGTTTTACTACAAAAGTATTTACAAACTCACTATGAAGAGGACGTAAAAACGTATGGTGACATTCTATTAAATTTAATGTTGTAAGGTAACAAATTAAAGCAATATGATAATAATATAATATAAGAGAGAGGAGACGCTTATGGATAAAGAGTTGATGTTAACAAAATTAAAAAAACTAGAAAAGAAAAAGCTAGAAAAAAAAATGAGAGAGTTTAGGGAGGAGCTAATTGTAGCAATAGATTCTTTAGACTACCCTAAACAAAGTGAACTCTATGACAAAATAAACAACCACAGATATTTAATATATAAATTGACACAGGAGCTAAAATAGAATAAACCCAAGAGGGTGTATTCACCTTCTTGGTAACAGGAGGTGAATATCATCATAAAAGCAATACTATTAATAGTAACAGTTGTAATACTAGATGGTTTAACTATGAAACTGGTGCTACTTTTATACGAGTGGCTTAGAAAAATGGGGAAATAAATTAATTCCCCATACATAGAAATAATTTAAAAGGAGTTTTTTGATATGAAGAAAAAAGATTTAATATTTCTAAAAAAGTTAAACAATGAAATAAACAAAATAAACAATAAATATGGACAAATGGATATTAGAATAGAGTTCTCCCAAGAGGAAAATTCAAGACTAAATATAGCAAAAATAATAGAGCAAAATATAAATGTAACACAAGACAGGGTGAGAATATCTCAATCACACATTAAAAGCAGAGAATATACAGAATACTGCGTAGACCTAGTTTCCGTAGCACTGGATATATATGGTGGCTTAGGGTTCTTTTGGCATAAGATGAGAAAAATTGAAGGGCTGTCAAATAGGAATATAACAGCACTAAAAAGAAGAGACGAAGATAAAAATAGTAATATATACAGAGGAATGTATTTAATAACTTTGCTTCCATTAGTTGTTTGCATTTTCGCAAATGGTATCATTCAAAAAACAGGATTAATATTATCAATGATATTTTTAATAATAACCTTGGCTAGTAACAAAGGAGTTTCCTAAAAAAGTAACAAATGGTATAATATTAATAATAATATAATATAAGTAAAATGGGGGTAGATAATATGGGTAAAATAGGATTTATAAGAGAAGAAGAAAACAAGAATAATGACAAGTCTAAGAAAGACGGATTAAGACTAAAGAAATTAGAAGTTGAATTTATTGGAAGAGAGAAAGAAATTGCACCAAAAAATATAGAGATATTAGAAGAAGAGATAAATAACGCAGAAGTGAAAAAGCCTAAGAAGAAGAATAGAATTAATAGGAAAATAGTGAGTGTCTTAGTGGAAAACGGGATAGAGGAAAAGTATGCAAAAGAGATATCAAGGAGTAAAGAAGAAAGTGACAGGTTCTTAAAACTAATAGAGAACAAAAAGGAAAATGAGCTGGAAAACGGTTCAAAAATAATTAAAAGCAAATTCACAACAAGAGAAGAAGAGGAGGATAGGTTGTTCTTTTTGGACAATAGGATGGACAGGCTTAACTCAAAATTATTTGATACAATAGGTAGATTAGAACAACCAGTAACCAATGAAATTTTAATAGACAATATTTTAAACAATAAGCCAATAATTGTTGATAAAGTTTTTGAAAAAGAAATGAAAAAGGTAAAATCAATGTTACATGAGTATAAAGAAATAGTCCAAGAGGTTATAGACATTCAAAATAAAATAGATAAAAATAAACGTTTGATAAATGTTGACGAACAAAAAAATTTATTAAAGATGTACGAGTTAGCTGTTAAAAAGTTTGAGTAATGGGAGGTTTCCTCCCGATACATATTTATTATGTACCCACTCTTAGAGGGGTTAATTTAAAAGGGGAATGTGATATGAGTAAAAAAGAAATTATAAAAGAGTTAAAAGAGTTTATAGAAGAGATAAATGACGCTTCAAAAATATTAAGGAGAAAATATGGCTTAAGAGAAGCAAGAGCTTATATATCAGAAGTTTTTATGGACTTGTGTTTTGATATCGTTCACTTAGGTTTAGAAGGTGAAATATCTATTACAAGAGATTTTAGTGAAACTAGAATAATATTAAAGTGTTCTGAGGAAGTAGATGAGTAATCATGGACGTGAAGTATACTATTATAAGTAATACACTACAATCCTATACTAATATAATTGGGGAGCTTTGGGTAATAGGATATCTTTTAAAATATAAAAAAATTAATGAACTAAAGAATGACTACGAACTACAAAGTGTAAACGGATTCAAACCAACAGTTTCTACGATATTAAATTTAAATGATTGGAGATATCTGGACACAGTTAATCATGGAATGTTTGGCAGAGATGGAGAGGATTATAAAGCAATATATAATGATTTAACGGATTATGGTATTAGATACATTTTTAGCAATTTTAAAAGAGATGAACTTGAGGGGTTTTTTAGAGACTTTTATAGTGGGCTTAGATTTCATAAAACAATATGTCAAAGAATAATAAACTATATAGAGAACAATAAGGAAAAATACCCAGATATTTTTCTTGAGTTGAAATTATAAGAAAGTGGGGAAACAAATGGCGAATAAGTATTATGCTGTTAGGAGCATTGATGGGAGAAAAGTGAGACAGATTTTTGAAGATTGGGAAGATTGTAGAGTTTATGTAAAAGGTCATAAGGCAGAGTATAAAGGCTTTAAACTATTAGGCGATGCCGAGGAATATTTAGAGGAAGAAAGCGAGTTAAAAATATTCGACCCTAATGTTCATTTTAAAAAAACAATAATGTGCTATGTTGATGGGAGTTATGATGCAAAGACCGATAGGTACAGCTATGGAATAGTGATGATGTTAGGCAATACATGTATAGATATGATTACTAGGGTATTTGAAACAAACACTGGTGAAAGGAATATTCTAGGGGAACTAGAAGGAGCATTGTCAGCAGTAAGAATCGCTAAAAATAAATATAACGCTAACAAAACGGTGGTCGTTCATGATTATTTAGGCATTCAAAATTATATAACAGGAGAATGGAAACCTAAATCAGATTCTGCCAGAGAATATAAAAAGAAAATGGAAAACCTAATGAAAAAAATTCATGTTAAATTTAGATGGGTTAAGGGACATGAGTGCGAATGTTTAGGTAACGAGTTAGCAGATGTGTTAGCAAAAAGTTGTTTAGGTATTAAATACACCTTATTACCAGTAAATAAGATATTGGGAGAAAACAATTTAATAATTAGGAACAATGTTTTACCTACAGTAGTTAAGTTAGGGTTAACCAAAGTGGAGCTAGACAAAGAGGAGATTATACAAGAATATTTAAAGGGACAGGAAGAAAACGAGGAATAAAAAGATTGATAGAACAGGAGGGTTTTCCTCCTATTACATAACTCACTAAGGTGGGTAATAATATATTAAGGAGTGTTGTAAATGAGCAATCAAGTAGCAAGAGAATTAGATGACAGAAGTCAAGCAAGAGAAAGAATAGAAGTATTTTTTGGTTCAAGAGAACAATTTGAGCATGGATTGAAAGAATGTTTGGCTAACGCCAGTGATGAAATAAATAATAATTTTGACAACGGGGTTGTTGTTGTGAAACTATCAGACGACCTCAAAACAATATCAGTATCTGATACTGGAAGAGGTATTAATATAGAAGATGTAAATGAAGTAGGGAAGCCATATTACGATATATATTTTAGAACACTTTTTGGAGGAACTAAATTTGATAAAAGTCCAGATTCAAAAAATATAGGGGCTAACGGTTGTGGGACTTGCTGTCTGAATTATACAAGTGATTATTTTAGTGTAGAATCTATAAGAAATGGCAAAAAATATACTGTGACATTTGAAAATGGTGGAATATTAAAAGAACCAATGAAGATTGAAGATTGTGAAGGGCATGGTTCTACATTTACATTTAAATTAGACCCAACTATTTATACTAATACAATTTATAATCCAGAAAGTGTAAAAGCAATAATTTCAAAAGTGTCTGGAGTTAATAATAAAATATTGTATAAATTTATACACCGAAACGAGGAAATGGAGTTTCATTATTCTTCTTTTGAGGAATATTATATAAGTGAGTATGGAGAGGAAAATAAAATAGGGTTAACAACTAAAAATTATAAAACAGAATATGATAAGGAAGTTAAACAATTTGATGAAGAAACATTGACTTGGAACACAAAAACAGTGCACGTAATAGAAGATACCGAGATAACATGTATCTTAGGAATAAGAAAAGAGGGAGTAAACCAAGACGGGTATTTAAATGGTAATTATCTTCCTTTAGGTGGTACGATAAATGACGGTGTGTTAGAAGGGGTTGCTGAATTTACCAACAAGTATTGTAAAGACAATGCGTTATATAAAAAAACCGACAAGGGTATAAGAAGTAAAAATTTAGAATCTATATTAAGCTTTGCCGTGTCATTGAGTAATAGCATACCAGAGTTCCAATCTCAAACTAAGTTGCGTACTGAAAAGAAATTGTATAAAACTCTAGTAAAAGATTATATAAAAGAAAAGTTGCAAATTTTTTCATTAGAAAACCAAGCAAGTTTTAACAAATTTGTGGAAACAATTCTTATATTTAACCGTGCAAATGAAAAAGCGAGTGCAGTGTTATCTGACGTTAAAAAGAGATTAGAAAAAGAATTAACAGCGAAAGAAAGAATAGCTATAAAGAATTATATGTCAGCTATAAACGACGAAGGAGACGCAGACCTTTATGTCGTTGAAGGAGGTTCAGCCGGTGGTGGTGTTATATCTGCCAGACTGAAAGAATCCCAAGCAATATTTTCAATCAAAGGTAAATCGTTAAATGTTTCCAAGAAAGATATAACTAAAATATTAAAAAATGAAGAAATTATGAATCTGTTTACTCTATTAGGATGTGGAATAGAATATAATGGTAAGAAAGCTAAAAATATGCCAGTTTTTAATATAGATAAATTAAGATTTAGATATATATACTTGTTTGCAGATTCCGACGAAGATGGCAAAGCAGTTAGAACATTACTTGTAAACGTGTTTAATACTTTAGCCCCAGAACTAATAAAACAGGGGAGGGTAAGAGTGGTATATGCTCCATTATATATTTATAGCACTAAAGAGAAAGATTATTATATATACGACGAGAAAGACAAAGGTGAGTTAGAGGATAAATTAAAAAACGATGGAGTTAGATACACCAGAAAAAGATTTAAAGGAATAGGTTCATTAAATTCTAGGGAATTGCACGAGAGCACAATGAACAATCCCAATAGACCAGAAGTTGTTTTGACTTTAGAAGATGCTGAAAAGACCAACGAGTTATTGGATAATTGGTTTACTGACGGAGGTTTACAATACAGAAAAGATTCTATCATAAAATATGCCAAAGAATTTAAAATTTCTGATTTAGAATAATATAAAGATTAAGCAATAATGCGACTTGTAGAGAGTGTAGACCACTCTCTATTCTTTTTTATTTTGGGTGATTAATAAGTGATAAATGCGTCATTAAAAGTAACAATTTAAAACGAGTTGATAATAATATAATATAAAATAAAATTAGGAGTGTGGAGAAGTGAAAAAACTAAAATATGCATTAATTGCTGGTATTGGCATTTGTGTTGGCTTAGGTATTGGAATCGGAGTTGGTATGATGACTGGAGGAAAAGTCTATAAAGAACACAAAGAAGAAAACAGAGATGGGGTTATATATTCAATAGACGAGTATAGCTATTTCTCTAAAGATGGTAATTGGTCTAAACATGTCTATGAAGAAGTGAAAGATGAAAATAGTGTTAAGATATTATATGACAAAATAACCACCGAAGAGAAAGAGTGAATGTAGATTTAAATATGGGGGTGTTAATATGGGAATAGTAAGAACTATACTACTATATTTACAATATTACTTATTAGGTAGTTTTATTGTCAGTTTAATAATTTCTTTAATAGGAATTAAAAAACCAAAGAAGATATACTATAGGTCTTTTGAAGAGAAAAATTCTTATCTTATATTAATACCAGCCCATAATGAAGAACAGGTTATAGAAAAAAATTTAGATAAAATATATAATTGTAGTTACGATAGAAGAAAATTAAGAGTCGTAGTATGTTGCGATAATTGCACGGATAACACTATAAAGGTAGTAAAAAGGTTTGCAAATTCTCACGAAGATTTAGATATAATAACCACAGAGGTGAACGGTGGGACTAAAGGTAAGAATTTAGAGTTAAGTGTTGAATGGCTTATAGAACATGGGTTATATGATAAAGACAATGTGGTTGTAATAGATGCAGATAATAATATATCTAGCACAATGTTTAATTGTTTTAATTACTGGAACATTAAAGGAGAAAAAATAGTACAAGTCGCAATAAGAAGTTTAAACGAAGAGAGTTTTATAGCAAAAGGATTCACGGCTTCTTTCTCCTCAATGAATGTAGGACACCAATTGGCTAGAATGAGATTAGGTTTATCTGGGTCTTTGTGTGGAACATGTTTTTCAGTGGAGAGAGAATTGTTTTTAAAAGAATTTTTAAAATGCCAATCTTTAACAGAAGATTTAGAGGCATCAATAGAATGTATATGCAAAGGATATAAAATAAAATTTGACATAAATGAATACGTATTAAATGAGAATCTTGATAAATTAAAACCAGCAAATAAGCAAAGAATAAGATGGAACAAAGGTCATATAAATGTAATGTTAACAAAATCCATAAAACTAATGAAATATTTTTTTAAAAATCCAGTACAAGCCATAGATAGTTTACATTTCATAACTTCGCCCCTAAGATACGTTTTGTTTGTAGTAGGGGTTGTCCTAGGAGTGGTTGTTAAACCGGTTATTAGTAAGAACATTTTAATAATATCCCTATTATCCTTAATAATATATTTGTTGCATACATTGTATTGTGTAAACTTTAAGATAAGATATTTATTACCTAGTATTTGGTATAGCATAACTATGATATATTGTATGATGGTGGCAGTGTTTGACTATAGAAATAAAACTTGGGCGAAAACAAAGCATGTTGGTCAACAAGGGTAACAATTTAAAACGAGTTGGTAATAATGTAATATAAATAATTTGGAGGTTGAAATGAATAGAAAACAAGAAACATTTAATTCAGTAAACGAAAATATAAAAGCATTAGCAAGTTTATTTCCATCAGCAGTTAAAGATGGACAAGTAGATTTTGAAGCGCTAAAAGAGGAGTTAGGTCAATTTGAAGAAGTTGAAAAAGAAAAGTATGAATTAATGTGGTCTGGAAAACAGAACGCTAAAAAACAAGCACAACAAGAAGTTTTAGGAAAGACATTAAAGTATGTACCAGAAGACAGCAAAAACCCAGAAACAACAGAAAATCTTTATATAGAAGGAGATAACCTAGAGGTATTAAAACTTTTAAGACAAGACTATTATAGTTCTATAAGGATAATTTATATTGACCCACCTTATAATACTGGAAACGATTTTGTGTATAATGATAATTTTTCAATGGCTAAAGGAGAAAGTGATATTGCAGAGGGGAATACTTCAGACTTAGGTGAAAGGTGTATAGCAAACAAAGACACCAACAACAAATGTCATGCAAATTGGCTTAATATGATATACCCAAGACTTAAAATTGCTAGGGACTTATTAACAGATGACGGTGTTATATTTATATCTATTGACGATAGTGAACAAGATAGCTTGAAAAAAATTTGTAATGAAATATTTGGTGAAGAAAATTTTGTAGGAACATTTTTAAGAAAAACTTCATATGGGGAAAAAACAGCCAAACCTAAAATTAATAGACATCATGAGTATCTTTATATTTATTCAAAAAATATCAGTACTTTATCACAATGTGATATTATACACGGAAAGAAAAAGACATTTTCTGATTATAGCAATCCAGACAATGACCCTAATGGGGATTGGAAAAAAGATTCTTATTTGATAAAAATTGATACAGGGAGACAAGGATTGGCAAGATATAAAATAACAAATCCTTATCTAAATATAACCCATTATCCACCAGTTTATTATAATGAATCAAACAGAAAACAATGGCATTATGTGGAAGAAACTTTCAATAGAATGGTAAGTGAGGGTAGGGTTGTATTCTATAAAACAAAAGAAGAAATGGGTAATAGTGAATATAGTTTTTTCATAAAAAAATATAAGAAAGATGTTAATGAAATATATAATAATTTGAGTACTATTGAATTTATAGATAATGATTTTATTAATGCTAAAGGTACAGATAGTTTAAAAACTCTTTTTGCCGATGTTAATGTTTTTAGCAATTCTTATCCTAAACCTTTAACTTTTATAAAAAAAATAATTACTTCAATAAAAGAAAATGAAAACTCAATAATACTAGATTTTTTCAGTGGCTCTTCAACTACAGCACACGCAGTTATGCAACTTAATGCAGAGGATGGTGGTAATCGTAAATTTATAATGGTTCAACTTCCAGAAGAAACTTCTAAGGAATCGGAGGCTTATAAAGCTGGATATAAAAATATCTGTGAAATTGGCAAAGAGCGTATTAGACGTGCTGGTGAAAAGATAAAAGAAGAAAACAAGGATAAAGAGGGAATAGAGGGTTTAGATATAGGTTTTAAGGTATTTAGAGTGGAGGATAGTGAAAATGAATAATATAAAGTTTAAACAAACAATGAGATTTTATGGAGAGCCAAAGCTTAAAAAACCTGTTGAGTTAAAAGGAGTAAAGAAAAACTTTTCGGTAGATTATATACCTAAAAAATGTAAGTGCGACGTATATATAGTAGGTAATAATATATGGGTAATGCATAGGGATTATTTTAGCCCTAGCCTAGAACTAAAAGAAGAAGATATAGGTGCTCCATTAAGTGTGTTATGTGAAAAGTATTTGGAAAAAAACAGGGGTAAAAAATTTGTATATGATGACGCTTGGGGTGATATAGTCCTTAAAAACGAGGCTTGGATATGTATAGAAAACGTAGTTGAGTTTGCTAAAAATAACTTGCCATACAAAACAGTTTCAGAGGTTATTTCTCAACAGGAAAGAATAAATGGATTTGAAGAATATGAATTGGTGGGGACATGTATGGAAAGAATGTGGGAAAGTATATTTGCTAGAATTTACAAGGTAACAATTTAAAACGAGCTGATAATAATATAATATAAGGAGGAGTAATCCCCCTAGTACATACTTGCCTAAAGGTGGGTAAATAATTTAAGGGAGATTAATAATGGGAGTCAAAGAAATAAATCAATTAATAGCCAAACTCGAGGACGAGTTTAACGCTACAGAGAGAGCCACGCCAAGGAAGTATGATTCTGATTGGAAGCTTCACCTTGTAGTAGAGAAATATTACTATGTCAACTGTAGATTAAGAGATATTATAACCACTGAGGAAGGGTTAAGAGAGGCTTATTATCAAGTATATCTGAAGTTGTTTTCTATTTATCTAAAGCGTTTAGTCAAAAAGAACTATAGTGGATTACTATACGAGATAAAATATCTTTGTTGGGTTATTGAGTTTAAGAATGATTTTTTTGTTGAGAATTGTTGCTCCAGAAAGGGCGTTCTTTGGGTTGTCAAATATAATAATCCTACTAATTACTTAACCAAAGAGCATGGTTACTGTGGTTATGATATAACTAGAACACCTTCGGATTACTCGGAGGATATTCTAAAGGAAGCAGTCCAAGTGGTTTATAGTATGATTGGTGGACAGTTTGATAAACAAGTATATAAGGATAAAGCAGTGTTAGAACAACCTACAGAGGAGGGATGGCATAAACTTGTCATGTATTGTTTAGATTATTTCCAAGAGGGGAAATTAAAAGACGAATTATACCTTGAGTGCATGTTAAGTTAATAGCCTACGGTGTCGATAGGTAACAATTTAAAATAAGTTGATAATAATATAATATAAGGAGGAGCAATCCTCCAGTACATATCTGCTTTTAGCAGATAATAATTCAAGGAGTGATTATATGGATAATAATAATAATTTAATTTATATTGAAGCTGGGGAGTTCGTAGATGAACAACAAAGGGAATTCTCGACCTACACCACAATCCAAAGAGGATTGCCACAATTAGAAGATGGGTTGTTACCAGTTCAGAGAAAAATAGTTTATGGTATGTACAAATCCAAGTTTAATTCTAAAAATAAATTTCATAAGTCCAATGAGCTAGTTGCGTCAGCGATGAGATACTATACGCATGGAGATACTGGATTGTATTTAGCAATATCTAAATTAACAAGTGGATATGAAGGGTTGTTATACCCTCTAGTAATCTCACACGGTATTTTTGGTAAAGCGTATAGCACAGCACCACCTAGTGCGATGAGATATACTTCTGGTAAACTATCTTCTTTTACAGAGGACGTTATGTTATCAGAATTATCTAAGAACTGTGTAGAATTTATATTAGATGAAGAAGATTCTTTATCCCAACCTGTTACACTTCCTTCAGTAATACCGTATATATTGTTAAGAAGTGGTTTAGCTTTAGCTACGGGTTTTAACTCCATATTCCCAAGCTATAATTTAAAAGATTTAGTGGAGGCAACTAAAAAACTAATAGATAACCCAACCGAGGACGTGTTAAATCTTTTAGTGCCAGATTTTACAACCAAGGGTAAATTAATAAGAAATAAATCAGAATTAAGAAAAATATATGATACTGGTAAAGGGTCTATTGTCCTTCAATCAAGGTATGAATTTGACCCTAAGCAAAATGCTATAATAATAACAGAAATACCTTATAGTCCAATGATTAACAAAGAATCTTTGATACAAGAACTGGTAGATAAGATGGATAAGTATAAAGATATAATTGATATAAAAGACGCTTCTGAATATGATGCCGTGAGCGATGAAGCCAAACTAGGGATAATGATTAAAGTTAAAAAAGGAGCCAACGTAGATTTGTTAATGAGAAGATTATTTAAAGCAACAAAACTTCAATCTTCTTTTGGAGTGAATCAAACCCTACTTGTTGATTTTCAACCTACGACATTAGGGACAAAAGATATAATATTGAAATGGGTAGAACAAAGAGTTAAAACTTTAAAAAAGGGTATTGAACATGATTTGAACCAAAAGAATAAAAGAATGCATGTACTTGAGGGGTTAAGAAAGATTCTTCTAGATATAGATAAAGCTATTAAGGTTATAAGAAACACAGACAACGAAGTAGAGGAAGCTTTAGTTAAAGAGTTTGGAATAGATAAAGAACAAGCAGAGTTTATATCAAAAATACAACTAAAGAATATTAATAAGAAATATATTTTAAAACAACTTGAGGATATAGATAAACTTAAAGAAGAAATAAGTGGGATAGAAGAGTTATTGTCTAGCGATGAAAAGGTTAAAAAGCTTATTAAGGAACAAATGGACGAAGTTGTTAAAAAGTATAACAGACCACGTTTAACAGAGATTATAGATTATGACGTTACTGATGACCTAGAAGAAAAACATGAGATAGAAGAATATAATTGTAAAGTTATGGTAACAAAACAAGGTTATATTAAGAAAACCATTAAAGGTGGTAATCATAATATTAAAGATGGGGATAGTGTTGTAGAAGAGTTATCTTGTAAAAATAGTGACATTGTTTATATATTCACCAAAGAAGGGGCTAGGTATAGAGTTAAAGTTTGGGAATTAAATCTAAAGAAGCCTAGTGATATTGGAGAGTATATAATTAAAGATGGAGAAGTGACTTATGTATTCATAGTAGATGAGTCAAAAGGTAAATTTATATCTGTTTATGGTAATGGTAAAGTGGCTTGTAGTCCTATTGAGTCTTATGCTAAAAAGAATAATAAAATAGTTAATTGCAAAAATGGTGAACAAGATTTAGTAGATATGTATTATATACAAAAGGATATGAATTTAGGATTAATCAATAAAAATGGTAGATTATTAATAATTGGAACTGAATTATTATCAATGCAAAAAGCCACCAATAGCCAAGGTGTAGTTGGTATAAATATCGACGACGAAATTGGAGAAGAAGTAGTTGGAGGCTTTTTGTTTGACGAAGCTGTTAATTTAACAATTAACACAACAAAAGGCAAGGAGTATCATTTGGGGCTAGGAGCCAAAGCAATGAGTAAATATAAGAAGGGAAGAGGCTCAAAAGGTTCTTTTGTAAAAGACAGATGTGAAGTTGTAGATTTTAAAATAGAAAAAGATGAATAATTTAAGGGGATTTAATCCCCTTATTTTTTTAATGAGAATAATTCTCATTAAAAAAAGTAACAAATAGTATAAATATGTATATAATATAATATAAAGATTAGGGGGTGTTTAGTATGTTATTAATACTTTTACTTGGATTTATGATATGTTGTGTGACATTTGTAGTAGTGGCTACATTGTCTTTCATAGTGTTGTGGGGTGTGGTTTTGTGGATTAAGTTTTTCTTGAGTAAATTGATAAAATAGGGTTAGGTACTTAATAAGTACCCAACCCAACACTTGATTACCTTTCTAGATTACCCTAGCTCTACAAGTGTATTTTCTTCTATTAGCCACTTACCATTAAAGCTTATAAGCTTAATGTTTTTATATCCAGCTTCTGCTATGGCTATATCTCTTAATAAAGTTCCTCCCTCTGTTTTTAATGATAGTGTTATATTAGGCGCAGTTGTGTGTAAAACAAGATTTATAACTCTAGAATCATCTATAGAAGGTACTACTATGGAGGTGTTAGCCCCTAGGCTGTCTACAAATTGACTGCCCTCTCCAGATACACGCACCACATTATTCCTTATACTTAATTGTTTATTGTTAGGTTTATTTTTTAGAAGTTCCTCGTTTATACTAGCAACTATCATATTACAGCCAGTAGGGTTTGGATTGTATCTTGAGTAAATAGGGTAGTTTCTTCCATTGTATACACGAGTTCTACCAGTTGGAGTTTTAGCGTCGGGGCTATCGAAGTCATAGTCTCCTTCGCAAGGGAAAAACATAACAAGACAAGGTTTGTTTACGCATCTGCAAACATATGGACATGATTCGTCGGGATATATTGTAAATTTTTTATTTTGGGTATAATCAAACCACCAAACGTCTCCATCAATATTACCACGACTGCAATAGATATAGTTGGAAGCAAAATCATTGGATTTATCTGCTCCAAATTCGTTTATTAACGCCAATCTAGTGTTATTGTAGGTAGAATCAGACACTTTTATAACTTGGTATTGGTGTAACATACAATCTTTGAAAAGAAAAAGATATTTTAAATTACCCTCTTCGTTTAAATATATTGATTTTACACATGTCTTAATTTGTTCAGCGTCCCACCTGTTTATGATTACTCCATCTTTATATAGCATCGGTCTAAGAATATTAAAATCTAAACTTAAAGTTTTTTTAACCCCTGTTATAGAATAATAGTTCACATTTAAAACAGTTCCAGTAAAACTGGTATCGTCTATTTTTTCTATGAGATGCTTGTTTATATAATCACATTTTTTAGTAACAGTTATTTCCCTTATAGTAGAAAAACTTCCGTCTGCCTCTGTAACCAAAACGGTTGTAGAGTTTTTTTGGAAGAAAAGTATTTCTTCTTCTTCATCTATACCAATTAAGTCTCCTCCAGTAAAATTAATTTGCTGAGCTAAGTTGGTTTTTTGATTAATAACGATAGCCTTTCCAGTACTTAAAAAAAGAAAGATTTTATTTTTAAAAACAACAACACGTTTACTAAGTGGGTCTCCAGAACCAATGTTTTCAACATACCCGTCTTTTGCAAAAACAGTTAAAGGAAGGTTTGTTATTACACTAGTTTTGTAATTCACGTCTTTTTTCAAGGTTGGGGAACACGCCCCAGCCTTATTTGTCAAATCTGGGGTATTTTTTGAATCAAAAATTAAAGTATTCGTTTTTAATTTTAATTCTCCTAGTTCTTTTTTTACCTCTCTTATTTCTTGTTCCATACTCTTCCTCCTCTTATGTTGCCAAGGAAATATTGAACTACATAATATTCAACATTCTCCTCAGTAACTTTTTCCATTTCTTCCCCTCTTAATACTATCACATGAGATGTTGCTTCAATTAAGGTGTCTCCAGTAAAAACAATTATTTCATTCATTTCTCTTAATATTTTTATTTTAATTATTTTATCTAATGACATTAGGTAACTTTACCTCCAATTCTTCAACATTGTTAATTTCTTCCCTATAGTGTAGGAAACGAATAGCACCATATCCTTCTTGAGTAGGTGTTAGATTGGAATCTGGACAATCAGTCCTGTGTTTTAGAAAATCTATCAACTCGAAAACATTAGGTGTTTTTCCATATTTTTTCTTATATAAATTACTACCTATCATTAAGCATCCTGTTACTGTTGGGGCTGAGCAACTTGTTCCAGAAAATTCGTCATAAGACCAGTGTTCACTATCTGGCATACCATTTCTTGTAAAAATTGATGAGTAACCTAAAAAACACAAGCCCCTTGCTCCAGTAGAAACTGAATAGTAAACCATATCATCTTCGTTTTTAGAATATCCATAATAATACTCGCTTCCATTGCCTCTTGGGTCATAGTATTCATTACTCCATATATCATGCCTGTCTGTTACTCCTCCTGCACCTATAATTCCATTGGCAAAATAAGGCATTCTAATAGCTGGAGCCCCGTATTCTGTTTCACAGTCCATAGATTCGTTTCCAGATGAGTTTACAAAGACTCCTCCGGCTGTAATGTATTTTCCAAAAGCAGACATAGAGGGTATATATTCCTCATGGTCAGAAAGATAGACCGTTCCCCCACCATAGCTCCTATTAACAAACATACAATTCTCTTTTAGCGCTAGTTCACACACTTTAGAAAACTCGTTGTTGGATGAACTGTCTACCCCTCCTATTTTAATCCATACAAATTCAGCTTTTGGAACTGCTCCATAAGTGCACTCTTTACCAGTCCCCAACAGAATATGGCTAACTTGAAATCCATGATTATTTTTCCACTCTTTCATTGGTGTCATATCATTTTGCTTACTTATATCGTTGTTTATATTATAGGTTGCGACAAGTTTGTCATAATCAATATCTGGGAACTCGTCTCTTCTTGATATATCAGCAAACCCAGAGTCTGCTATGGCAACTCTTAAGCCTTCTCCATATTCGGCGCTTTCCCACACGTCTTGAACCTCATGATACCAAATATTACCGTCTAGGTGTTTATAAGCCTTTTCATCATAAATAAGTGGAGAACCAAAATACCAATCTTTCTTAATAAATTCTAGTTCTATCTCTTTTCTAACATCTTGATTATCTAATACAACACTTCCCCAAGCTCCACCGTTTCTGTCTTTAAGATGTTTACACATTCTTAGCAATGAATTTTTATTAGAAGAAAGAGGACAATTTAATAAATGCACTCTTTGTAAGTTATCACAGTCAACAAAAATTAAATCATTTAGTTGAGTTTCTGTTTTATTTACAAACTTAGTTAGTTGAGAACCTTTTACAATCATCCCTGTGATAGAAGCGTTAGTATTCTCAAATTCTCCTGTTATATCAGCCACTTTAGAAATGGAGGCGTTTTCTATTTCATACACCCCGTTTTCTAAAGAGGATAGGTTTATGCTCTCTATAAATTCTAAGGATGGCTCTGCTTCGTCCTCCTCAGTAGAACCTTCTGGAGAATAATCTATTAATTCTGCGTTAAATTCTCCATTAATTTTAACTATTTTTAGAGCATGTTGTTTATCACAACCAAGCTCTATTTCATCAGTAATATCTCCCTCTTTTAGGGTTACTACATTCCCTTTTTGACCTTTAATATATAGTTTTGCTTCCCAGTAGTCTTTTTCTATAGTTGGTAAATTAATTGTGATATTCTCAGTAATAACAAGTGATTGTAAGGAAGAAGTGGTTAAATTTACCTCTCCATTTTCTGGTGATAGAACTACTAGCCCTTCTTGAGAATCTGAAGATAATTCTACCCATTCAGCGCCATTCCAAAAAGATACTATATTTTTTTCTGTATCAAAATATTCATATCCTGTATCGTTTGCTGTTAAATTATCTGGTCTATTTGCTGTATTACCTATATATCTATACTTGGTTTTTTTCATTATAAATTCCTCCTATTTTAATTTAATGCAATTCATGTATTTTGTTCATTCTGATTTTTTTATGGATATAGAGGGGTAGATATAAATGAATAATTTAATATCAACCCCTTGTGATTACTACTCTTCTGTTATATAGTTGCAATCTTCTATTGTTATATTTGATAAATTATAATCAAATGGTGGAATATTTATCAAGTCACAATCTATAAATTCAAATTGCATATTTCTGTTTTCTTCTTTACTCATATCTGTGCGTGTAAAACCAAATTTTCCATTAGGTTTTGTCTTAAGTGTGCAATTTATGAAACAGATTTTAGCTTTCTCATTGTTGGTTACTCTAAATAGATTGCCTTCAATAGTATTTATTAAGCAACAATTCTTATAGGTGACATCATTATATGCCATAAAGTTATACATACCATATACATGAGCGTTTTGATGTTGTTTAAATTCGCAATTATCAAACAATATCTTAGCAACATTTCCTTCCTTAAGACCACTAATTGCAAACGATGGGTTCACTCCATCTCCTATGGTGCAATTTAAGAATTTTGCGTCACTATTTTTTTGATAAGCAAGTTGGTAACGAGAGAAGTATGAATCCTCAACAATTACTTTTTCTTCGAAGCAAAGAGTAGCATCAATGCTAGAATTTTTTATTGTGGAATTAAATACGTTTAATTGTTCGGCTGAAGAAGTTATTGTCCCTCCCAGAATAAAATTAAAATTATCCACTGTGCAGTTTCTTAATCTAAGAGCAAAATTATGAATAGGCTTAATTTCTTGTTTTATAGTAAAATCTCTCACTAGCGCTCCATCTATTGTTAAAGCTTTTGCGTTCTTAACTCTAATATGGCTTCCAACCAAATTTCCGTTAAGCCTAACCTCATCGCTATCCTCTACGTTTAAATTTTTTACACTAACACACTGAGGCTTATACGCTTCAGCTTCTGTGGTGCCTGTTAATAAAACAGTCGACCTAAATACTTGATTGTTTTCTATGACAGCTCCACTGGTTGCATTTACAGTCATTGCTATTCCCATATCTTCAAAGTGATTATTGGAAACTATATGCCCACATCCATCATAACAAATAACTCCGTATGGACAGTCTTTGAAAAAATTCCCCTCGATTATTATACTACGAGTGGTATGACCTCCATCTTCTATATCTACACAAGCTTGGGGAGCAGTTCCACGAATATTGTACACCGATGAGTTTCTTAATCCACAAGAAATACCCCCTCCAACAGAGACACCTTGTCTTCTGCAATTATAAATCTCGCATTGTTCAATAAATGAATTTTCTGCGCTACGCCCTATTCTAAACATAAAAGTTAAATCTTGTTCCACTTCTTCGTGGTCAATATAAACTCTGAAAGATTTTGCACCCTCTGGAATATCACTAGGGTCTGAAAAATAAGACTTTATTGTTTTTATAAAATTTTCTTCTTCGTCGTAAAACGCTATATAAATGAGTTTTTTAGTAACCCTATATAGAGCACCATAACCATAGGGGTTGCCAGAGTATACATAAAGTTTTTCTTTTAGTGATAAGCCAATTTTTCTATCTTCTTCATTTAATAAAGAGTCTAGCGATATCTTGTTTGTTAGTCTATATCCGACTCCTTCTGCGTTTGCTCCATTGCTGTCTATCACTCCATTTTCGCAAGTTTGATTTAAAACATAGTTTGAGGAATAATATGATAAAACACTTCCCATATAGCTCCCATCGCCAGTAAACCCGTGTATTTTCAAATTCTTACACAAACATCTTCTACTTCCTCTAAAAAGTACCCCGTGTCCATGTTCGTGAGTCTCACTAATAGAAGCGTCATAGTCGTGATTATCTCTATCACCAATTAATTCTCCATTTTTTACCATTGTATCTTCGCATAATAATAAGTCTAAAATTCTATACCCAGCATAATTATTGGGTTTTATTTTTATTATAGCGCCATTTAAATCGTATTCGGTACTTGAGTGTAACATAAGAATAGAAGGGTGGTTGTTCTTACCTTGAGATGAAACAACACCGTCTAATTCATCTATAACTTCTATTTCTGTATTCTTAGGGAAAGTCACTCTTCTATATCCTAATTCATAAGCTTCGTCAAACTGTTGTTGAATAGATTTAGTCAATTCCACCGAAGATAAAGAATCATCTATTTTTATTATATATTCTAATTCTTCCCCAGAGCCTTCTTGAGACTCTGGTGATAACTCTATCCATTCAGTACCATTCCAGAAAGATACGATGTTTTTTTCTATATCAAAATATTCATATCCTGTGTCTGCCATCGTTAAATTGTCTGGTCTATTGTTTGTTTTACCACTGTATTTATATTTACTTCTAAACATTATAATCCTCCTCTACTATTCTTCAGCGATAACTATTGAATCTATCAAAATATTATCTAAATTGTAATCTGGCGCTTTAAGATTTATTAGTTTACAGTCTATAAGTTCAAATTTTTTGCAAGTAGCCCCTTCGTTTGAAAAAATTTTGCAGGCGTTATTTTTACCAATAAGTTCACAACCATGAAAAGCAACGCTAGGAGTTTCATTATCTGCTACACGGAATAAATAACCATCCACCCTATCTATTATTCGACAATTTTCATAGGTTGCGTCAACGTTGGAAGCTAGTAGTCCAATCCCATAGACAGAAGGGGTTTGTTGTTCTAGTACAGAGTTTTTAATTATAAGGTTTAAACTGCCCCCAGTTGGCATTCCAAAACCTATTGAATCGAATTTCATATTGTCTAGTTCCAAATCAAAGGCTTGAGATTCATAAATAACACATATCTTTTTTATATACCCATCGGAAATTTTAGAATTAGCCAATCTAATCTCTGAATTTACGGTTACTTGTTTCAATACACTATTTTTTATATTTAAAATTTTATTGTTTGGGTTTAGTAATTCAAAATGATTCAATTCCACATTGTCCCAATATCCATATCCTATTTTGTTTATCTTAAAATTAGATAATGTACTATTGTTTATTGTCACAACGTTTCCGTTTTCTAAAAGTATTTTATCCCCATGAGAATTCCCTCCTATTGATAAGTTACAAGGCACTTCTTCTCCGGATATAGTTAGGTTTGTTATATTACTGTTTGTAAATGAGGCGTTTTTAACATTATGCAATACAATCCCTTGTATATCTTTATTATTAACTTGTATTTCATCACAATCCTTACAATATACTCCAGAGACAGTTCCAATCCCTTTTAAGCGTACGTTTCCTACCATATAACAAGTTAAATTGTTTACATATACATTTTGAGGATTGTAAAGAGGAGAGTTAATTTCAGTGTCTAAAACAACCTGCGAACTTCTTTCTACTGTACAATTTTGCACAGTGGCATTAACCCCAGCGTATATGGATATTGCATGCCATTCTATTCCACTAATCCTACAATTCTCCATAATATGTCCTCTACCGTCATAGAAAATAACTCCAAATTTTGAATCTTCAAAATTGTTATTTAACAACACAACTCCTCTTGTTAAATGCCCAGCGTCCTCGATATCTACACAGGCTTGTGGAGGTGTACCTTGTATATTTCTAATTGTTGAGTCTACTACTCCACTGACATACGCTCCTCCGATTGACACTCCTTGTCTTCTGCAAGACTCTATAAGGCAGTTTTTTATATATGAATTTTTACTAACCCTAACAACTCTGCTCATTAAAATAAGTTGCGAAGAGTCAACACTTAGTAAATCAGCGTTAGGGAAATGAAGTTTAAAATAACGTCCTCCTTCTGGTATTTGTAAAGGTGTGCACACCTCTCCTTTTGTGTAGGATATAAAACTTTTATCTTCATCATACCAAAAAATATTAGCCTCTTGATTTGAAAATACCCCACCAGCGCCAACACCAGTTGAGTTAGCTGGTACTAAAGTTATCCCATCTTTCAATGAGAAACCTGCTTGTTTATCTTCCTCATTTAGTAAATCTAACAAATCATAATATCTATTACTTCTAGTCTCTTCTTCGCTATCTTCCGGTTCTCCTGTCTCAGTGTTTATTTTCCCAACTTCTACATACTCCCTCCAAAGCATTCCCTTGCCTTCGTAATGACCTACACCAATGCCTATATATGCACCGTCACCAGTTCCTAGTTTCAAGTGGCAATTCATTATTAAGCAGTTTTCACACCCAGACATTTGAACACATGTTCCCCACTCATGGGAGGCAAAGTTTCCATTTGTGTAATTAGTATAAATATGTTCTTCTTTATCTCCTACTATTGTTCCGTTTTTTAATATAGTATTGGTTAGATTATTCATACTAATGATGGTATATCCGGCATAGTTATTATCTTTTATTTTTATAACACTATCGTTTAAATCATATGTGGTGTTATTACTTAGCCTTAACATGGGTTTATCCAAAAACCCTTGAGAAGGGGCGCACACCCCGTCTAATTCGTCTATAACTTCTATTTCTGTATTCTTAGGGAAAGTTACTCTTCTATATCCTAACTCATAAGCTTCATCAAATTGTTGTTGAATAGATTTGGTTAAATTTACTGAGGATAAAGAACTATCTATTTTTATTATATATTCTAATTTCTCTTCGTTGATTAATACTTTAGTTGCTTCAATGACAGTATCTTCAACCAAAGATTTGCCATCAACTTTATCTACTTTGTCTGCTAACTCGGTTTTCTTAGCGTAAGAGGTTAAATCCACCTCTCCTCCTAAAGTGGCATTAGCTATTTTAGAATCCACCTCTGAACCAGTAATAAAATCGGAGTCGTTTGTTAATTGTGAAGTTTTTGTAGGTATATTTAATTGAGATAATGAAGTATCAACAATAGATTGGACAACCTCTTCATTTACAGCACCAGCGTTAGCTATTTTAGTATCAACTTCAGTGCCAGTTACAAAACCAGAGTCATTTGTTAATTGAGAAGTTTTTGTTGGTATATTTAATTGAGACAAAGATTCGTTAACAATTAATTGAACAGCTTCTTCATCTACAGTACCACTTATTTCTTTTTCCTCTAAAACTCCCTCTACTATTGTTTTTATTTCTTCTTCGGTGTAGTGTTTTTTAGCATTGACAGCATTGTCTACATAGGTCTTGTTTGCTAAATTTAAATCGTTTTGTAATTCAGATATTTTAGTAGGAATATCTAAAGCTTCTAATAAAGCTTGTACTTCCTCTTCGGTTAAAAAATTTTTTATGGCATTTGATATTTGAGTAGATACTTCTGATTTCTTAGCATAAGTGCTTAAGTCCAACCCATCAGTTTGGATTTTAGCAACTTCTGCAACTATAAGTTCAATTACTTGAGCTTTTGAGATACCATTATTGCCTTTATATCCTTTATTCATCTAAATTGTTTCCTCCTTTTTATACTATCTTATAATCCTATTCTTCCCTCAACTACTACGCCTTGAGTTAAGAATTTTAATTCTGTGATTGCTGGACTGTCGAAGTCTAAACATAAATCAAAGTCTGAACTCATCCAACCAGTTAAACCATTTTCAATGTATTCACAATCTTCAGAAACGTGTAAAGTTAGTTTAATTATTTTTATATTGCTCCAAGTTGGTAATTGTTCTTTTAACATTGCTATTACGTCATATCCCTCGGCTGGAACTGTAAATTTAACATTTAATTCTTTAGTTGTTTTCATTTTATTATCTCCTTTTCGTTTAATATATATAAATTATTTTTTTGTACCAAACCATTATTATCAAATAAATAGTTCAGCACATTTTCCTTATTAATAGAAAACCCTTGTTCTTTTAAATCTTCAGCCACATAGGATAAATATCCTGTTACAATAGCACAAGCCATAGAGGTGCCTGTTCTAACCAAGCTCTCTTGTGCTAAAGTTATACATGATTGTTTCTCTCCAAAAGTGTAGATATCAGCGCTATTGGAAAAAGTGGATTTATTATAATTATCACTTACACTACCAACACTTAGAGTAGATTCGTAAAACGCTGGGTAGTATTTAGATTTATCATAATTATTACCAGAGGCGCAAATTAATAAAACTTTCCTTGATAACATAGTGCACATAGCCTCTAGCCTAGAATAGTTTTTAATAGTTCCCATAGAAAAATTAACTATGTCTAAATTGTCAAGTTCAGCCTTTCTAAATCCTCTTAGCAAGTCATCTATTGACCCACCTTTTTCTTGAAGAACCTTATAGACATAAAGTTCTACATTGGGATTAATATTATATATTTTAGTAGTTACCCATGTGCCATGCCCACTTTTATCTTTACTTGTTTCTTCTGTTAAATTTTTTCTTATTACATTATCTTCTGGTATAACCCTAAAATCCAACCCAGAGTCTAATACTCCTATTTTAACCTTCATCATCCACCTCCCATATATTGAAGGATTACCTGCCAAGCAATCTTGGTGGGTTCCTTCAAGTTTTATAAAAATATTGCTAATAATAATAATAAATAGTTACTTGTTTCACCACAACTAAAACATTTAAAAAAATTAGAATGAGTAAACAAGTAAAATAGAATAGCTGATTTTATAAAGTACCTTATGAAGCTGTATATCATGCCTATTAGAAAAGCTAGGTTGCACTTCTTTTGCGCATCTTTTGCTTGAGTTATCAACTCTTTAAAACACTTATCAAGATTATTGGGCACTATACTATTGTTGGTAAAATTAATCCAATAAGAGTAGTTATGGTGGCTGTTATAATAGCTGTCATAATTATTGCTCCAGTCTTGGATATTAATTTATTCCCTTTGATTTTTTCTTCTTCGTGCCATGAATTAATTGCGTCAATAGACTCTTTCATACTATTAATGCTAACATTAGAAAGTTTAACCTCCGCTTCTATGGTATACATTCTATGGTTCAACACGTCTATTCTATCCCTAAGATTATCTATTTTTTCCTCGTTACTCATTTGTTTCTCCCTTCAATCTTTTAGTTTCTTTATCTCCATCTTTTAATCCTTTTGAAGTAGGGTCTACTAAGGCTGATATGCAAGTTAACGCAAGACATATAACTTTAGAGGGAGAAGAGAATATAAACCCTAATCCAATAAATAATTCTTTCCAACTGTTTAATGCTCCTATATCTAATCCAGTAGCTAGTAGCACAGCAGATATCAACCCTATATACATATAAATGTTTGTTAATCTAGTTTTCCATTTGCTATTCATTATTACACCTCCTCCCTAGTTGATAATTTACTACATAATTCTTCAAGTTTTGCTATTCTCGCTTCTAAGTCGTCTATTTTACTTTGTTGCTCGGTGATGGTTTTTTCTTGAATATCTATTTTTTCTTTTAAATTATTTATCTCTTTTTCTTGGTCTTGAGTAATATTTGTGAGTTCTTGGATAGCTAATGTTATATGAGGGAACATTCTGTTTGTTACTATTTGCATAATGTATTCATCTATAGGGTTGCCCTCTTCGTCTTTCTGTTGTATACTCCTAGTAAACTGTTTTGGCATATCTTGTGCTATATATCCAACGTCATTATAATTTTCATCCATATTGAAAGTGTAATGATTTATAGTATTAATCAACTCTAAGCCAGTTAAACCCTCTCTTAGTTCTTTTAATTCCTCAGATTCTTCATATTCTTCTATACTACCTCTAATAGTTTTAAAATTCTTCTTAATTTCTTGAGTATTTTCCAACTCTTTTCCAAACAGTCTGTTTACACCTTTTAAAACAAGTGCCACATCTTGTTTAAATTTTTTATCTGAGACATAAACCCCGTCTATTCCTAAAGCGTGACCTCCAACTGCGCCTAGTTCTAAATAATATCCATTATTTCCTTGTATTTGTATAGTGTCTACTTGGTAAACGCCGTATGGTGTCGAACCAACAACACGTTTATTGTATTGAAAATACATAGGACTATCACAGGATATACTTCCTGTTGAGGACAAACTGCCTTTAACAGTTAAAGCACCTGTTGAAGTTTCGTTTAGTTCAGTATATCCTGTATTTGATAAATAGGAACAGGTTAATCCACTAGCTGCGTTTACTGTGCCTAGGCAATTAAGATTCCCATTACAAGCCATATTCCCAGTGGAACCTAGATAACTTGCTGTTAATTCGGCATTTTTCATGTAAACGTCGCCATTGAATGTGGCAGTGCCCCCAACTGTCATGGTACTATCCATAACCATTTTATCTGTTCTAAGGTTGTGAAACCACCCTTGGTTAAATCTAGTATACTCTTTTCCTATTCCCCCGTTGTTGTCGACTACTGGGTAATAAAAACCATTATCCCATCTACAGTTTACATTATATCCCACGCTACTAGAGTCTGTATGGAATATACAGTTATTTGATATATGAGTTCCTTCGTAGTTTACCCAAAAGTATTTGGCACCACCCACAGACTCTGAAATTATATCAAATTCTCCATATCTTTGGTCTCCTCCCAGTGCAACAATCATTTGAGCTGAACCAGCTCCTCCGGTGGCATAAAGAGAAACATAATCTGTTGAAGTCGGATAAGGTCTAAAGGTTAAAGAACCATTTAAGAAAGTGTTTCCGTCTATTTCAAGTTTTGATGTACTTATTTTCACTGATTCTGCACTAGTGTTTATGCTTGAAATCAACTCATCTTTGCCAACCTTTTGGCTTACTGAAAGATTTATATTGTCTGCTGATTGACTTATGGCACTGTTTACTTGAGTTATTGTTGGTCTATTAGAAACAGCGTCGTCAGCGTAGCCTTGTGCTTCACGTTTAGTAGCATAGGTGGCACTGAATGAAGAAGTTAAATTTGAAGCTGAAGCGCTTATGGCACTGTTCATTTCCAATACTGTTGGTTTATCCTCCACTGCTTCTTCGATTGACTCTTGAACTTCTGTTTTTGTAGCATAATCCTCTTCTAATGAGGTAGTAACATCGGATATAGCTTCATCTGTATAGTCTTTATATTCTTCTTTGGTAGCGTATGTTTTGCCAAAAGAAACTGTTAATCCCTCAAGAGAGCTATTAATAGCACTTGTTACATAAGCTTCAGTAGCAACCCCTTCTAAAACTTCTTGTTTAGCTTCGTCGGTTAAAGTTATATAAAAGCTTTCTCCATCAAACCCAACTTTTCCTCCAAAGTTAAAGGTTCCATCCTCCATATTAATCCATGTAGTACCGTTTAGAGAGGATAGCATTCCACTTCTTATAATGGCTGCGTCAAGATTACCTGTGGTAATATAGTCAGCTACGATTTGACCATCCATAGTTATGGCAGTACCGTACGTGCCATTATACCCCGTTGAAGAGTAACCAAACCCATTTGCATTCCATCTCCAGACATTCTTTGCCGTATCTTTATCGTCCGTGTCCATGATTAATATTTCGTTAGAATTAACAACAACATATCCATTAAATCCTGTTCTAATTAATTCACTGGCATGGTCTTTTGCTGTCTGAAGGACTTGTTCCCAAGTATCGTCCTCTTTTATATCTGTTATAGCATCCTGTATGTCATTTACCCTCTCTATCATGTCTTCTAAGTAGTCACCATACATAATCTCTGAGGTTAGAGTTACATTAAGTGTTAATTTATCGTCATAATCTCTACTGATAGAGGTAACTCTTGTGTCTATAAGTTCATCTGTTTGGCTATCCCATATTTTATAGCTATAATTTAAGTCTATTTCGGTCTCATCATCAACCGAAGCCGTCATGGTGGTCTCTATTATGGGTCTTGATTTTTTTGCTAATTCTCTCTTTGTTTTATCTAAAAGTTCTTGAGCGTCCCCAATCGCCTCATCAGTAAAGTATTCTTCTCTATAAAAAATGGCAGGGTTATCTAAAATATAGTCTAGACTATATCCCAATTTTAAAAAATATGAATAGTCCTCTACATAATCTTTTCCATCATTCAAGTCTGAAAAAGTAAGAGCATTCCCCTCTTCATCCTTAATTCCTCTACCATACATTCTTGTTATTATATCTCCACCGTCCACTGGCGTATTTGCTATCAAACAGTTATTAACTACAAGTCTTTTACCATAGTTCATGTATATATCTATTGTGTCTTTTCTAAATATACACACAGCTCCCATTCTTTTGAGCATAGCCAATAGACAGTTCATAACAGTATCTTTTTCCCTTATATAGTAGGTCATTGTTATTCCGTCCATGTCATGACTGCCCACACTCCACCCAGTGTTTTCTAGGATATAATTGAATATTTCTATTGGAGATTGTTTTATAAACACTTTTGAATCCATATATATTCTTGATAGATTCATACAGTTTTGCTCACATGAAACGTCTACGGTTCTTTTTTCAGTTCCCTCTTCAACCACTTCATTTACTCTATCAACTATAAATATTAAATCTTCAAACTCTACAACTTCTCCTATTTTAAAGTTGGCGTTTTCTTCATTGCTTGTTTTTAAAATAGAAAAGTTTAAAGTTGCTGGTTCGTTCAGCTTTCTATTTATCTGAATAGAATAGGGGTCTGTATTCCATTTTTGCTCCTCAAAAGTTATACTATTGTTCATATAATACACCTCCTTTGTGTTTTAAACTTCTATTATTTTGAAATCCTTTATAGTGAATTGTGGGTTATAATTGTTTGAGGGGGATTGATAACCCAATCCTATATCTAAAGAGACACTATCAATATTGGAGAAAGTTTTTTCTATTACTTGTTCTTGAGTGCTAATTATATAAGTTTCGCTCTGAGAGCCAACCACTAGACGTAATGTGTGTTTCCCAGAATTTAAACTACATTTAAATGACACCTTGTAATTTTTATTTTTTTCAAGTATTCTGGTTGTAAGATAAGCGTCACTCCAACTATCCCCGTCTCCATATAATTGAATAACAGCCCCCTTGTCTTTATAGGTTATATCGCCTTCAACACGCCAAAAATAGCTTGTGAAATCTTCTAAACCTTGCGTAACCACAATTTCATTGCATAATAGTGGAATAACTCCACTATACACTTGTGAACAGGGTTTATTTCCAATATAAACCCCAATAATATTTTTTCCTTTTATGGTTATCATTGTTCTCCTCCATATTATTATTCTTCTGTAACGAAATATATTGTATTATTATCTTTATTTGCTATTGCGTCATATTGTGCTTGAGTTCCAGTCCAAAACTTGAAATTATTCAATCTTGTTTCAACTTGAGTTGAAGTCATATAATCCCCACTATAGACAGATATTATAATTGGAGTAGTTGAATTAGAAGTGTTATCTGTATAAGTTTCTTTTATATATTGCCATAAATATCTATTAGTGCTCGAAGTTGATTGAGGAGTTGTTTTCCAACTACCACTAGTAGTACTTGGGGTAGAAGTTGAGTTGTTTACTAGGTAAAAATGTTCTACTTTAGATATACCTTTACCAGTATCGCCCTTGTCCCCCTTGGTACCTTTTAGAGAGGCTAGTTGGCTTTGGGTAAAATCTGAGTAAACAAAAGCGTCACCCTTATCGCCCTTCTCACCTTTAAGAGAGTTTAGTTGTTCTTGGGTAAAGTCTGTATACTTAAACGCCTCCCCTCTGTCCCCCTTGGCTCCTTTAAGATTATTTAATTGCTCTTGGGTAAAGTCTGAATAGGTAAAAGCGTCACCTTTGTCCCCCTTGGCTCCTTTAAGATTATTTAATTGCTCTTGGGTGAAATCTGAGTAAACAAAAGCGTCCCCTTTATCTCCTTTGTCCCCCTTGGCTCCTTTTAAAGAGGCTAATTGTTGTTGAGTAAAATCTGAATAGGTAAAAGCCTCCCCTCTATCGCCTTTTTCCCCTCTTAAAGATTCTAACCACTCCTCTTGGCTACCTTTGAAACCTCCCATGACAGCTAATTCATAAGCCGACTTACCATCTATAACCTCGATTGGAGAACCATCTTCTTTTACAAGGACAGCGTCTTTTCCTTTAGGTATTCCAAGATTTAATTTATATGTGTTGTTTCCAGCGTCCACTAAAGTAGCTGTAGCATTCTCATTCTGTCCCAATCCAGTAACTGTTCCTATTGTCAGTTTTGGTACGTCGCCCGTATTACCCTTGTCCCCTTTTTCGCCCTTAAGATTATTTAATTGCTCTTGGGTAAAATCTGAGTAAACAAAAGCGTCGCCCCTATCTCCCTTATCTCCTTTTTCCCCTTTAAGGAAAGATAATTGCTCTTGGGTAAAATCGCTGTATTTAAAAGCGTCTCCCCTGTCCCCTTTTTCGCCCCTAAGGTTATTTAATTGTTCTTGAGTGAAATCAGAATAAACAAAAGCGTCGCCTTTGTCCCCCTTGTCCCCTTTATCCCCTTGAGGGATTGAGAAATCCACGGTATAAGAGCTTGCACCAGTTTGGGTTAGTTTAGTTATGGCTTTTGAGCCGGATTGTAGGGTTTTAGTTTCTCCCAAAACAAAGGTTGGGGTATCTCCTCTTTCCCCTTTTAGAGAAGCTAACCACTCTTCTTCTGTTCCCTCAAACCCATTGTTATAAGCGACTTTATAAGCAGAATCTCCGTCGTCACCTTTTCTTCCTTCTACCACTGCTACTTTTTCCTCTAAATATTCTCTAGTAACATAATTAGTATTGGAGTAAACATAGTCATATTCTTTAAATGTAATTGTAGCTAAAATAGAATAAAACACACCATTTTGGTACATATCCACTTCTGCATAGTCTGTCATGGAAACTTTGATATCTCCAACATTACATATATCGTCAATAAATCTAAATACTTTTGGCTCTGCTGTATCTAACCATAGTCTAATATCTTCTGGGTCTCTTATTTTTTCAAAAAATACTTTTATGGAAAACTCGTATGGGTCTCTAATTTTCTTAATAAATTGTTCCCCTCCAATGTTGGGAACTTTATGAGTAATAATAGTATAGGTAGGGGTAAGTTTATAAATTTCTTCGTTTTCAGAAGTTACCACGCCACCCATTTCAGAAAGCTTTTTTCTATTAAACATAAAATCTGTTATTAACATTTTTTCCTCCAATCGGGCAAGATATGTAAAGTAGGGGTTTTATCCCCTACTATTTTTTCTTCCCTAACCTTCTTAATTCTCTTGATTGTTTTTGCATTAATTTATCTATTGCTTTATCTACATCAATTTCTTTCCTTATGTCTGCGTCCACGTTGTTGTTAATTGTTATTTTTGGTTCACTAGCTACTGGTTTTTGTGGATTTGGTACACTATTGAACCTACTAGCTATTCCATTTATTACATTGTTTAATAAGGCATCAAAACTAGACATGTACTGACTATTCATGTTCTTATTGTCTAAAGCGGTTACATCAACGCCTCCATTAAAATCACTTAAAGACATAAATCCTTCTCCTAAAGGTTGTACCTCTGGCACTGAAGAAGGTGTATCTGTATCTACTCCAGTAGAATATTGATTAGTCATTTGTTGCATTGTTTCTAAATGGTTTTTATAATCTTCTTCTCTTTGTTTGTAAATATCTTTAAGTTTTTTCGTATCTTCCTCTGCAACGGTAAGGTCTATATTGTTGGTTAGAATAGATTGTTGCTCTATTTCATTAACGGATTCAAGGCTACCACCCTTGATTGTGTTTACAACATTACTTACGACATTCTTTACGGTGTTTATAGTATTGTTAACAAAGTTGGTTGTTACGGTAATCGTTTTACTAACAAGTCTACCTATTGCACTTCTTAGGTTTTCAACCATACCAGAAGCGCCTTGTGCTGCTCCCCCAACATTGTTAAAGTTAGACACAGAAGCTCCACCATTATAGTTAGGTACATTTTGTAAAACACCACCATAATTTTTAACTCTGCCTCCATTTGAATCGGCTGCTCCTCCAACATTATTAAACTGTCCTACAGAAGCTCCACCATTATAGTTAGGTGTATTTTGTAAAGTACCACCATAATTTTGAACCTTGCCTCCATTGGTATCGGCTGCATTACCAACATTATTTAACTGACTTTGAGATTGTGAACCATCATAGTTAGGAGTGCTTTGAAGGGTACTTCCATAATTTTGAACCTTGCCTCCATTGGTGTCGGCTGCGTTACCAACGTTGTCCATTTGACCTTGAGATTGTGAGCCATCATAATCTGGCACCCCTTCTATTTTGTTTCCAAATTCGTCAACTTTAGGTGTGGCGTTACCAGCCGAGGTTCCCACATTATCCATTTGACTAGAAGTTTGAGAACCATCATAATCTGGTACCCCTTCTATTTTCTTACCAGTCTCATCTACTCTTTGTCCAGCTTCTTCTGAACTAGTTGCAACATTGTTAAAACCTTGTTCTGTAGGTGCGCCGTTATAATCCGGTACGCCTTCTATTTTTTTACCAGCGTCTTCTACTTTTTGTCCACTTTGTTCAGCACTATCTCCAACCCCGTTGAATCCATTCATTATAGATTGAACTACGTCTGCTGGTAATCCAAGACTATCCAGTTTAGCTTGAAGTTCGTCTTTAGAAACGCCACATTTAATAAATTCGTCGATAACTTGATTAATTTCATCAGTCATACCACTAGCAAAGTCTGGATTCGCTTTTAATTCGTTTAATTTATTTTGGAACTCTTCAGTGCTAATTTTACCCTCACCATAGGCTTGGATAAGTTGAGTCATTTGTGTTTTTGCAGACTCGGACAAGTTACTATTCATTACTAAACTGTTTAATTTATTTTGAAGTTCTTGAGTAGAAGTGTCACAGCTTTTCATAGAATCATTAATTTGAGCCATTTCTAGGGCTATCTCTGGAGCAAGATTAGGGTTCATTTTAATAGCCATCAAAGCATCGTTTAAAACTTTAGCACTTGCCTCACCATTAACAAAAGCTTGTACCATATTTGATATTGACTCAGCAGATAGCGTACCTAATTGACTTATCGCCTCGTTGGATAATCCCATAGAATGTCCCATAGACTCTCCAAATTGTTGGGCAGTTATCTCACCTTTTGCAAATTGTTGTATTGCTTTTGTCATAGTTTGTTGGACACCCTTGTCCAATGTGGTGAAACTTGCACTAGTTGTCATTTCCATCATTTTCATACCCATAGCGAACTCTTGTGCTGTTACATTACCTTGGGCGAACTGTTGAACTAGGGAATCTAAAGCTTTTTGGGAGTCTTTGGATAAGACATTGTAAAATGATTCCATATCATTCTCGACAAGTTTAACACCTTCGGCAAAATCTTTAGCTCCAACGTCTCCTCTTTGGAAACCTTCTAAAATAGCAGTCATGGCAGTTTGAGTGCTTTCTTTTAACTTACCCATGTTTTGGGCTGAGAAACTAGACATTGCAGAAACTGCTTCGCCATAGTCCTTTATGTTAACACTACCATCGGAATATCCTTTGTTTAATTTTTCTAGGCAACCACCGGCTGTTTGCTCTAACGAACCAAAGTCTAGTTTACTTACCTCGCAAAAGTCTTGGATAGCTCTTTTTCCTTCGTCGATATTTATTGCTCCACGCTCGAAGTCGTCAATCATCTTATTTATTGCTTTACTAGAAGCCTCTGGAATTTCGCCTAGTGCTTCAACTTCTTCTCTTAAAGCTTTTGCAGTTTTACCTCTATATATTTCTAGACCTTCATATCCTTTAATAACGTGGTCTGCACTATCTCCAACTTCATAGTTAGCTTCGGCTAGTTGCTTTAATAGGTCGTATTCCTTCTGCTCTGAGACTGATAGTTTTTCATTATTATCCAACTTGGCTTGATATGCTTGTAGAGATTGCTCTAAGTATGTCTTTTCATCTTCTGCGCTTTTCTTTACTGTTTCTTTTGTTTTTTCAAGTTCTTCTCTTAACTCTTTAGCAGATTTAGTTTTTGCGTGGCTACCTTCACCATAAGCAACTTTTTCGTCATCTTCTAGTTGATAAAGTTGGTGTAAGGCACTATCTATATCTTTAATTTCTCCATTATATTCAGACAGTTCTTTTGAAGCTTCATTAACATTCTTTTTGTTATCAGCAAAGAATTTATCTGCTTCTTTGGCTGCTAACCTTTTGTTATTTTGTTCAGCTTCTTGTTGGGCTTTTATATAATTTTTTAGAGCGTCTGTTAAATGATTGATAGCATTTTCTTCACTGCCATAAGCACTTACAAGCTCTGGCATAGACTTAACTATATTAGATTTAGCATCGGCTAATATTTTTGAATTTTCTTCATATTCTTTTGAACTTTTTGAATTCGCAAGTTTTTGCTCTAACTCGTGGATTTGAGCCAAACTTTCTTTAGCTGTCTTAACGTTATTAGCATTTTCTTTAGCAAGGTTACTATAGTTGTTCATGTTTTCTATAGTGTGTTTGTTGGTTTCCATAAGTCTTTCGTCAGCTTTGGATATATAGTTATAAAGCTCATATAAACCAAAACCTACGGCTGCTATTGCTACTAGTAAACCACCAGCCATTAATGAAGAGGCTATAGTGGAAGCCTTAGTTAAAGTTTGTATCTCACCAGCTAAAGTGCCTAATATACCAACTCCAGAACTACATGCGTTTAAGAATGAGGATATTCCTTTTTCTGCTATACCAATTGCTGTTGAGGCTACTCCTATTCCTGCCCCAAAAGTTGTAAAGTCTATTAGTAGGTTTTTAGTACCGTCGGACATATTATTTAAATTGTTTACAAAATCTGTAGCACCTTGAGCGAATCCTCTAAGTTTTCCCTCTATTAATTCACCAAATGATTCACCTAGGGCACTAACAGCAGATTTTAAAATATCCATGTCTCCTTTTAAATTCAATGTGTTATCCTAAAAGCTTTTTATCTTTTAGTTCTAGGAGTTTCCTCCATTATACCACGTCGGTTCGTGGCTAGTTCAGCATATATCATCTTCCCTGTAGGGAAGCCGAACACTCGTGCAGATATTATATTCCTATTTAAATTAGGGTTCAATCTGTATGCGTTACGATGTTAAAAGATTTTAATCTTTTAATTATCTCGGTATTAACATATATTTTTTATATAAGTGTTACACTTTATAAAAAATACTTAGCCTTCACCGATATTGCTCGGTTATTCGATACACATTACTGTGTAAAGGGACAAATTTTATCCAACATAATATTTTGCATGTTCTGTGCTGCACCATTACAGTTTTCAATAGAACCTGTTAAACTACCAAATTCTTCGTCTGTTGCGTTCATAATCGCCAACAGACCTGCCATCAATTTTGTTACCGTAGAGGCTTTTTATCCTCTACCTCTAGGAGTTTCCTCCATTATACCACGTCAATTCGTGGCTAGTTCAGCATATATCATCACCTAGAATAAGGTGGTCGAGACTCGTGGGTGGATTATTGCTCCTAATTATCGCTCACCACCTATGCGTTACAAAAAAGGATTAGTATTCCTCTCTCTCGATGTTAGCATATATAATTATTTAAATAACTCTTTTAAAATTATACTTAGCCTTCTTCGATTTTCCCGACTTATTCAATATATATTTCTATATAAGGGGGCTGACATGTTAACCCGTTTTACCAGATATTGTTTCTGCATTCTGCATTTTCTGACTAGCTGTTAGTTGACCAAAACCACTTCTAAGGTCTCCCAATATGTCACCAAGGTCTCTCATTGAGCCATCAGCGTTTTGCGTTTCTATTACTATGTCTGCCATGCCTTCTCTGGTTAAGTGTATAGGTTCTGACATTTCTGTGAATAAACGTCTTAAGGCTTGTCCTGCTGTTGTTGATTTTCGATTTTGTTATCGTTAAGCTTTTTATCTTAACCTCTAGGAGTTTCCCCCATTATGCCATGTTGTTTCATGGCTAGTCCAGCATATATCATCTTCCTTATAGGAAGGAAATCACTCGTGGAAGTATTTTTGCTCTCTTAACGCTCAACCTCTATGCGTTACGGTGGTAGGTGATGTTCCTACTTACCTCGGTGTTGCCATGTTCTATATTATATAAAATTTAGGTTTTCACCGATTTTGATTTCTTTTTCTCATTGTATATTACTATACAAGGGGACTATTATGTTAATCCCAGCATTTGCCATTAGTCCTAATGCCACGGACACATCCTCTATTGAAAAGCCCAGAGAACCTGCGACAGGGGCACACATTTGGAATGCGTACCCTAGTTGTTCTACTGAAGTATTACTATGTGTCGCTGTTGTTGCTAAAATATCGCAGAATTTTCCCGCATCTGAAGCCGAGTAGCCCATTGCGGTTATTGCGTCCAATAGTTATTAACTCTAGGCTCTTTATCCTAGACTCTGGAGGTTTCCCTCATTTTCATCGACTGGTTATCCAGTCCAGTTTAGACTATATCTTCACCCTTAACTTAATAATAGGGTGTCGGAGACTCGTGGAGGTATTTTTGCTCTCTTAACGCTCAACCTCTAGTCGTTACAGGGATTTATTGATTTTAAACCCCCTAGATGTTTACATATGGTTTTAGTATAGTTTCTATATTATTAATATCCCAATGTGGTATTCTTATTAGTTTTATATTATTATCCAAACAGAATTGAGTTTTTATATTGTCTCTTCTTTTTGTATTTGCTAAATTTTCCTCGGCTTCTTCTTGTGTTATTTCTCCTATAACCCAAGGTTCATAGTGCTGTCTACCATCAAATTCGACAAGTAGTTTTAAATTATTATCTTTATCAAACACTGCAAAATCAAAAGGCAATTCTTTTTTATCTCTGCACTCTTTTATTTTATATTGCTGTTTAAAATTAATATTATTTTCTTGTAAAAAGTTTAAAATTTTTAATTCTCCAAAACTTATTTTCTTCGTACACACGTCGCACCTAACTTTGTTCTGAGATTTTACTGAGTCCCATGTGGTACAAAATTCATTACCACATTTACATTTAAACCTCATAAAAGTTTTAGCATTTACATATTCTGACGATAAACATGTTATATTTAAGTCTTTGCACTTCTCTCTAATCTCCTCTATGGTGAAAACACATCTATCTCTGGTTTTTCTTCCCTTACATTTTAAACAATTCCTTTGTCTACCATGTTTAACATCACTCCAAGTACGCTCGAAAATTTCCCCACAATTACATTTAAACAACAATTTTTCTTTTTCGTTTTTATAAGTCTCAGATAAACATTCAATACCCCACTCTTGGCATTCTAACTTAACTCCTTCTATGGTGTAATGTTTTTTACCAGAGCATTCCGAACACTTAATCCTCCCATTTTTAACTTTATTCCATACTCTTTCAAACTGATTACCACATTTACACTTAAATTTTAGTTTGGTAAATCTGTCTATATATTTATCAGATAGACATTCTATTCCTAATTCTTTGCATTTTTCCTTTATTATTTCTATTGTTAATCTCACCTAATCACTCCCTCCATAGCATAAAATTATAACTTAAAAACTATAAACCACTTAGTATTTCTTCTAATATTCCCCGATATTTTTTGAAAAGCATTACTGCTTAACCGACCAACTGTTTAGTCACTATATCTGATGCGATACCTAGGTCTAAATTCCCAGCAGCTGCCAAAGCTACCACTGAATCAAGGGCTGCCAACTGTTTGGAACTATCCCAACCAGCCATACCCATATAGTACAATGCCTCCAATGTTGTTACCCTATAGGCTTTTTGTCCTATAGCTCTTATAGTTTCCTATAAGTTCGGCATATATCATCTTCCCAGTGGGAAGTCGAGCACTCGTGGATTACTACTTGTTGGTAGTAAATAGTAAAACTATAACATTATATTCTTTTTATATTTAATATAAAAAGTTTCAGTTTCTATGCTCTACACTACTAAATACTTTTTAATTTATTTAGTTAGCTCGGTATCACCATATAATATTATATACACTAAAGTATAGATTATTACTTAGGTTTCACCGATTTTGCTCGATTGTTCGATATACATTACTGTATAAAGGGGCAATTCTACCCGCTTGAGTTGCACTATATTTAGTTGATGCTCCAACTCTTTTAGCAGCCGATTCTAATAGTTGCATTTCTGAAGTTGTTGCTCCAGAAACAGCTTCTACCATGCTCATTTGAGCAGTAAATTCCATCATTTCGTTTACGGCATATCCAATACCAGCCATTCCAGCACCAAAAGCTGTTGTCATAGCAGTACCAAAAGCTATAGCATTATCTCCACTTGCCTTAAGTGACCTTGCCATATCTTCAACACTACCAGCTGCTGTTTTCGCCTCACTAGTTATGCCTCTAATTGCTGTTTGGGCTTCTCTTAAATTACCTGTTTGTATGTTATTAATTTTATCTGTAAAACTAGTAATTTCGTTCGCAGAAAGCCCTTTTAGACTTGTTACATACTCGGTTGCTTGAGTTTTCATCTGGCTTAATTGTGTGCTATTTTTAGCTAATGCACTTTCATAAGCTCTTTCTTTTTGTTCTCTAGTATTAAGTAAATTGTTGAATTGAGTTACGCTTGAGTTTAATTTTCCTCTTTCAGCCAACTCAAATCCTACTGCATTTTGTTGTTTTGTTACAGTGTCTAAAGCACCTTGTAAGTTGGTTTTATATTCTCCTGTTGCACTTATTAAATTCTTTCTAATTGCAAACTCTTCATTTTGTAGTTTATTTAATTGTGCATATAAAGATACAATTTCATTTAATCCAGCTTTACTACCAGAAATACCGTCAGTGTCTAATTTCGAGCTGGTCGGAGTATCTGTGTTTATCCCAACATTAACATTTGCTCCAGCATCTTGTAATTCCTTAATTTTAGCCAAGGCATCGTCAAGATTCCCCATGTCCACGTCTACTGCCACAGCTATGGTTTGACCATCAAAGTTTTTGATTAAAGCCTGTAACTGGTCAGCCACACCAGCGTCATTCAACTCTACGGACACTGTTACTTTTAAATCGCCACTTGCCATTTTATCCCTCCTTTTAATCTTAGGGCTAAGCCTTAACTAGCCTAACCCTAGCCAACTTCAAATCCAGCAGATTCCAATGCTTCCCTAACAATATCCACGTGCTTGGTTCCCATTTCATCTACTGTAGCAGATATAAAGTCTCTCGGAGGTACATTAATCCAATGATAACCAGTAGCATATAAGATTATATCGTCCAGTCTTCTTCCATTAAATCTACCCACTGTATTATTTACTAAATTCATTTCATACCCGTTTCCTCCTCCAGAAACAGATACGTTAAAGTTACCCATATCTGAGAAACCACCACCGTCCATACGTCTACCATAATAGTCATTAACTGGAGTATATGCTCCATATACAGAAGAATGAACAGCTTTATTGTGTGCTTCTTTTAATGCTTTTTCCATATTACCTTGTGTAGAGTCTATTGTTTTTCTTATTTTATCTAAGATTTGTTCTATATCCATTATTCACCCTTCTCTTCGGCTCTTTTAATTTGATTTTGCATTCTAGCTAAAATTTCTTCTGGAGTTTCTCCTCTTTTTCTTCTTTTTGGTTTTGGTGTTGGTTTAATAGATTCTTGTTTAGCAATTTGTTCTTCTTTGTTCTTTTTTCTGTTTTGTTCTTTAACTATTTCTTTATTTACTTTTTCAAAATCTTCTAGAAGCTTTTTGTCCTTAGATTTAGTTTCCTCTATACTGTCAACGATTTCTTGTAAAAACTCCTTGTAAGTTTCTGAGCACATAACTCCTAAAACCTTTATAGCTGTTTCTAATAGAACACTAGGGTTTAAAGATACTTGAGCCAATATCAATCCCCTGTTTTCATCTTGAGGGAATTCTATATCACTAACCCTTTCTAGTAGGTCTAATATTTCTAAATTTTTTGTTTGAATTATTAGCTCTGCATTTTCTTCGTCTACCTTTTTTGGGGCAAAAATTTGTCTTGCTATTTGTTTATCGGCTGGTTGAAATTCATATATCATTATTTTTTCTTCTATATCTGCATACTTATCAAAGTCCTTATCAACAACTAAAATATTGCTTTTATCTTTTTGTACTATTAAGTATTTAATTCTTCTTTCTTCTTTTTTTGCTATTAAGTCTATTAATTGCATAAAAAATATCCCTTCCTTGTTTGAAATTTGGTAAAAAAAATAGGGGATAAATCCCCTAAATATGTATAAAAGGAGAGATTGCTCTCCTTTTCTTATGCGTCTACTCTTTCACTTAAGTAAATTTTTCCTAAGCTACCATCATTACCAGCTAGAACGGTAAACTCATATTTAGAGTTGTTACCAGTTCTTTCAGCACTCATGGAAGAACTAAAGTCAGCACTCATCTTTACAGATGGGAATTCATAAGTTAAATCAACTACTTTTTTATCTTCTGTAGAAATTATATAAGTTGTTAAATACATAGCTACACCACTTGGGAAGTTGTTAGCGTTAATTTCTATTATTTCAGTCTTATCACTTGTTATAGCTTCATAGACTACTCTAACTTTATCGTTTTCTGCTACATCTTCTAAAGTTAATTCTTTAGCGTCTCCTTCGAATGCTATTTCTCCATCTTTAGTGTAAACCTTTAATAATCCACCAACAACTCTTTCGCAATCTATGGTTACTTTATTTTGAGCATCTACGATTTTAGATTCAATTCTAACTGTCTTTCCTGCTCCTTTTATAACCTTAGCTCCGTTTTGTCTAGCTAATAGCTCATAATTAAACACTGGTGTTTCTGCGCTTACTTTTATTTCTTTAGAAGAAGATAATGTAGCTATTACACCATTACCTTTACCACCTTGTATGTTTATGCTAGAAGTTGATTGAGTTATTTCTGAACTTACTAGTTTGTCAGCTACTATTATTTCGTTAGTATCTCTGTCTATTATGATTAAGTCATAGATGTCTGTTTGTAAATAGTTATTATAGTTACTATTTAATAAGCTTTGTACTGTTCCCATTTTATTATTCCTCTCTTAAATTATTTTTTTATATAAGAGTTCCACCAAATTTCTTTAATAGACCCTTATCTTCTTCGGGGATTAGTTCTATTCCACCCGATAAATTTGGTATGGTTACTCCTTTTGTTCCCACTACACAAGCAAAAGCCACCATATCCTCGTGGGAACTTATCTGATGTATTCTCATAAAATCAGACATAATTTGATAATATGTTTCTTGCGCCAACATACTATAACTATTTCCTGTTTTTATTCTTATAGTAGAAATAACATCTTCTATAGTGATGTTGTCTCCACCATTTTTCCTCTTGTGGACTTCTCTAACTTCTTTCATTAAGTTTTCTATAGTCTCTGAACCGTAGGAAATTTTTTTAGGTATTAAATTTTGTTCCATTACAACAATTCTAAATTCGTCGTAATTATTTTTATCTATTATTATATTATTTTTAATTAAGAATTTTTCTCCATCATACACTATTTCATTGTCCTTAAGTTTTAAACTCATAGCCATAACCATCATGATACAGTTTATTTTATATCTAATTATTTTATCATCATCATAGCCTAACTCGTATAAAATATCTATTACATTATCTTCTACTTCTCCGAATATAACTGCCTCTAAGTTGGTTTCATATTCACAATCATAAACACTTTCCTTGGAGTATTTAAGAATCCAACTGTACTGTGAAAACTTTTCATAATCTGTTATTAGTATTGGATAAACTAATCCTATACCTTGTATTTTCCTAGGTTGTCCTAAAAGGTCACATAACATTACAATCTTACTCCATTAAAATTCATACTAGGGGTAACTATCTCGAAAAACAGAGTTAATCCAACAAAATCTGGCTGTTTGCTAATTCTATAGTGCTGATGTTTTTTAAGTTCTGCCTTAGAAGCCCCAACAATCTCTTTCTTATCTAATAAGGCTGTTACATAGGCTGCTAATTGTAACAAGCGCTCTTGACCCAAGCCTTCTACATTAGCATTTTCTTTAGTAGGGCAAACTATATCTATCGCATAACTGTTTTTAGAGAACTCTTGTTCAAAAGTACCTTCTGCGATATGAATTAAAATTAAAGGCGTAGCAGTTTCAACAATTTTGCCATAATCCATACGGGGTATAATACTTTTTTCTATAAGAGAATCTTCTATATCGTCCTGTTTTATAAAAGTTCCATCACCCAGTCTAGCCCTTTTGGCGTTTGGGCAGTCTGTCATATATGTTAAATATCTCTTTATTTCTTGACATTCATCTATCCTTTTAACAATCTCATTTTTAAAGGCTATTACTCTGGCAAATATATTTTCTTCAGCACTTAGTTCAATTCCCATTTTTATACCTCCTTGATTAATATATCCTTGAATCCAACTACTTCTCCTTCTCTTTCAACTATTAGTTGTACGTATTGTCTTTTCTTTTTACCTTTTATTTTACAAGTTTTACTGTCTAACACTTCAATAGATGCCAACTCTTCATCGTCCAACCTAAATGTTAACCCTTCTAAATTAACCTTGTATATGCCCTCTTTTATAATACTATCTTCTCCGATTATGCTTACTTCTTCCACCTCTTTGTGCAACTCTTTCTTCTCTCCATTAAAAGCTAACATGTTTTCTATATCATCTTCTTCAACCAAAACCCCTTGCTTGGCGAAAATAGTAACCTTACTAACTGGTGCACAGTCAATTAGTTCTATTTCATAAGCTTTAGCAGTGTTTAAATGAGGCAATAATATTCTTTGCCCTTCTCTAAAATACTTTTTGGCTATTTCCATTCTTACCTCAAATATCAGCTTTGAATCTGTATAGTCAATTATTAAACTAGCTCTCTCATGGATCTCATTTGAATAGTTTTGCATTTTGGAAGAAGAGTGTCTTGAACGAATAGGAATACCTACTATCTTACCATCGCTTAATACATTCACCTTGTTATTACATGGTGTTACTTTAAATTTTTTGTGCGATGGAACAGCCAATCCTTCCTCTAAAGTGACCATCCAGATAGTACCCTCTTTACAAAAAGAAGCTTCTTCAAAGACAACATAATCCCCTATATTTAGTTTTGAGTCTGGTAGTGTGGTAATATATTTTTCATCACCGTAGTTGTTTTCTGCATTCAAATCTATTACAGCACATTTACCTTGTATTGTTTCATCTTCTAAATTTTTATAAATAGAAACATTAGGTGTAGAATCTAAATAGAGTTTAAAATCCTCTATCATCTGCTGGGTTACAGAGTCTTTATCGTTTAAACCAGAGCCACTATTTCTAGCTCTCCATCTATCCATATATCCCAACTCAACACCTACTTTCTATTAAATTTCTTTTTAAATTTTTCTGTAGAATATCTACTTAAAAAGTAGTGAAAATCTTTACTTGCGTCTTCTTTAAGTTCTCTCATAGCTGATATGAACTTAGCTTGAGAAAATATACTGTAATCTTTGTCAGAAACCCTGTTTCTCATGTTATCGGCATTCAATATCTTTGGAGTTATCCATTCCAATACCATACCCAAGGAAATTAAATCTTTCTCTAGGTATGTTAGTTCTCTATTAAAACTATCCCCCACTATATCAACGTCATCTATGGGAATACATCTCCCTAGAGATACTTGCACATACATGTCTAGCTGTTCTAACATTTCCTCTTCTGCCATTAAGGCTAAATCTCTATCTTTTATTCTACTTAAAAACAATTCATAAACTTCTATTAAAGTAGTCATTATAGCACTTCCTATCTAGCGTCTAAGAGTGACTTCCCAAGAATCTCTTCTAGTTCTTGTATCATATAGATATTGCCGTAGCCTTCTTCTTTGTATTTTCTATATACCATACTAGCCACTAGTTCTTTATATAGATTAGTAGACTTATTTAATATTCTTTTAATTTCTTCAACGTCATAGTCTAATAACTCTTCTATTGGTATCATTCTTTCTTCCACGTCTCTAAGGTTTAAATAATCTTTTAACATTTCGATGATTTTTCCGTCCATAGAATCTTCGACCATAACTAATTCCGGAGTTGTAAGGTAAGCCTTGCTTCTGCTGTGAAGAGATAACACTTCCCCAACTGTTAAAGTTTCTTCTGCTCCAGATTCGTCCCAATAATACTCGCTCTCTGTTTTTTTATCTTTATAGACAACTTTTCCATTAACGATAGACATTAAAGTCACTGACTCTTTTGCTAATTTGTTTAAATCTTGGCGTGTTACTCTTGCCTTCTTTTTTACTTCTTTGCTAACCTTTTTTATTGCTTCATTCTTTTCTTCTTCTTCTTTTTCTGACTGCCCTTGTAAGACCCCTTGAATCATAGCCCCCAACATTGGTGTCATGGCTTCTAATACACCCTTTATTATTTCTTGAGTGTCTACGTTGGCATTTTTATTACTCTTAGAATCTGCTTCTCCTGTCTTTTTTGTTGTTCTTTTTTTTGTTGTTTTATTTTCTTCCATAAAATCCTCCTATAATATCTTGTGGGTATGAAGCCACTCCAATATTACAGGAGTGGGATTCAATACTATTGTAATACTATTTTACCCATCATTTTATTGTAAACAACTTCAGCACCCATCTTGTAGATAACTGTGTGTTCTATTGTTCTATCTCTGTTTTCTGGAGCGTCAGAAGTGTCTAAAACTTCTACTTGTCCTTCTGTAACTAATTTAACTAATTTATCATTACCTGTTAAAATATATAATTCATCGTTTGGTAATATGAATACGTCTTCACCCTTTTTGTGAACTTGTGGTAATTCAACGCATTCTACACCTTGCCATATAGGTAATACACCTTTGTTGTTTAAAGTGTTCTTCATATCGTCAGAGTAAGCGATGTGTTGTATATCTTGTAATTTTCTTAAAGCAACTCTAGTACCAACTATTCTAGCTTTTTGTTTAGTACTAGCTTCAACATGTGCAACAACTTCTAATATCTTTTCTACGTCGTATGCTCCTGTGAATAAATAAGGAGTTGGTAATCCTGCTAAAGCTAAAGTTAAAGTAGAAACTACTAAATTAACTTTTTCTTTTAATAAAGCTTCTGAAATTAAAGCAACGAATTGGTTGAAAGTAACTCTTCCTGCTGCAACTCTTTCAACAAATTCATAAACCTTAATACCAAAGTTTCTCATGCTAACTCCAAATTTTTGTCCTATGTCTATTCTTTGTCTTCTGATATCGAAGTGAGAACCAGAAAATTCTGCAACTTCTAAAGCATTTTCTCCTTCAATGTAGAATTCATTAGTGTCACCTAAAGCTAAGTTTCTTTCTTCAACGAAAGATAACCAGAAAGCGTCAACCTCTTTTTCTCCATCTTGAATGTTTTGTTCTATAACGTCTTCTATAATGTTGAATACGATATCGCTGTGACTTCTCATAGCTCTTCTAAAAGCTTTAGCGTCGTATTTTGACATTCCTAACATATTTAATAATTCTTCTCTTAATATTTCATCTCTTTCAGCTAAAGAAATACCAGCAAATCTTGATGGTACTACTCCTTTGTAGTTTTCGTAAATTATTTGTCCAAAAGTTTTACTCATAATTATTAATCCCCTCTATCGTTTTTAAATTATTTTTTTCTCTATATTATTAAGCTATGATTACTTCTAAAGAAACCATTTTGTAAGGTGCTGGTTTTCTAACAGCTTTTCCAGTTACTTTGTCGTAAACAACTGTTACAGCTTTGCTAGAATCTTTGATTTGGATAACTTTAAAGTTAACTTGTCCTGCTACTACAGCATTAGTTTTTTCAAGTTGAGCACCTTCTGCTAAAGTAGCGTTTATTTTAACTACGTCCCCAACTTTTAATCCTGCTATTCCACCAACGAAATAATCTTCAGAAAATCCTAATACGTCGTGGTTTGATAATATAACACAAGCAAGTGGAGCACCTTCTCTGTTTCTGAAATCTCCTAAAGCTCTATCAACTCTTGAATCGTCTTTGTAGTTAATTTCTGGCATTTGCACTACTGCAATTTCTGTTCCCTCTGGAGCTAATGCAACATGTATTTCTCTTTCAGCTACTTTGTTTGGAGTAGTTTCAGCTAATTCCATGTCTCCTAATTTTACTAAAGTTCCGTTAGGTAAAGCCATAGCCTCCTCTGGACGGCAAGTCATCATTCTTACTCTTAAATTTGCGATATTTTCGCTATCAAATCTTAAATATTTACTCATGAATATAATCTCCCTTTTTTAAATTATTTTTTTTTAATTTGTTTTTATTGTCCTAAATATTTGTTCATAAACTCCCAACCAGTTTCATTTTTAGTTGGTTGTTTACCATTAGAATTATCATCTAATGGAGCACAAGAAAAATGTTTAGAGTTGTTTTTCTTTTCTTTTTTGTTTAATACAATGTTATTATCGAAACAGAATATTTTTATGTTTCTAATTAACTCTTCTAAATCAGTGTTGTATTTATCTTTGACTAAGTCTTTATACTCTTCATAAGATTCTAATTCTGCGTATTTTTCTAAAGCTTTGTCAACTTCTTCCATATGAGCCTTGTCTTCGACCTCTTTTTTAAATTGTTTTAAGGATTCATTTTCAGACTCCATTGCAGAAAATTTTTCTTTTAAATCCTCAAAAGAAACTTTTAAATCTTCATTTTCTTTTATAACTGCATCAAATTTAACTAGTAAATCGTTATATTTATTTTCTAGTTCTGCAAATTTATCCTCTTCTGGTTCTTCATGAGGTTCTTCAACTGGTTCGTTTTTAGGTTCTTCAGTTGGTTCTTCAACTGGTTCGTTTTTAGGGTCTTCAGTTCCATTTTCTATTCCTTTGTTTTCTTCCACATTGTCACCTCCTTCTTCGCTAACATTGCAGTAAGCTCTGAAAGCCTCCATTAATTCACTATAATTTTTGTCTTCTGAATATTGATTTGAAGTTCTTATTTTAGCAAGATTAAAAGCTGGTGTTACGTCTTCTCCAAGAATACATAAAGCTCCAAAATTAAATTCATTCACTTCATAGTAGCCTTCTTCAAAATTATAACTACCATTTTTTACTGAAACTTCCATTGACTGATTGCACTTATTATCTTTAACTCTATTAACAGCTTCTGCATATCTTTTCCAAAGATAACAATCAGCCACAAGGTAATCCTCCTCTTCGCCATTATCTGCCATTCTGCCCTCCCAACGAGCAGTGTCTGAAATAACAACCCCAAAAGGAACTGTGTTAACAACTTCCTCGAATTCATCACGAGTAATTCTATATTCTATTCCGTGGTCACCAAAGTCTCCATCTTTAAATACTCCAATTACTGGTGCGTAGTTAAGAGTGCTTTTAGCTCCCTCAACACCTTTTTTTACAAACTTAGTACCATTAGCTACTTGGTCACAAGACATAATGTCTACAGTGCATTTTAGAAACTCTTCATTAACTTTTTCTTCTGTAAAGCTTATTTTTACTGGTATTTTCTTGTTTGAATCTTCCATTTTTTCACCCCCTTTAAAAATATAGTTTATTAGTTATGTGGTAATTAATATCTAAGTTTTCATAGTTGTATTTTTTATTAAACTCGAAAACAAAAATATTTTTACCATCGTGTTTTGCTACACATAAAAGCAAGAAACCTTTATCAAGCAAAACTTGTTTCTCTTCTTCTTTAAAAACATATAAGAACATAAATTTCCATCCTTACTTACTATCTCTCTTCTTTTGCCCTTCTGTAGATAGCTTACTAGCATCTTTCTCTGGTCTACCCTCTCCACCTTCTTCATTATCTCCAGATTGGACATTGGCAGAGTTTAAAGGTTTCCATGTTTCTGTTATTTGTAATAATTCATTCTCTAAGAAACTATATCCTTCTAATTCTACTTGACTTGTTCCAGATAGTTCTGCTAATTTAATCTTACTACCAGCTACCCCGTACTGAGCCTCTTTAAGTAGTGTTTCTCTTTCTTTTGCTACAGAATAGTTAGTAACCTTCATTAAATCTACTAATACTCTTTTGTCAAATTTTATTTTAAATTTCTTTTTTAACCATCTTTCTAGTTGGTCATAAACCTTTAATAATCTATCAGAATCTATCTTGTTAGATATTTCTACTGTTCCAGCCACACTAGCACTTTTACCAAAATTCACACCGGCAATACCAGAGCTAGAATAAATATTATTTTCTGCTTCTAATATGTCATTTTTCGCCCCAACTGTACTCCCAGCAAATTGCAAATCTTTAACTTCTGTAGCTGTTAGAAAAGCACCTATTCCAGCAGGTAGGTTGTCTATTAAAGCAGAATAAAAATCGTAAGCAGTGTCTGGAGAAACGGCGAAATCATCAACTTTATTACTGTTGTTTAACATAGGGATTTTTAAAGCTATTAGTTTATAAGCCTCCATTTCCTTGTTAGCCAAACCTAAATCTTTATATTTTTGTAAATCTACTATATCGTTATATAAGGAAGCGAAAGGTGGAAATACAAAAGGTAATGTTTCATTCCATTTTATACAAATAGAAGTTTCGTGGTTGATTTGTTGCCATCTATTAGTTAACATATTTTCTCTATATTTATTAAATTTTTGCTTAAACTCGTCTGGGTACGATTCTAATACTTTTGCATTAATCATACTATCTTCAATAGTTCCTGCGCTTCTTATAGAGCCTTTTGCCTCGTCTGATACTCTCACATTCAAGAAATAACTAAAGTCAAAAGCAAAAGCGAAACAGCCATCTACTATACCAACAATCTTACAATAATCTGGGTCTAATCTTCTTATAAAATAACTATTCTTATCTTCCACCTCTATTCCATAGAACACATCTTCTTTAAGACAATGAGAGATAATTTGAGTAAATTCGTGTTGAATATTCATTTTTTGTATTAAATTAACCCCTTCGTTATAGTCGCTTTTAACTCTTTTTAAATTGCTATTTGAGTATGCTGACATGTTTGGGACTACTAAGGCATGAAAGTTACACAATCCTGTAAAATAATTTAATATAGATTCATATTGTGGTGATATTGTTAATAGTTTTGTTGACAACGCTCTTAATAAGCTCTCAAATTTAGTTGGATTATCAAGGTATCGAATAACATCTTCTTGAGTGAAACTTTTTCCACACATATGTCTAGTATTTTTTACAATAGCATTATCAGATAGTGTTTGTTTAAGTTTACGAGTGAATTTTTCATACATAAGTCTTTTTTGTTCTTGTTCAGAATTTTGTTGCTCCACGGTTTCACCCCTTTTTCTTATATTCTAGAATTTCTAGTTGGAGCTCTAAATTGTAATAATTTAGATATATCTTTCTTTTTGTCTGGTTTGTTTCTAATTTGTCCTTGGCGTACATTTGCCAAGTAAAAACAAAGTAAAGCTAGTACAAAACAACGGTCATCGTGGTACTTACGTTTCTCTGGTGGATATTGGTAAGTATGACCTGTATTTGTTGGATTATCTACCCTTTGCATCATATAAGCTTCCTCTTTAGCTAAATCAATATTTTTTAATGCTAGTGCTTCTTCAAAAGCAAGGGTATGTTTATGGTAAACGACTTCTCCATCTTTCTCTTCTGGTATCATGATATAGTCTTTGGTTTCATCAAATTCACTAGTGAACTCAACTAATCCTAAATTTATCATTTCGATTGCTTTATCAAACATTTCTGTCCTATATTTTCTAGGGTCTACCACCCATAGTTTTTCTGATGCGTTCGGGAATCTATGAAGATATTCCTCACTATATTGAGGGTCTATTATTCCCTTATGTTTAATTCCGTTGGCGTCTTCCCAATCTTCCATAAAGTAATCTGGTATAATAGTTCCTCCACCACCTGCTCCAGCATCTACCATAAGAATTTCCAAATTTTCATAGTCTGCATAACCTTCACCGTTGTAGTCTAGTATCATTTTTTTAATATATGCTGTTTGCTCTGGTGAACGCATTGGTGTTTTATTCTTCAATCCTATATCTACTAAAGACACAAAGTTTTGTATTCTTAGTTTTGTGCCTAACACTTCGTCTTCTATTAATTCTGCTACTCCAACAATAGAGTTATCGTTTGTTCTAGCTGGGTCATATGCCATGATTATTCTTCTTTTCTCGTTGCCCTCATTGATTAACATTGGTGGTCTAATTGCGCTATTACGCATTATTACTGAACGCTTAAAAGGGTAATCATTACCACCTTCTGTAGTAAACTTGTTATAGTATTCTCGTCTCGCCTTTTCTGGGTTGGCTTTCATTGCATGGTCAACCTTATCTTGAGTAAGTAATGGCACTGCTAAATTTTTACCATGATTGGTCGCCCCTATAACCATATCACATGATATATCTGCGACAAAATAACTAGGGTTTCCCATTAGCATCTCTTTAGCACAGTTCTTATACATACTGAAAAAATGTGTATCGGTCGAAGAGGCTGAAGAACAATACAATATTTGGTTAGGTAACATTTTTGGAATAGTTCCGTTGTCTATACCTTTACCCATTTTAAAACTGGCATTTTGAGTGCAAAACGCTTCAGTAACAAGGCAATATTCCTCGCTTAAAAACCCAGCCTCGTCGTAAACGTTTAGTTGAGAACGCTTCAATTTGTTATCTCACTAGCTTTTTATCTAGTGATTCTTATGATTGTATTTCTCATAAGTTCGGCATATCTTTTCACCTTTGGCATTATCCATTAAGGGACGGGGACTCGTGGGCGTGTTATATTCTATTAAATAGTTTCAACGCCTATGCTCTGCACGTGTTACTAATATTACTTAATAACTTCCGTTCTGATTAGCATTTCAGCTTTCCAGATTTTTCCCCGTTTTAATTTAACTATACATTTCTGTATAGAGAGGCAATACGTTCTTCTAAATTATATTCTTTATAGTAAAATAATTTTTTTTCATGTTTCCTGTCTAAATAAACTGAAGAATCTTTATAAATATATTCTAAAAACTCATGTGTGTTTTTTAATCCACCTATTCTTAGTCTATAATGATTTTTTTCTTGACATATATAAGATTTTATTCCTGCTTCGTACAAGATTTTTCTCAGTTGACCAACAAAATCTATACTACCACAAGCAAAGTCAGCTTTTATGACATCTTGTGTGCAATTTTTAGACCTAGTTTTATCATGCGTTAAACATCCATCTCCATCAAAAAATCCTCTTATAAAATGTCTCATTAACTCTTTCGGAATGTTTGGTAAATCTATCACTTTAGATTTGTTTGGCATCACCCCTTGGTTTACTAGGTGTTCTACAAACTGCTTTTTATGAATTTTTAAACAACACGTTTCATAGTCTTTATTTGTTACTTCTAAATGTCTTACTCTTCTTGTAGTATTAAAATTCCCATGTATAGATTTATTAAATTTTTTAAGATGATTTTCATCAACTGCTGATAGTTCGATGCCTAGAGTTCCACCTTTGCCAACCGAATATTCAACATATCCATCAGCATAAATAAATCCTAGCCAATAAGCTTTCTCTTCATTGTTTATATTTTCAAAATAATCTAAATCACAGGTATATTTAGTGCTTTTAAGTCCAAGCTTGTTCGCCTTAGTATCTATTGCACTTTTTGTCCTTCCAATTAATTCCCCTAATTGTTTATTTGTCATTTCACCATAATATTTTTTTAATATATTTATTTCTTCTTCAGTCCATTGTGTACGCATTAAAAATTTCCTCCTTTTGATTTAATCTAATTAATACGATATTTTTTAAAATAATCTTTACCTCTTAAATTCGTCTCGTCTCCGGAGCAAGTGGTAACACTACTACCATTAAACAATTTGAACGTAAACCCACTTGGGGCATGAATAAAACCATTCCCGTTTACTGATGGTTGTACCTGTTGAATCATAAAATCAGTCAAACCCACCATTGACTCTATTTGCCTTAAAGCCATCTTTTCCATCTTCAAAAATGTATCTTGTGATTGTTGTGCTGTAACAGAAAGAATATAAGAAGTAAAATTAGGGAACAGTAACATTTTAGTAAATGTAAAAGGTGCGATATAGAACGACTTACCCCCGTTTCTCGACATCGTTATACAACTAAATTGTTTATTCCAACTTTCAGCAAAACAATATCTTTGATAATCAAGGAATTCTATCCCTATTACTTCTTCGGCAAAAAGAACTGGGTTCTTTCTTCCCCACTGTATTAAATTGCCATATTTATCGTAAGCTTCTTTTTTCTTTTGCGATAATTCTAAATCTGTTTTTCTAACATAAAAGTCCATAGATACTAACCATCCCCTTCCTGTGCATAAATTTATATAAAATTTTTATATACGCAAAAAAATCGTGATATAATCACGATTACTATATGTATTGGGGATTGCTCCCCTCAAAAAAATCAAGAATGGTACAGGTACCCTCTTGATAAAAACATAGTGTTTTTGTTCACCTTTACTATTAGCATCCACCAAATTCTACAAACCCAGCTTTAATCTCTTGGTCGTTTTCATATATTATAAAATACATACCGTTCTCTTTCTTTAAAACTGTAGCCGTTTTATGTGGTGGTAAAGTGTCTATATGTCCTGCTTTATTATTATCTCCATAAACTTTTTCTACTGAGCCACCATTTATCCATTTATCTTTATTTATTAAAGATATATTGCTATCACAAGGGATAAAGCCTGTGATACCATTAACTTCAACAAGCATCATTTTTAACTCATTGCTAAAGTCTTTTATTTTAATTTTGTCTCCTTTTTTTATGTTACCTAATACACTGCTTCTATCTATAGTAACTAAACTCATATCAACGTCAGCTATTGCGTTGTAATTTTCCTCAACAACAGGTTTCTCGGCGTTTACTGTGACACTATCAAAATCAACCCCTGTCACTGCTTTGAATATAGCCCTTGCAACAACCTCTTTATTGTATTTTCCCATGTCTGATTTTGAATCAACAAAAGCTATCTCCATTAACACGCAAGAATTGTTTGTTTTTCTTGGTACATATAAACTGTTTCCAGATACTTTAACCCCTCTGTTTTTATATCCAGTAGCCTTAACCATTTCTGATTGTAATTGTCTGGCAAACTGTTCAGCATTTCCACCATTTGCATATATCCATTGCTCAGTGCCTTCTCCCCCACCAGCATTAAAGTGTATGCAAAGATGTAGTTTAGCATTATAAGAGTTTGCAAGTGCTACTTCTTTTTGTAGTTGAGAGTTTACAGAATAGCTACCATTTGGAGGTGTACAATCTTTTGCGTTATAACCTTTTTCTCTTAGCATTTGTACTATTCTTTCGCATAAAGCTCTAGCTAAAGTAGTTTCATCTCCATATTGAGAACACGCACCTTTTTGTGGATAATGCCCCGAAGCAATAGTTATAATTTCTCCTTTTTGTACGTATATGCTCATCTTAATAATCCTCTCCTTCAATTTTTAAATTAATATTGTAATTAACTCTCAATTCTTCTCTTATCTTAGTTATCATGTTTTCTAAATCGCTATTAATCTTTTTAGCGATTCTTAATTCTTCTTCTAAAGCCTCTTTATCTCTGTCAGCTTTTACTCTCTCTTCTCTAGCTTGTTTTAACATATCAACATATTCTGCTTCTGTAAAACTTAATTGATTCATTATAGCCTGTGCACTCATGTCAGCAACCTGTTGCATACCCCTAGAAGTATTAATATCAAAAGCATTTATTTCTACTGCATCATACCCTATAATACTTAATTTACTTAATATACCAGCCAAAGTATTACCACCTTGAGCTTTGTTTTTATTAAATCTTTGGGTTATCCCATTATCAGCACATAGTTTTAGAATTGTTTCATTAACTATCTTTTTAATATCAACTAATTTCTTTAATTGCGAAGTGTCAGTTTCTACAGTAGCCATATTCTTCATTATTTCAGCTATTGCTGAATCTATATACTTTCTTTGATTCATAGTTTTTATTATAGATATAACACTATCCAACTTCTGAACATCTTCAATTAAATCACTATCGCCCATAAAATCTATTAGCTGATTGAATAACACTGGTCTGTCACTTCGGTTTTCCCCTTCGAACGGGTCATAACCTAATTGCCTTATAATAGACTCTTCATTTTTTATATCCAAATCTGTCCTATGGTCTACAAAATTATCTTCTTTCTTACCCTCCAACTCTGGTCTAGCAACAAAACAGGTGGAGTTCTCAAAAGTAAATCCTCTGAATTGAGGCAATGTATTTACTTTAGCAATATACCATCCTATTATTTTCTTAATATATACAGCACTCGTTTTATCGAACCCTTGTTCCCCGATATTTACAACTGCTTGGGTGACCAAATCAGCATAAGCATCGGATTGTCTTATATAAGGTAAATCTAATAATCTACACAGTCTAAAGATAGTATTGTATATATCTACATCTTCTTTATATAGTTCATATCCAGCTTCCACGATGCAATCTTTACATATATTCATTCTTTTAGTAAACCTATTTGTTATAGAGTTACTTTTGTAAAAATGCCTCTCTTCTTTTATAGCCCCACAAAAAGTACATTGAACTTGAATACTCTCTGGCTTTTCCTCTCTACCAATAGTTTTCTTTGGCTCTTCTGTTTTTTTCTTAGTTGTCTTTTTGGTAGTGGTTGTTTTCTTTTTTGTAGAAGTGGTCTTTTTTGTTGTTCCTTTACTTATTTTCTTTTTTTCTTCTGCCATATCTTCTCCTCCTAAAAATTATTTGACTATAAAAGTCAAAATTTATGTAAACTAAAAAAATAATAAAAACTGACGCTCTGCCAAATGTAACAATCTGGGGCAACGTCGGTTATATACATACCTACCTGTCAAGTAAAAACCCGAGGCTCGGTACAATTATCAATTATATAATAAAAAATTCCCCGAGGATAGGAGTGTGAAATCCCCGAGGCAAGTTTTATATGCGGAATAAATTAATTATAAATTCAACATTACTTTCTAAATCTTTTTCTGTTACATTTTTAAGTGTAATATCTAATTTATTTTTTGCTATTAACACTTTTCTACTATCATCTATTAATCTTCTACACATTTCCTCAACTTGTTCATCACTAGCTTCTGGCTCCCTTGATAAACTTCTTTGTAACCTTATTGAAGAAGGACAATCAATAAATATTCCAACTAGCATATCTTTTTTACCTATAAATTCTAGGTAATTTTTTAACTCTTTATATCCGTGATAGTCTAGTATTACTATTTGGTTTAATCTCGTATTTATACTTCTTAAATTAACCCCGTAATACACCAAGCCCTCATCTGATTTATTATAAGTTCTATGCTCCACATAAAGTCCTTTATTTATATTATCCTCAAACTTATCTTTGGATATAAAATTATACTCTTTTCCCTGTGTTTCCCCTTCTCTTTTCTTCCTACTTGTATCAGATACTATTTTATGAATAGAGTTATCTTTAGATATAACTTTTTCTAGTAAACTATCTTTACCACTTGCAGAACACCCAACTAAAACAACCAATTTATTACTCATAAATCATACTCCTTGCTTAAATTACTATCTAATCTAATAATTATAGGGTTTGAACAACTTGAACAATATAAAACAATAACGTCTCCTTCTATTTCTCCATTTTCTAGCAAATCTTTTACGCTATGTCTTTGGTTACACTCTGGACATTTAAAAGTATCTCTGCCATTTAATTCTATTATTTTTATTTTTTTATTCACAATTCCCACCCCTTAAAATTATTTTTATATGTACTGGGGCACAAGCCCCTATTAATCTATAATTACATTAAACCTTGTTTCTTTTGTTGTACTGCACCTAATTTAATCATTCTTTCTTCGTGTGCCTTATTGCTTTGGTCAACAGCTAAACCGACAGCAGAGTTGCTATCTAACCCAGCTTGTTTTAATATTTTTATTGATTCCACTAATGCGTATGCTCTTGCTTTTGCCTCGTCCACCATTTCTATGCTTTTGTAGTCTTTTGGTGTTTTTGCATTATTTAATTTTTCCTCGTCAATAGTTGAGCTTTGTTGTGCTCCACTTAATGAACCCATTAAATCTTTTAATGCCTTCTCATCTTCTGGACTTAATTCCTCTTTTGGTTGTTCTTCTGATTCTTCTCCATGTCCTGTATCAAATATTTCTTCTGCTTCTTCCATGAATTCAATCTCCTCTTCAGTTAGACTGTCATTAACGAAATCGCAGAATTGCTCAAACACTTCTTCGTCATTTCCTATTTTATATAATATTGCTAATTCTCTTTCGCCGATTAAATTTATTAACACTTCTTCTTGTGTTAATGCATAAGTTTCAACTATTCTAATAAATTCAATTAATTCTTTTTCACTTACTACATCGAATAAATTTTTAACATTTTTAATATTTTCATTTTCCATATACAACACACTCCTAAATTTAACCCCTCTATTGAGTAGGTACATGCCTTTTTGGCTATGTATTGGAAGTCTTTGTCGACTTCCTTTATCTTATATTATATTATTATCAAGTTATTTTAATTTGTTACCTTATTCTCTTCCACCCATTATTTTATACGCCTCTTCTATTCTTTCGTTACAAACGTCAATTAAATCTATTTTTTGTTTTTTATATAATTGAATATCTTCATTTTTTTCTATTCCTATAAAATTACGTTTTTCCATTATTGCTGAAATTAAAAAACTCCCACTTCCACAAGCATTGTCTAAAACAACTGCATTTTCATCTGTAAAAGTCCTTATTAAATATCTTCCCAGCTCAACAGGCTTTTGTGTAGAGTGATATACTTTACCCTCTGATTCAGCAGTTTTAAAATACACAACATCCGTAGGATATCTCATTCCTTCACTTTTAACATGTACAGGATTAAAGTCTCCATAGCTTCCAGTTAATTGGTTTTTTCTAACCCCTTTATCATAAGGTTCTCCCTCTGTCATTTGGGGATTGTATTGGGGTTGTTTATTATAAAAAACACATATATCTTCATGCTTTCTTAAAGGTTGTTTTTTGGCATTTAAAAAATTAGTTGCTTTAGATTTTACCCAAACTAATTTATATTTAAACCATTTTTCATTACTTAATATAAGCTTTGCTGTAAATATCCCCTGCGAAGTAAGTACAATTACTCCATTATCTTTAATTATTCTTTTATATTCCTTCCAAAGCTCGTCAAGGGGTATAACAGAGTCCCATTTATTTTGTGTAGTACCATAAGGTAAATCACACAGTATCATATCTATAGATTTATCTTCGAAATTCTTCATAACTTGCAGACAATCTCCTTGAATTACCTTGTTTAAATAATTTTGTAACATTATTTTCCTCCTGTATTCAAAATAAACTATTTAGCTATACTTATTTTTTCTCTTTTGAATAAAAGGTATAATCCATAAGCGCTACAGTATAATGACGTGTATTAACGGAAGTCTTTGTTGGCTTCCTCTATCTTATATTATATTATTATCAAGTTATTTTAATTTGTTACCTTAGAATACTCCAAGATTTCTTAAGATATTATAGGTATCTATTATCTCTTTTAACTCCTCTGCATTTCTTGCTCTTTGGAACACGTCATTATCTCTATTATATTTGTTCCAACCGAACAACGCTTTTATTTTGGCATTGCAACTCTCCAAAGCATATGGATTATCGTCAATCATTATATCAAACTCTTTACCAATACAACTCTTATCTAGCTTACCATCTTCTCTGTGAGGTAATAAAATCAAGTTAACACTAGGGAACGTGCTCTCGATATATTTTCTTTTATTCTCAAAACCATTCTCGTCGGTGTAACTACATATTGTTATATCATGCCCTTTGTCAGATAGCTCTTGAACCAACTCTTTCATGCCTTCGATTGGTTTAAGATACTCATAGAACTCTTTACAACTAAAGAAATGTTTTATATCTTCTTCGGTTATCATTGGGAGAATGTTCCGAAAATCCCAATCGCATTCACTTGCTTTATACTTGGGAACTTTTTGATTATATTTCTTATTGTATAATGCAATTATACTTTCTACTGAAGAGACTAGCGTTGAGTCAAAATCAAATACCAAATTCAACTAATCCAACCCCTTTCCAATATATAATGTCTATTGTAATATCATTCTATGGACTGATTCGTCTCCATCTTCTGAATATATGACAACTACTTGTTCTGCTTTGGTTGAATATCTTAGGTTTTGTGAGTAGTTATCTGAACCTTTTACACTTCCACCATAAATGACTTTTTGCCTAGTTATTTCTGTTTGATGATAGTGTCCAGAGTGTACTTCATTCACATAAGCATAGTTCTCTAGGTAATTGTTTAACATATCTCTAGCGCCATTCTTACGTTCCAAATGTCCATGAGTACAAGCTATTGTTTTATCAAATACTTGTATTATGGCAACACTATCAGATATTTCATTTTCTATAAAATCAACATTCTTAACTTCTTTTAATCTTGATTTTATTAAAGGTTTCATTATCTTCGTGAAAGTTTCACCATAAGCTCCCTCTTCTTTTTTAATAGATATTCTATCGTGGTTACCAGAAACCATGACAACATGTACTGGAACTTTTGTTTCTTTTGCTATACTATAGATAAATTCACTTAGTAATTCAAAACACTCTACAAACTGGTCGGCTATATTTTTATCGGCATCTATTCTACATGTTGGATGTAAAGCATTCTCTAGTAAATCACCTAATAGTTCTATATTTATTTCTTTTATATTATTTTTTTGAAATAACTTAATTATTTTATCCTTATATTTTAGTACTCTTTCTTTAGCAATCTCAGAATTGAAACTATTTAATGGAGTATTGAATAAAGCACCATAGTGTAAATCTGATAACATAACACACATTATTTCGTCTTTATCTTTTACCATGTTGGATTCGTCACTTACCATTGGCTTCATAATGCATAACTCTTCCATTTTCTTCTCTAGTGTTTCTAATATATTTTGTCTTCTGGCTTCTTCTCTTAATACTGCTTTTAACGCTCTTTTCTCATCTGCTATTTGTATCTTTTTTATTTCTATTTCTCTTATCTTCTCGTTTAACTTATCTATTTCTTCTTGAGTTCCATTTGGGTGTTCTTTTTTGAACTCTTCCATTTCTCTATATGCATAACTTAATTTTCTAAGGTGGGTACCACTACATCCAGCGTCTACTAGTTCTGCTATTTCATCCCACTCTAGGTTTATTACTCTATCTAATTTCAGTAGACATATACGCACTTTATACTCGAAGTCTGATTCATTTTCTTTTCTTTTTAAATTATTATCCATATCTACACTCCTAAAAATAAATTAATTACTCACCTAACCCAAGGCGAGACATATTACTATGTACAGGAAACCATGAGGTTTCCTAGTTATTATTTAAATTATTTCGTCAGCTATTCCTAATTTAACAGCAGTCTTAGCGTCTATCCACCAATCTATCTTCTTTTCTTGAATCTCTTGTAATCTTTCCTCTGTTACCTTGGTATTCTTTAGTATTAGTTCTTTTAATTCTTCCCATAATTGTCTAGTAAATTCGACTTCTCTTTGCATATCTTCATAGGTGCCACCACAACCGGAACTTACTTGGTGAATTAATACTCTTGCATGTCTGCCAATTTTTCTATGACCTATTGAACCAGTTATAAATGATATACTACCACAGCTTATTGCGTAAGTGTGTGTTACTGTTTCTATAATATAGCCTTTTTCCTTAAGTTGTTCTACTTTGTCCCACATTTGAAAAGCGTCTAAAACACTTCCACCATAACTTCCAATCTCTAAAGTTATTTTCTCTGGTTTATATTTATCTGGTCTTAAACTTAATGACCTCTCTAGGTCGTCTAACTCTTCTATCTTCTCTAGTACACCTAAACACCAGTTGCATTGAATTCTGTCAAACTCGAAGTTAAATTTAATAACTCTATTGTGGACTGCTTCTAATTCTTGCATTTGTAATACTTGTAACATATAAGCATCCGTTGGCTTTTGTACTCCTCCATTATTAAATTGTTCTCTTCCAAATCCTGTTTGATTAAAACTATTAATTAACATTAACAACACCCCTTATAGTTCAATTTTACCACATTCAAATATTTTTTTTACACCTAGTCAATATTTATCGTCATTTCGTTAAATATTTATTAATTTATCTTTCGTTGTTATATTATATTATTATCCAACTTGTCCAAATTGTTACCTCGTCTATAAGGTAATTTGCATGTTCTTTTTCGTTATAATTATCTTATTAGTTTTGTTCATTTTTCTCAATTCTTCTTCTGCTACTCTTTTAAGTTCTTCCTTAGCCGAAGAATCACCATGGTGTAATACCACTGTGCAATTATCACTCATTCCCTTTATATAGTTTACAAGTGTTTTTTGTTGAGCGTGTCCAGAGAATGTATTATATCTTTTTATATCACATCTTCTTAATACTTTACTACCATTAACCTCTATAACTTCTTTTCCGTCTAGAATCTCTCTTCCTATTGTGCCACTTCCACAATATCCTACAAAAGCTATTAGCGACCCTGTTTGCCCTAATAATCTCTCTGCCCATATTTGGCTTCTTCCTCCACTAATCATACCAGAGGAGGATAATACTAAACATGGTATCTTCTTTTGCATAAAAGCCACACTACTTTTATAGTCCCTTAAGAACTCAAAGTGACCCCATGAACACACTTCATTCCAATAGTCCAACTCTTCATCTTTAAGTATTTTTCTATATACTTCATTTATTTTATTCGCTAAAGTGCTATCAATCACTATAGTGGCATTAAAAGTTTTATCCCCTTTAAACCTGTCGTATAATAAGCACATTAAATTTTGAGTTCTTCCTAAAGCGAAACTAGGGATTAACATATTTTTTCTGTCTTTAACCACATATTTTATTATAGTATTAAATAAATCTTCTTGTTCTTTTTTAACCTCTTCTTTTGTGTATGCTTGTTTATTTCCATAGGTGCTTTCTATCAATAATAAATCAGCCTTGCTTATAGGTTCTTGTTCACCCACAAAGTAATTACTTGCTTTATTGCTCATATCCCCTAAGTCAGAGGTGTATACTATTTTTTTTACAATCCCACTTCTTTTCTTTATAAATAATTCTAATTGAGTTGAAGCAATAAGATGACATGTATTAGTGAATCTAAAAGAAATTTTATCAGTTAATTTATGAATCTCATTGGTACTATAGGTATCTATTTTATCATATACATTCCAAAAGTCTGGTTCTTTGTATAGATGTTTAACTCTTTTTCCTCTTCCGTTAAGGTACTCCACTGTTTTATCGTGAACATAACATCCATCTAACAACATTGGCTTACATATCTCTTTATTTTCTTCAGTCATTATAATTCTCACCTTATCATTGCATGATAGTGCTGGTAGGTTCATCGAATGGTCTGCGTGGAGATGAAGGTTGAAACAGTAATCAATGCTTTTTAATGGTATATTTTCAAGCAAATCTCTGTTGGCTCTGTAGTCATCAAATATATCTCCCTCGCCTTGTACCATTCCCAACTCTATTAGAACATTAGTCCTCGTGAAACCATCGTCATTTAATATAGATACTAAAGTAGCGCTTCCTGTTACAATTTCCGATTGTGCGCCTAGAAATGAAACCACTATCTCATCTTTTATTTTTTTCTTTTTACTCCCCATAATTTACTCCCCAATCTATAATTTAGTATTTGTTTTGCACTAGTTTGTTTAACCTACTATTAGCGTCAACACTAATAGTTAAGGCTAAATTGGGCAACCCCTTATAATAACATCTCCAAATAAGCTTCTGGAAATTCTTCTCTATTATCAGCCACATATTGCTTCATTATTTTATTTTCTACTTCCCATCTGAAGTGTTCCTTCCTTTGTAAAAACTTTTGTGCAGTATATTCTCCGTAATTAACAAGCATAAAATCAGTACCTATCTGTAACCAATGTATAGCTTCTTTAGTAACACTTTCACCAGAAGGAGTTTCTCCATAAAACTTATCAAAATCTTCTAGTTTTAAACAGTCAGTGTCATATATATATTCATTTTTTAGTAAATAATCTATTAAATTACGTTCAATCATATATCCAATCCAAACTATTTCAAATTCACTTTCAAATGCTTCATTAATTCCACCCGATGACTTTATCCAACTTGTTATTTTGTTCATATCAACGTCATATTTTACTCTCATACAACCACTCCTTTTCTTATATTATATTATTGTCACTCCTATGTACCCAGAACAAAGTTCTGGTTATAGCAATAGCTCCAAATAAGCATCTGGGAACTCTTCTTTATTATCAATCACATATTGCCTTATTACTTTATTTTCTTTCCCCCATACGAACTCTTCCTTTTTTTGTAAAAACAGTATAATATAATCTCTGTAATTCGTAAGCATAAAATCTGTACCTATTTGTAGCCATTGTGTGGCTTCTTTAGTGAGACCTCCTCTAGGAACAGCATTTCCATAAAATTTATCAAAACCTTCTAGTTTTAAATAGTCAGTGGTGTGTTCATTTTTTAGAAAATGGTCTATAAAACCATATTTAATTATATATCCAATCCAAACTATTTCAAATTCACTTTTAAATATTTCATTAACTCCACCAAAAGACTCTATCCAGCTTGTCGTTTTGTTCGTATCAATATCATATTTTATCCTCATAAAATCACACCCCTCTAGTTACAACATTAAATCTAAATAAGCTTCTGGGAACTCTTCTTTATTATCAAACACATATTGCTTCATCACTTTATTTTCTTTATTCCATGTGAATCCTTCCTTTCTTTGTAAAAACGTTTGTATAGTGTACTCTCTATAGTTAGTAAGCATAAAATCTGTACCTATTTGTAACCAATGTATGGCTTCTTTGGTGAGACTTCTAGTAGTAGGAATTTTTCCATAAAATTTATTAAAATCTTTCAACTCTGGATAGTCAGTGACAAGTTCACATGCATAAGGTTCACATTCGTAATAAATTTCTTTAGATTTTAGAAAATAATCTATTAAATTATATTTAATTATATATCCAATCCAAACTATTTCATATTCACTTCTAGATATTTTATTAACTCCACCCAAAGACTCTATCATACCTGTTATTTTGTTCATATCAACTTCATATTTTACTCTCATAAAACCACCCCTCTAGTTATAACATCATTTCCAAATAAGCATCTGGGAATTCATCCTTGTTGTCTATTATATATTCTTCTATAATGTTTTTTTCTGCAAGTGCACTGTTACCTAGATATCCCTCTTGCAAAGTTGCGAATAATTCTCCATATTTTTTTATATAAGATAAACAAAAATCAGTTCCGATTTTTGTCCATTCTATAAACTCTTCGTCCTTTGACCCTGTAGTAAATCTCATGGATTTATTATGATATTGTCCTGCGTCTGGCACAGTGTCTGATAAATGTGCTATTGGTTCGATGGGTTCGATGGTAAAATCACCATATACAATAAGATATCCGATATAAGACATTCTATAATAATTAATTGCGTCATCCTTGATGGATAAATCAATTTTTCTTTCTAAATTATTTAATGGATATTTGACTCTCATAAAACCACTCCTTTTAGTTTATATTATATTATTATCACTCGTTTTTGGTTTGTTACTTTTATGTACCCAGAACAAAGGTTCTGGAATCTCTTCTTTAGAGTCCGTAACTCCAAACTTATCTTTTCTTCTTTCTTTTTTTAAGCTTTTTGTATTTCATTTTAACGTTAATCTTATCATTTAGCCTTTGTAGTTTTTTAGTTTTGGGGTTAGTGTAATCTCTGGCTTCCCTGTCTATAGTGTAAACCTCAATATCACCCAATCTTACTATGTCGGCTTCTTCTTCCTCCATTATTTCTATAGCTAAATCTAATATAACACTAAAATCCTTAATTACCTCCCTTACACTTACCTTGGTTACTTCCATCCTCTCTGCTAATTTTGTAACCATATCTTCTCTTAATATTCTTTTTTTATCTTTGCTCTTTCCCATAGTTTCCTCCTTCTAGTCTCATTGAGAGACTTTTGGAACTATAGTTAGATTATGTTTTTTTTATTATATCATATTACCATAGGTGATTATAATTTCTATAACACCCAATATCTAACGTAATTACGTTAATTTTTATAGTTTTTCTTGTTGCTGTAAAAATATAAAAACCCATGTAAAAACATAGGTTTTGTTGGTGGCTTATAATATCAATTCTAAATAAGCATCCGGAAACTCGTCTTTGTTAGCAATTATATAATTTTTTACAATGTTTTCTTCTGTAAGTAAACCTTCACCAATACATTTACTTTGAAAAGTTTGGAATAATTCTCTATATTTTTTCATATAAAATAAACAAACATCAGTTCCAATTTTTATCCACTCTATGAATTCTTTATCTCTTGGCACTTCTTCAAGCCCCACGGCTTTAACCTCATATAATCCTATCTCTGGTGTAACGTCTGATAAACGTTTTAATGATTTATTGGTAAAATCACCGTGCATAATAAGATATCCGATATAAGACATTCTATAGTTTTTAACTGCTTCAATCTTGGTAAGGAAATCAATTTTTCTTTTTAAATTATTTAATGGGTATTCAACTCTCATATAATCACTCCTTTTTAATTTGTTACCTATTACTGGTTTATAACATTAAATCTAAATAAACTTCTGGGAACTCTTCTTTATTATCAATCACATATTGCCTAATCATTTCATGTTCTTCTTCATGGTCACCGTCACCTTTCAATACCTTTGTGGTTACATCCTTTTTACAATTTGTAAGCATAAAATCTGCACCTATTTTTATCCACTTAACACATTCCTTTCCAAGTGGGATATTCTCGGGTCTTTCTAAATAATACCCAAGCAAATCTTCTATCTCGTGCATAGTAGACCTATAAACAGAAACCCTCCCCCTACATAAATCCATAAGGATATCAAAAGAATGGTTTACTAAATTTTTGTCAATAATATATCCAAATATCACAACAGAGTAGTCATCTATCAATAATTTATTTGTAGCATAAACATAATCTAAAAACTTAACCATTTTATCTTTATCAACTTCGTATTTAACTCTCATACAAACACCCCTTTTCTTCATATTATATTATTATCACCATTTTTTAATTTGTTACCTGTTATTGGTTTATAGCACCAATTCTAAATACACATCTGGAAACTCCTCTTTGTTATCTATTATATATTCTCTAATTGCTTTATTTTCTTTTTTGTAAGCATTTTTATTCTTCAATACCCCTATTGGAATATATTTTTTACAATTTGTAAGCATAAAATCTATGCCTACTTTTACCCATCTAGTACTTTTATTTGTAAGAGGAACATCCAATGGTAGACCCAAATAGGATTTAGATAATTCCCCCACCACTGGTACAACAGGGTTTTTATGATGAATCTTTCCTTTGCATAAATCCCTAAGTGCGTCAAAAGGGTAATTTGTCAAGTCACGGTCAATAATATATCCGAACACCACAACGAAGAACTCATCTATGATTGGATTATTTGAGGCATAAACATAATTTAAAAACATAACCATTTTATCTTTATCAACTTCGTATTTAACTCTCATGTAGTCACTCCTTTTAATTTGTTACCTATTATTAGTTTATAGTGGTAGTAGTAGTTCTAAATACATATCTGGAAATTCGTCTTTATTCTCTATAATATAGCCCTTAATCACTTCATTCTCTTCTTTATAAATAGTTTTCTTTCTCAATACTTCTATTAGTATATATTCTTTACAATTTGTAACTATAAAATCTACACCTATTTTTAGCCACCTAATACTTTTCTCTGGGAGAGGAGCTTCTGATGGTAAATCCAAACAGAACTTAACCAAGTCTTTCGTCGCAAGTGCAATAGGACTTTTATGGTGAATTTCTCCTTTACATAAATCCCCAAGGTCATCAAAAGAATAATTTACTAAATTATAGTCAATAATATATCCAAACATCATAACAAAGTATTCATCTATGGGCGATTTATATGTGGTATAAAAATAATCTAAAAACTTACACATTTTATCTTTATTAACTTCGTATTCAATCCTCATACAAACACTCCTTTTCTTATATTATATTATTATCATTCATTTTTAATTTGTTACCTATTAGTAGCTTATAACATTAATTCTAAATACATGTCTGGAAATTCATCTTTATTCTTTATAATATATTCTCTAATTGCTTTATTTTCTTGATTGTAAAAAATTTTATTTTTCAGTATTTTTATTAGCATATATTCTTTACAATTTGTAAGTATAAAATCTACACCTATCTCTAGCCACCTAATACTTTTCTCTGTAAGTGGAACATTTGACGGCAAATCCCAATAGAATTTAGTCAAATCCTCTATCACTGGTGCCATAGGGCTTTCATCATGGACGTCTCCTTCACATAAATCCGTAAGTACTTCAAAAGGATAGTTTAGTAAATTATTGTCAATAATATATCCAGATACCACAACAAAGAACTCGTCTATGGTTGGGTTATTTGTGGCATAAAGATAATCTAAAAATTTATTCATTTTATCTTTATCAACTTCATATTCAACTCTCATGTAATCACTCCTTTTAATTTGTTACCTACTATTAGTTTATAACATTAAATCTAAATATGCTTCTGGAAATTCTTCTTTGTTCTCTATAACATATTCTTTAATTATTTTATTTTCTTCTCTGTAAACATTTTTATTCTTCAATGCTTCTATTACTATATATTCTTTACAATTTGCAAGTATAAAATCTACGCCTATTTTTAACCACCCAATACTTTTATCTGTAAGTGGAACATTTAATGATAAATCAAAATAGAATTCAGTCAAATCTTCCACAGCCGATTCAATACGGCTTTTATAACGAACATCTCCCTTGGTTAAATCCTCAAGGACGCTAAAAGAATAATTTTGTAATTTATTACTAATAATATATCCAAGCACCACAAGGGAGTACCCATTTATGGAAGATTTATCTGTGGTATAAAGATAGTCTAAAAACTTAACCATTCTTTTTTTATTAACTTCATACTCAACCCTCATGTAATCACTCCTTTTCTTATATTATATTATTATCACCATTTTTTAATTTGTTGCCTGTTAGTAGCTTATAGCGCCAATTCTAAATACATATCTGGGAACTCTTCTCCGTTGTTTATTATATATTCTCTAATTACTTTATTTTCTTCTTCATAAAGAATTGTTTTATTACCCCTTAATATTTCTATCAGTATATGCTCTTTACAATTTGTAAGCATAAAATCTACACCTATTTTTAACCACCTAATACTTTTATCCGTAAGTGGGGTATCTGAAGATAGCTCCCAATAGAATTTATCCAAATCTTCCACATAGAGCACAAGAGGACTTTTATCACCAATGTTTCCTTCACATAAACCCCTAAGTATATCAAAGGGATAATTTACTAAATTATTATCAATAATATATCCAAACATCACAACGAGGAACTCGTCTATCAATAATTTATCTATAGTGTAAAAATAATCTAAAAACTTACACATTTTATCTTTGTCAACTTCGTATTCAACTCTCATGTAATCACTCCTTTTTCTTATATTATATTATTATCATTCATTTTTAATTTGTTACCTATTATTAGTTTATAACATTAAATCCAAATACATATCTGGGAACTCTTCCTTGTTGTCTATTATATACTGTCTACAAATTTTTGTCACTGACGCATGTAGGTTTTTAATTTCAGCTCTCAGATAATATAAATCATTACTCAAATATTTTACAGAAAAATCCAATCCTATCTGTATATATAATGAATCACCATAAGGAGCCTTAAGTTCACGATTTATACTTCCTGTAGAAATCTTCCCGTTTCTCGTTTTAATCTCATTGATGCTAGAAAGTGGCGCACACACCAATATTCCTACATACACCAAATCAAAAACACTAACTTGACCGAGACAAAACTCTTTAATTAAACTTGTTTTTTCTTCCAAATCTTCTAGAGGATATTTAACTCTCATGTAATCACTCCTTTTTCTTATATTATATTATTATCATTCATTTTTAATTTGTTGCCTATTATTAGCTTATAACATTAATTCTAAATACATATCTGGAAATTCATCTTTATTCTTTATAATATATTCTTTAATTACTTTATTTTCTTGCTTAAAAGCATTTTTATTTTTCAATACTTCTGTTGAAATATATTCTTTATAGCTTATGAGCATAAAATCTATACCTATTTTTAGCCACATAATAGCTTTGTTTGTAAGTGGAGCCTTCAATGGTATCTGCCAATAGGATTTAGCCAAATCTTCCACTTCGGACATAATAGGACTTTTAAAATCGACATATCCTCGGGTTAAACATTTAAGGACTTCAAAAGAATAATCCAGTAAATTATTGTCAATAATATATCCAAGCACTACAAGGGTATACTCGTCTATGGGCGATTTATCTGTATAAAGGTAATCTAAAAACTTAGCCATTTTATCTTTATCAACTTCGTATTTAACTCTCATGTAATCACTCCTTTTAATTTTAGGTATTTTATCTATATTATATTATTATCTTTAGTGGCAAAATTGTTACCTTTTTTACTGTAGGGTATTCCTTTATTTTCTAGTTTTCCAGAGAAATCTACCATAAATATTTTTCTGGGTGAATTCCATAGAAATGTGAGTAACGTAAATACGTTGTTTTTTAAGGGTATAAGTCCTTTAGAATTAAAGTTTTTAATTGGGGATTGAAAGTGATAAACTTTTTATTTAAACACAAACTACAGAGGATTTTAAATGTTTTTTCGTTAATTCCCTTTATTTATTATATTTCATATTAACTTTTAGGGGTTTTTTGATGTTTTTATGCAATATTTAACGTTTTTTCGTTAGTTTTTCATGGTTTTTCATAGAAAATAATTAGTGGAGTGGAGGGGCTTTATGGGGTATTTTTTGGGGTAGGAGGGATTTTTTAATGTTTTTGCGAGGATTTTTGGGTGCTATATTAAAGGGGTGATAGTTATTAGGGGGTTATGATTCAAGGAAAGAGATTTAGGATTATTATAAAAAATAGTTTTTATGGGTGTTAGGGGTAGAAAAAGAAAGGGGTTTTAGAGTGTTTTCGTAGGAGGGGTATCTAGATTTAATATTTTTAAGGGGATTAATAAGTGATAGAAAAGGGAAATAGGAGGGGAATGGAGGGGATTTATGGGGTTGGGAATGGGATTATTACTAGGGTGGGAATTGGGGGAAATGGGAATGGGTTGGAAAAGGGGTGGAAAATGATTGGGATGTTGATGGAATAAGGGGTTTGGGTAGATGATACACGTGGGTAAGTTGGTTAATATGATACACGTGGGTAAGTTTATGTGGGGTTGATGAATGTGATACACGTGGGTAAGTTTATTGATGATTGTAGGAATTGTAGAAAATTGTAGGGAAATGTTGTGGTATTGAATAGACTTGGCTATTTATAATGTAGGGAAATCAACCCCCTCCCTCGACAAGAAACGACGTAAAAACCCACGCCCCCACCTTGACTATATGAAATAGTTGTTTCTTATTGTCAAAACTCGAAAAAATTTCTGTTTTTGTCGACGGCGATAGGAATTTTTTTCACCCTACCCACTTCAATGCACCTTATACCCTTTTATTACTAACCACCCTATCGCCTATCATTATTCCTTTTTATATTACAAATTCCCTTACTACATAC